GGAATTATCGCTAGTGAAGGTAAGATAGTTATTGTAGACGAACGTCAAGTAACAAGGAGATTTATAGAACAGGGTTCCAAAGACGGAATAAAGATGAGCGACTTAACCACTACTGGACGTGAGCTATTCTTAACTGCTTCCGTATTTATCTTTAGACCTAGCGCTGAAGCTTGGGTTCAACATAAACACCTTGCCCAATACAAGAGAGGTTATATAATGAAAACACGATGGTAGAGATAACTAGAAAAGAAGCTCAGGCTGAAGCTAACGCTATTGAGAGCCTAAAGGGTAAATTACTTGAATGCTCTTACCCTACTAGTACAATGACTAAGGGTAGGGCTTATGTAATACTCAACCACTTCAAGTATTTAAACAGGGTGAAGGATATAGGTTGGGTAGTTGATGAGTTCGTAACCATCAAGAATAATTCGGGATATACGATCAAAGTCAACCGACGTAAGTTCACCAGAAGAAAGCCCTCTGCTGAGGCATGTTTAATGTACCATATAGAAACAAGACCTAAAGCTACCACGCTTAAATTATTTAAAGCGGTTCATAAGATGGCGGAGCCAGACATGACATTTGATGAGTGGGTCTCTAAATACATATTTACAAATGAGTAAAGTATTCGTAGTACCTAAGTGGATGAAGCCTTATTGCAGTTCACCTATGTTACCCTTTACACCTGATCAGATTGCTGACTTCATTAATATGTCTGATGAACAGTCAGCCAGTTTAGGTTTAGAGAATGCTAGATTAGCTGCCATATCCAGAACCGACGTTATATTAAAGCTACATGAGCTAGGCATTTTAGGGCACCACGTACGATGCGCCACCTGCGGTGTTCTTATTGATTGCAGGGATTTGAGCGAGGTATTCAAACATGAACACGATAGTACAATTGAGGTTCTTCCGTATGCTGGGTCTAAAGTATATAATCCAGAAGATTTATTTAAACAAGTTAAAGACGAACTATTCAAAGCTAGTGAGACTCTAGGGACTGCTCCTACTGATGTTTATTTACTAGGCGTAGAAGCGGGAGTCTATGGTACTCATAAAATAATGAAAGATGTTTAAGAAATTATTTTCACCTGCTATTAGGACTTTAACAATTACTAAGACTGTGGTTAAGCCTATGTACTTAGCTAAACCAAAAATCTCTCAGGTTCTTAGTGTCTCTGACGTTAGTGTTGGTGACTATATACTAAGGAAGACTTATACAGTGCCTTATAATAATATGAAAGGCGCTATGCCTAATGGGATAACTAAAGTTCTTAGTATTGATTCTAAAGCTAAACTACTTTATACTAAGACTACTAACGGAACAACTATAAAAATATTTTTGTCCGAGCTAGATTCTCACGGGTGTAACACTAGAGGGTCTGAGAGTATGGAATGTTATTACCAAGATAGTTATTATAAATTAACCCCTATAGATCAAGTTTATTATGAATAAACCAACAGTAGAAGAAGTTAAAGACTGGATATCCGAATTTGGTTATTACTTACACTCACATTCAGGAGATAAGCAACTTCTTACATTCACTCATGAATCCTTAGATAGTGACTATCCTGCAATAACAGTAACTATTAAAGACGAGACTAAAGTCAGTTTCAATGGAGGTGACCTTAAATTCTTCTTTCAAATAGTAGGAGGTCCAATTCAGTATAAGCATCCTCAGATGCAAAGGTATATAATAATATTTAAACACTACGCACAAGTCTGTGCTACTAATTCTCCGTTCTAATGAGATACGTAAAAAGCGATCAACTAAAGTTATCTAAGTTAAGAGTCCTATCTAAATTCCTAGAGGGACATAAAGGCTTCATTGCTGGAGGTGTATTCAAAGACATCTTTAATAACAAGCCGTTTAAGGATATTGATATATTCTTCAGAACTGAGGAAGACCTAGCTGATGCTATTGCCTACTTTACAGATAAAGTTGATTCTAAAGATAATAAAGTCTATTGGAAATACTATGAGAACAAACAAGCAATAGCTTTCAAGACTGCCTCTACCTCAGTAACTATTGAACTCATCAAGACTACAGTAGGTACCCCTAGAGAAGTAATGACCCAATTTGATTTCTCTATTACTAGGTTCGCTTACGGTCACAATAAAAACTCTTCTGAGGATGCTACTAGTTATATTGCTATCTACGATTCCAGATTCTTTGAACACCTAGTTACTAAGAAACTTGTATTAGAAGCCCCTGATCAAATTAAATTCCCTGTCTCTACTTTCGACAGATCATATAGATATGCCAAGTATGGCTATGGTTTATGTAAGGAATCTAAGCAAAATCTTATCGAAGCCCTACAAGGGGCTGATATTAACGACTTAAGTAATAGTCTTTACTTCGGAATCGACTAAAACATCTACATATTAAGTCCGTTTAACGTTTTAATCACTCCGTTTAACGTTTTTATTCATAATTACTTTGTTTTCCCGTCAAACAACCCGAAATTTGTTGTGTTGTTTAACCGTAAACCGAAACCCATGAAAACAGTAATAACCCTAATCGCTCTTCTTTCCTTCTCTCTTGCTTCCGCCAACTCGGAAGAGGTAAAAATAGAAAAGGTTGAAGTAATCGAAATGCCAGTTAAAGCTGAGGTCGCTAGGTTGTATAAATTTAAGAACAGCCGAATCAAGAAAGCCTTGAATTTCGAAACTAAGAAAGTAACTAAATTATGTTAATTATGAAAACCTTAATCGTTAATCCAGAAATGTTTATCTTTGAAGAATACGTCCTTGCCGGAACTGCCTTCCTATTCCTAATGCTAGCGGGAGTTGTGCTTAAGAGGTCTTTCGATAATGCCCGTTGGGCGAAGAGAGAATTAGCTAACCTTAAAAACAATAAATAATATGAGAACTTACGAAACGATAGAATTTACTCCAATAGGAAAAAGTTACTGGGCTGGTTGTGGTTCTTATAATGCTGAACTACAGAAATATATGGATGAGTTAGTCCCTAGCTCTGGTCCAGCTGATTCGGTTGAAGGAGAACTAGTCCGAGGACTTGCCCGTCTTAACTACGACTACGGCAATAACGGTAACTGTAATGTTGTTCAGCAAGAGTGGGAGACGGAAGAGTACTCCTGTAGTAGCTGCGGTGGTTCTGGCGAGTGTGATACTTATGAAGAAGAAGACGAGCCTGAAGATTGCGATGCTTGTGGTGGCTCTGGTTATGAAGAGGAAGAAGTCGAGGGAGAGATAACCATAGGTGACTACTACCAAAAGTTTATTGACCTAATACTTAAAACGGTTCCTGACATCAGTCCTGAAATAAGTAACCTAACTGATCTCTACGATAGAGTCGGGTCTAGCCCAACGTTCGAAGATGCTGAAACTAACATCTTTGACCGACTAATAGATAAGGCAACTTTCTTCCTTCTACAGAGACCTGAGGATGCGGAACTAACCCCACTACCAGAAGACTACCCTGAGAAGAATGTTGAACCTGCTCCTTTTCGTTAATAACCTTAAAATAAAATAATTATGAATACTTTTCTTGGAATCTTAGTTTTGTTAGTAATCGGTTTAGGTCTCCTTAGTGGAGCCAGAGTAAAAACCCGTCCTCAAGGTAGACCTAATGGGTCAAGTGGTAATGGAGCTCTGAGTATTATCTCCCTCCTAATCTTAATCATAGTAATAGTTGGCGGGTTATTCTCATAATCCGTTTAACGTTTAAATCGAACCGTTCAACGTTTTTCTTAATAATCACTTTGTTTTCTCCCCAAAGAGCCCGAAATTTGTTGTGTTGTTTAACTTTAAATTTTTAACTATGAAACACCTAATCCTAATTGCCTTAAGTTCTCTTCTGTTCCTGTCTTGTTCTAAAGAAGAGCTAACTACCGAAACCTTATTTGAGTATAACTCTAATCAACCAACCGTAATTAACGTAGAAGTGATTCCTACCGAAGACGTAACTCTAAACTTTGCTGAAATGGAATACGTGGTTAACTCCGAATACTTCCACCGTTACGGAATTCACTTAAACCTTGTTGAGTCTGCCCGAATCGAATTAGATGAGAGAATAACCGACGGTCCTCAAATCTTCCTACCTTTCGATACTGACCGAGACGTAGTTAGGAACCACATCAAAGTATATGTGTTGTCTGAAGATAATATAAACTTCTGGGGAAGTCCTTCTGGTTATGCAATGGTAGACCAGCTTAATGTGATGATTCGGGAAGACGTCCAAACAGAACGAACTGTTGCACATGAAATAGCTCACGTCTTGGGTCTTGGTCATAACGACACTAAGGGAAATATGATGACCGAGAAAGTTGCCTTGGGTAGCTCGATAGTATATGACTTTACCGAGGAGCAAGTTGCTATAATGATGGCAACGATAGCTGACAGAAACCTTAACACTAAATAAGACTTATATCCAAACCCCTTTAAATATATCACACATGGAAAATACATTAATTGAAAAACTTAGTAAACTACTTAAGAAAGCTGAATCAGCTAAGGAGCTCGGGTCTCTTGACGAAGCGAACATGTTTATGGCTAAGGTGCAGGAACTATGTACTAAGCACCAACTGGAAATGTCTGAAGTACGTGACTTCAATGAGAAGCCTAAAATAACTACTACTCGAGAACAAGCTAAAGCATATAACGAGAAACACGGATATGGATATGGTCACCCTGACCGTAAAGCAGCTTCTGCTATTGACTGGCAGACTAACGGGCTTGAAGGACATTGGAACCTAACCTTAATTGATATCCTAGCTGAGCACAATTTATGTAAAGCTTTATTCGGACAGACTTACGCCACGAGTACGCTAATCGGAACTGAGGATAATATCGAAATCGTTAAATACTTATATGCGGTAATAAAACCAATTATCCTTGACCTCGCTAAAGCTGAGTGGAAGAAAATGGTGAAAGACATGAAGGAGTCCTTCGTTGTTTGGTCTTCTCCAGATTCTAAACTAACTGCTATGTCTAAGCGGAAAATGTTGACTGAGGAAATGGATAATAAGTTTAAGTGGAACGACTGGGTATATGACCAAATGGAGATCGATACTAAAGCTGAACCTGCTCCTAATGGTGATGTGCGATGGTGGAGAGCTGATATAAACCGTCTTCTCCCTAATCGAACTAATTGGATTAGAGCTTATTGCCAAGGCGCTGCTGAGGGTATTGATTATAAGTTACACAAAGATAAACGTGAAATGGAGCAATCGTTAAGAGAGCAAGTTGAGGGTCTAATAAAAGTTAATGACGCTGAGCTAAATGCCTACTACGAAGAGAACTATAAGAATGTTGGTACCACTCGTAACCCTACTGCTAACGAACCTGCCTACGCTAAGGCAAAGGGTTATGAGTCAGGTAAAACTATATCGTACGCAAGAGGAATGTCTTCAGGTAAGACAACCGCAACTAAGCAACTTAAATAACGATAAATCTAGGTCTTGATTTTAAAGGGGAACTTAACCTTTGAATCCCCCCAATTCGAGATCATGAGCCCCTCTATAAACTTAACTACATGTCTGATATTTCGATATTCGCTAAATTACGTGACTTCTTAAATTCTAAGGGTACTATTCAAAGTGGAGAGCTAGCTAACATATTTCCAGTAGCTACTCTCCCTAAGGTTGAACGATACAAAGAAAAATTTACTAAAACTGGATTCCTAATCCAAGACGGTGAGTCTACTCTCGTAGTCAGCCAACATATACCTGAGTCTCTATCCTTGAGACAACTGAATGCTTTATATAATTTGGAAGAACTCCATAAAGCCGTTTAAGCACTCTTTAAATTCTCCCCGCACCTTTCGCCCAAACATTTAATAACATTCCTTAAAACCCCTCTAAACATGTTCAAACATTCTATTAGGAGCGTTCTCCAAACGCCCGTTGAAATACAATTGTCAAAAGAGAGCTGGATATATACTCCATCAACTTTCCCAAAGAGAAATAGATACAATAGACTTTATCTTAAAGGAACTGAATCTTATCTTCGAACTAATGAAGCTCTCATCTTATTATACCTTGCAGATAAATTTGATACCTATGTTAATCTAACTTGTTTGATGAACCACATAGGTTATGCTGACACTGCTGACTCTCGTCGATTGATGAGTTATTCGTTCTTAAATGTTAAACAATTTCTTTTGATTTTAGATAACTACTTGCTTGAGTTCAACCACGGTGACCAAGTAAGATTAATAAACAAGAACGATTATGTACACCATTAAAGAATTACAATTTGTCTTACTATTCGAGGTCTTCACTTTCGATGACATGGATAACTGGCAAGCAGCTGTTCATTCCTTATTCAACTTGTTTCCTAAGTTATATTCGACGGATGAAATAGATACTATCTTTATGTTAGCTCAGGAAAAGTATGACTCCCTAATATATACCTTAGATGAATAGTGTTAGAGAGATACTAAGCCAATATATAGATCAAGAGCATCTACTTAGTAAAGCCGTTTCTGAGGTAACCGAGTTCTATTCAATTAAATTTGAAGACTTTGAATTTAATCTATTTAGTGATGAGGTTCCTGTAAAGTTTTATAAATCAGGAGGTAAGAGCTCAATGGAATATAAGAAGTTTCATAAGATAGGTATTATACCTCAAATGTTTATGATCTTAGCTAAGTCTCCTGAGAAGCCTATATCCAAAGTGAATTTAATAAAAACTATTTGGGGTTCCTATGATAAGTACATTGATAATTCATTTAGGGTACAAATAGGATTTATGAAAAAATTACTGAAAGATAACAATTCTCCTTGGCGTATTGATACCTCTAAAATAAATCAAATTAAATTTACCACCTCTAATGAATCAGATTAAGAAGAATATTATTAAGAAGTACCTTCCTGACTTTGTATATAGTACTACTAAGTCCGTTGAAGTAACTCCAGATCAACTAAGAGACATGATGGAAGATTATCATGGTAAGATGCATAATGCTGCTCTAACTCTAAAGATGACTGAGAAGACTCCTATCTTCCATTTTGAAAATTGGGAGACAGGAAATGAATTGGAATACACGGATATCAGATGTAAAAAAGAAATCGGATTTACTTTCTCTGAGATCAAAGCTTCCATGGAACTATTCTATCCAAATGACGATATAGTTTATTTCACCTCTGATATAGGAGGTTTGAATTTAATAATAACCCACGAGCCTGAAGGGTACACTATTTATAGAGTGCTTACTAAAACTCACGATACTGCAGGTTATTAAACTCTTTCTCGTTCCCCCACTCTTTTATTGCCAATTCGCCCAAAGTTTTCGCTGGGTTAAGTGCGGAACGAAATAATTGTAAAAACTAGATTATGAAGAAAATCAGTTTATTTTATTGCTTACTAATGGTACTAACCCTTGTTGGGTGTAGTATTGACAAAGACCCTCAGACACTTGTCATAGAGGGAATCGATGGGTCGTCCTCCCTTGTAAGGTGGTCTCAAGAACCAATCGGTAGTAATTGTGACAACGGAGGAATCCGTTTACAATTCGGTTTGGATTTAGACTTTAGCGGAAGCTTGTCTGACAACGAGGTGTCCTCAACCGCTTTTGTTTGTAACGGGATTAATGGAGCCGACGGTGCTTCTGCCCTAGTTACTGTTGAACCAGTTAACGGAGACGATGAGTACTCTAATGGTGGTGTTAAAATTAATACGGGTTACGACCTTAATGGTAACGGTCTTCTGGAAGAGAACGAAGTATCCTACAGTGAGTTTGTTCCTAACGGTGCTGATGGCTCAGATGGAGCTGACGGTTCGGATGGTTCAACCGCTTTAGTTAACACAACTATAATTAGTGATGGTGAGGAATACGAGGGAACAGTTTATGTCTCTGGTGGTTTCATCTTTACTTCAGGACTTGACTTGAATAGTAACGGTTTATTAGATGAGTCTGAAATAACTGAAACTAAAATTGTTGAAAACGGGGTTGACGGTAAGTCTCTTGCTTTCTCTGTTGAAGTTGTTGAGGAATCTGAAGAGTGCCCTACTGGTGGACTTATCCTTTACTTAGGACTTGATCAAGACGGTGACGGCTTACTTACTGGGTCTGAGATATCTGACGGACAAGGCTTCCCTATCTGTAATGGGCTTAATGGCGCTGACGGAGAAGACGGATTTACTTCTTTAAGTGAATCTTCCTACTTTGAAAATCAAATCGGGTCAGGTGTTATAACCTATACAGGACTAGACAGGAATAATAACGGAACCTTAGATGAGGATGAAGTTACTGGTTCTTTTGTTATCTACAATGGTCTTGACGGCTCAGATGGAGCTGACGGCTCAGATGGTGCTGACGGAGAAGACGGTGCTGATGGTTCAGATGGAGCTGACGGTTTTACAACTTTGTTTAAATTCGTTCTTACTCCTACTGGTACTCTGATATCTTCAGGTTTAGATAATGGTGATGGACTTTTAGGAACTGCTTATGACGGAATCCTATCCTTAACTGAAGTAGATAACCTTACGTTTGTCTCTAATGGGGTTGACGGTATAGATGGACTTGACGGTCAAGATGGAGAAGATGGTAAAACAGTAATAACTCGAACTAATAAAGTGGACGGTGTAACTACAGTTGAATTTGGTTATATAATTGACGGGGAGTTTGAGTTAATAGACTCTATAACAATTAATGACGGAACTAACGGAGAAGATGGTGCTGATGGCTCAGATGGAGCTGACGGTTCGGATGGCGCTGACGGAGAAGACGGAGTTGATGGTATGCCAAGCTTTGTTGAAGTAACTGACTTACCTTGTGATCCTTCAGTATGCGCTAACGGAGGTATCCGAGTTTCTGCTGGTTATGATTTAGATAATAACGGAACTCTTGAAGGGTCTGAAATCCTTAGTACTAAAGTTATCTGTAATGGTAATAATGGATTGAACGGTCAAGATGGGGAAGACGGTCAGGACGGAGCTGATGGTGAAGATGGAGCTGGCGGGGTTTGTCCTGAATGTGACTTTGAAGAAAACTGTAAGGAAGGAACTGTTATAATCTGCCATAAAGAGGGTAACACTAAAACCCAACTTGAATTGACGTTCCCTCAGTACATCCAACACGTTTACGAAGTTCATAATGGTAATAGTACTCAGAATGACTCTTTCGGTCCATGCTACACTCCTACAGAGATTTGTGTTAAGAAGTGGGTTTGTACAGGACATAGCTCAAGCTCTTGGGGTACTTCATATCACTCTAACGAAGAATCTTCTAATTGTAATAGAGGTAGTTGGGTTAGATATAATGTGATTCCTGAAACTGAAGCTGACTACAACTTCTGGTTCAACGAGTATATCCACAAACATGGAACAAGCTCAACTCCTTGTAACTAATAAATTAATCATAAATAATAAAAACAATTAAGATGAAAAAATTCGGATTTTTAATTTTGCTAATGGTGACTATGAGTGTTTCTGCTCAAGGTTTCAATAAGTGGGCTGTTGAGGGTGACTTCGGGATGCACTCTATTGGTGACGAGTCAGCTACTCTAAGGGATAATTACAACCACTTTGGGGGTACTCTTAGATATAACATCAATCCTAAGTTTGGTTTAGGTTTAAGCTACGGTAAGGATAACTTGTCTATGCTTAACTTTGATGGTGGTATTGCCAGTACTAATTACAATAGATACGACCTTGAGGCTTTCGTTGATATCTTTGATGTCCTTGACTTACAGAATAACTTTATAACAATTCTCGGTCACGGTGGTGGGGGTATCTCTACGATAGATGCAATTGAAACAGATTACTACCAAAGCGTTTTTAATATGAGAGGTGGTTTAACTGCCTTATTCAAAATGTCTAGAACAGTTGCCTTGAAAGTAGATGCTTCAACAACAGTTAACATATCTCAGGATAGAACCCTAGATGGTTATCAAGACATCTCTAATGCCGGTATTAATTCAACTGTTGATAATTTGTCTGCAGGACTTGTTTTCTACTTAGGTAAGAAAGGCAAAGATGGTAAGAAGAGGCAACATGCTGATTGGGTAAAGCCTACTGTACCTCAACCTATTACAGAGACTATCTATCTTAAGTCTGACCCAATAGTTAATAACATAACTAAAGTGGTTAACGTATGTGCTTGTGCAGCTAGGGAGAATATCTTCTTCGATCACGATAAAGCTATTGTGAAAGAAACTGAAGGTACCAAAAACGCCCTTGTTAAGATTTATACTTATCTTAAGGAGAACCCTGATTCTAAGGTTCTTATTAATACTTTCGCTTCGGCAACTAAGTCAACTGATGAATACAACTACGAGTTGTCTATCAAGAGAGCTAATGCAACTGAGGCTAAGTTAATTAACATGGGTATCCCGAAATCTCGTATTGAGAAAAAGGGTAATGGTAAGGACTTCAACTGGGGTGCTGAATCAGAACATCCTGAAGCTCGCCGTGCTGAGTTGATTATAAAATAAGAAACAGATCAAACTATATACTGAAAGAGCTCTTCCTACTATTGGGAGAGCTCTTTTATTTTTATATCTAAATTTTAAACCCAAAGTAATGTGATGTTAAACTCCGCAGCTAAAATATTCGATTGGTTTAAGACTCAAACTGCTAGGAACCAAGTCTACTGTTTATTGCTTTTAATCATTTGTGGATTAGGAGCATATATTTATTATGATGACCAAGCTGATCAGAAACAGATAGCTGCAGTAAGAGGTATTTACAAACAGTCGAGAAAGGCGGACTCTTTACTATTAAGGGAATTTAATCTTAGAGAACAAGCTACCTTACAAGCCTTGCGGTTATGTAATGAATCTAGAGCTGAGGATAACTCCTCTTGCACTGAGGCACTTGAACGAGCCTATCGATATACTAATGAAGCGTACAGAGACTTAAATAATGTAACTCCATGAGATTAATAAAAAACATATTACTATTTCTTATTTTCTTAGCCTTATTAACTATTGGCATTATTATTTACAATAGTGAGACTAATTCTAAGATACCTGTCGTAGAGTCTATCCAGCCTGACACTTCTGAGATGGACAGTATCCGAGAAGAGATTATATACCAAGAAGAGGTTAAGTCTCGTCAACGAGTTATTCGGCATAAGAATGATTCTATTAAGATTCTTATTAATAGAAATCTTGAATATAATTATTCCAAAGCTAAATCATTAAAAGATACCATTAACTAATGAAACCTAAATTTGTATTTTCACTTCTTATATTATTAGTAGTTGCTGTAATAGGATTATTTACCTTGCTTGAATTCTCAGGTAAGAATACTTCATTTACCCCGACAACTTCTCCTCCAGTAGACCCTACAGTCCCTGAAGTTATTTTTGAGCATCCTGCGGTTCTAGATTCTATTCATCTTGACGAAGACTTAAATCCTTAAATATGAATTTACTACTAAAGAAATATTTAGAGGATAAGCGAATTGAATTCTCACCTGAGGGTACTGTTACTCTAACTGAAGAGGGCTTGGATTCACTAGTAGCAGGGTTCACTTCATTAGAAAGATTAAATAGACATGCATTCTTTGGTATGGCTCACATAGAATTAATTGATCTAACTAAAGTAGATACCCCTAAAGCTATGGCTAAGTTTGTCCGTGAGGTTGAAATGAAGCTATCGATAGATTGGGAAATAGTAGATAGAGAGAAAGAGATATTTCTATCTAATGTGAAATCAGTCGGAAATATCTATACTTGGAGGAATCTCCTTATCCTTGATTACAACGGTTACATAGGAATAGAACAAGCTCGGTAGAGCCCGTTTAAGCGTTTAGAGTCTTTCTTTGGCAAGGTTGTTAAGCCGAGTACGTGCGAAGCGGTAAAACGCTTGTAAACAACCTTAAACAAAGTATTTAACCCTTTAAACGAAAACCAAAATGTGTATTAACTGTAATGTTGCTTACCACGGAGGAGATATGGCTTCTCGGATGGGTGTCTGTCTTACTACTAATCTTCCAGTCGCTCACTTTGTAGCAGAGTCTTCTATAATCAAAAAAGCTTCTGAAGTCTTAGGTCTTACTGAAGAGACAGCTACCTTATTAGCTTGGGACTTATTTAACTACAAGAACAAAGAATTTAAATCTCGAGGAGATATCTATTTCTGTGAGGATCACTTTGCGGGTGATCTGAGACAATTCTTTGAATCTTGCAAAAATACCTTAGTATGAAAAAATATTGGTACCTTCACTTAGATCAGAATCTTAACTACCATGCCCTTAGCTCAGAAGGAGAAACTGTTCCATTAGGAACTGAGGTTAAATCTGCTCATGAGATTTTACAAGTAATAAGAAAGAGAGAGACGTCTAGATACCGAATTAAGAAAGTCTTACTAATAGCTACTTTGGTTTTATTATTAAGTTCTCTTGGGTATCAAATCTTCTATCATATCTTCCTTAAGTAACCTATACAGTTTTAAATTAAATTTACCTTAAATGGATTATAAGTACAAAACCGCTGTCGGTATAGTCATAAATGACGACAACGAAATATTACTAGGAAGATGTGTAACTGAAGATGACCGTAATGGTATGTTATGTTTCCCTGGAGGTGGAATAGATAAGGGTGAGGATATATTCTCAGCTGCTATTCGAGAAGTTCAAGAAGAGACAAATATTTCCTGTCATGTTGACAAGATGGTGTTTGTCACTCATAGTTCAAGACCTACGGTTGCTTTTGTAATGTTGAAACCTGAGGTTGGTTTCATGGACCCTAAGTTCAATGATGAATACGACCAGTCAAATCCAGGTGGATGGTTTCCTCTTGATAATCTCCCAACTGCTGAAGTATTGAATAATAACTTAGATATTCTAAGGAACTTCAAACTAGTAACAGGTAAAGTTGAATATGCAAAAGATAATATAAACGAATCAAGTAATATGAAATCTGAAGATATAAAAAGTTTGATAGAGAGTTCTGACTCAGCTGAGGACATAGTTGAAGCTATTACTGAAGCTGCTAAGGGAATAAACACTGCCTATATAGTGGTCAATAAAGACGAGACTTTAGTTGCTAATGGACCTAAGGATACGACTAAATTGAAAAAAGGTCTTCTTCTAGACCCGTTTGTTATCGATTCCAAGGTTGGGGCTGACACTAGTATTAAAGCTTGGAAGTTAGATTCTAATGAATGGAAAGTGAAAGCAGTGAATTATAAATTTGGATTATCTCAACGATACTAATATGAAAACAGGAAAAATTAAAACTCTTATTGAGTCCACGAAAGACGCTCCTGAAATACTAAAGGCTTTAACTGAGTACGTTAAAGTTAAAGATGAGTTGACGAACAGTAAATTATATTTAGGTAATTCTCGAGAAGCAACTACATTCCTTAGACCTTACCTTAACTGGGCTCTAGTTGAACCTACAGAAGAACAAGACGATTCTTACTGGGATGAAGGAGTCCCAAGTAAATATAGCTCTAAGCTTAAAGGCACCGACTTTTTAGTTGGTCAAGGAGATAAAGGTGGAGGTTATCTTGCAGGCTCAACTGGAAAACTTAAGGGTATCGACTTTATTATAATGGGTTATGGTGATGGAGGACAAAGTGCTCTTTCATTCTTATATGTTAAACCTGGAAATGAAGCCAAGATGCTTAATGCTCTAGGAATAAAATAAATCTTATGAATTTAAAAACGCTGGTCGAAACTGATAAATCAGTCGACGATATTTTAGTAGACATCTTTGATTTCAATATCTTAGATGTCGATAGCGTATATAATTCTCTCTATCTTCAGCCTACCCTGAATCCTAGTATATGGGACGGTCTTTCAATGAGACCTGAAGTTAGGAAAAGATTACTAGCGATTGCTTATGATTTCTTTAATAGTCTTGGTTTGAATAAGCCTGATACACTGAAAGACATAACTCTTACAGGAAGTTCCTCTAACTACAACTGGTCAAGTTTCTCTGACATAGATTTACATCTACGCTTAGACTTTTCCCAAATCTCAGATGATACTGATTTTGTTAAAGAACTATTCCTAGGAAAGAAGACCATTTGGAATGCTGAACATAATATAAAGATATTTGACATACCTGTTGAAGTCTATATTGAGAATATAGGAGACACTCACATTGCCTCAGGATTATTCTCAGTTCTAAATAACTCTTGGATAGTAACTCCAGTAAGGACTCAACTATCAGTCGATAAAGACGATGTCATCTCCAAGGTAGAGGGCTTCACCAGTCAGTTACCGTATCTTATTGAATTGTTCAACTCAGGTAGTTACCCCCGACTGATCGAGACGATAACTAAGATAAAGGATAAGATAGCAACTCTTCGTCAGTCAGGCTTAATCAAAACAGGTGAATTCGGAGTAGAAAATCTTACCTTCAAAATACTTCGCCGAGGAAACTTCATATCCTCACTTAATGATCTTAGTACACGGGCGTTTGACCTGATGATGGGATTAGACTAAGTCTTTCCTCCTACCTTTCCTCTTTTATTCAAAATTAACCCCTTATGAAATTACGTCAAGAAGAAATTAAGCTGGATGAAGTATCTGCGATCTTTGAGAATTTCCTTAAAGAGATTAAGCAAGAGCGAGTTAGAGTTTCCATCAAACGAGTTGATGATCTAGAGAATAGCTCAGTTCGAGTCTTTATCCCTTACTCTGCGGGTAAAATAAATTTGGACTTCAGAGTAACTAAAGCTATGGATGTTTGTTATATCTATTTCAGCTTTATTCCTAGAACTAATGGTATTAAGTATACTAGCTCATTCGGAATGTTTCAAGATTTCGATGATCTGGAGTCTGCCTTATTCAATAAGTCAGTCAACATCTTACAGGAACTTAAAAAGCCTGAATCAACAGTTGATGACTATATCTCTAATAAAGTAGCCAAACGCTTTCTCCAAGATAATACTGAGATAACTAAAGTTGAAGACTCTACTTCAAAATTACTTAAGATACCTAAATGGGTAAGAACAATATTTTCAGCCGAGTAACTTGAGTGAATAGTTTTATAAATGAAATCCTTGTTGGTTAGGGTTTGTTGGTTTATGATTGAAAATTGGAACATTTCAGATAACTCCTCTTAGTTTAGACTAGGGGGAGTTTATTTCGTTTAAACGGTCTTTTCAAACTGTTAAACGTTTATTTACTTAATTACTTTGTTTTCTCGGTAAAAAGCCCGAAATTTGTTTCGTTGTGCCGAAGTCGGCTTAACTTCAAATAAATCCCTGATATGAAAACTATTAAAGCCCGTATTTTAGAATTAACCCTTGAATCTTGTTCTGCTCACTTAAAACGGTTGAAAGAGATAAACGCTCCTGAAATCCTAATCGAGGGCTCGACTCTATACTTAGCTGAGCTTGAGCGAGGTGAGATAGAAATTGGGGGATCGGTTGAGCTTCTTAATGAGGAGTACGTTTCCCATGAAAAGTTAAAAGGTAATGGGGGTAAGAGATTTATCTGTTTCAACGGCACTGTTAATTACTTCCCTAAGGCTAAGTTCGGTAAATATATCACTCCAGTAACTAAAATTAATTCTTAAATAAACTAAAGTATGATCACTACCACACACACCACTAGAAACCGAGTCACTAAATCTGACCGACATACGTTAAGGCTAGCTAAGCTTAAAGAACTGGTCAAAAGTAAAATTGACGTGCAAGTCTATTCTGAGTTAAAGGCTTCTCTTGATCTAGCTTATAAGAATCTTGTTGAGAAGACTAAAATGGGTAACTCACACTTAGATAGATACACTGCTTTTGAAAATTATTGTTATTACTTAACTAAGGTAGATAATCAAATTAGATTTCACGGTGGTCTTACAGGAATTAAAGCTTTACCTGAACCTATTGAGAGATGTATAATTAATCTTAAAGGTCAAGTAAATGAAACTTACTACAGAAATGTTAGGGATTTTATCCTTGAACTATTTGAAATGGATACCCCTGAAGATATTTACTTACTTAAGAAATCTGCAGGAGAACAAGCAATTAAATCTTGCCATGGTCAACTTAATAAAGAAAACCTTGGGGCGTCTAGATACGAAGGATTAATCGAACTTGTAACTAATTAATATGAAAGAGAAACTTGAATACTTTAGATTACCACTAGCCTTAGCTACTTCGGTCGCACTTCTAATATATGGGATTACTGAAAACGGGGTTTCCTTTATTCTAGGTTTTATATCTATATTTGTGATAGGTATAATTATTAAAGAAATCTGGAGAGTTCTTAATGGTAGGATTGAGGATGTTATTGAGGGATTGAAAACTTACTATGATGACGAAGAATACTTGGATGATGTTCCCCCTATTAATTTACCTCTCCCTAAGGTTCCTACAATCACTCCTGACTTAAGTGATCATAAATATAGATTCTACATTAATAGTCACCAGTTTGCAATAAGAGATGAAATCATTCAAGGCAAAACATTAATAGCTACTTTCGGATATCGGTCTCCTAACTACAGACTATTTGTAGTTCATGATTCTAAAGAAGTCGAGATAACTGACGAAGACTGGATTCCTCTAAGTAGCGACCCGTCTGAAAATAAATTTTTACTAATAGATACTAATTATGAAAGCAAGTCCAACTAAAGCAGTAGAGAATTTTGAGTCAATGTTAGACTCCACTGTATTATCAGAGTCTGAGAAAGAACGTTTAAGTTCTCAGCTTGAGAATACAATTAATGAGTTTACCTTAGGGATTGCATCCGAGGTTTCTAGAGGTTAATAACCCCTGTTTGGGGCAAACCCCCGAAAGTTTATTAAACATTCCTTAAAACGTCGCTAAACGCTCTAAAACAGCCGATAGCGTCTCCTCTTTAAGCCCAAGACTTTTAAACTAAATTTGAACTGATGAATCTAAAGTCACTTGTTGAATCTAATAAACCTATATCCTCTATTATGGAAAGGGTCTATTATAGAATGCCCCCTCAGTATAAAGACAAGCCTGAGAACATGTATGACATAAAACCTGGAGGGTATTTGTACTTTGCAGACGATTCAGATAAAGACTTTAAATTTGAGGAGTACTTGATTATCCAATTATTCACTGACGAGAGAACTGACTATGTTATTATCTACGATGAGGATGAGGATAGAATTAAGTGTGTTACGTCAGATAACTACTACGAACATGGGATAGGGTATGCTGAGTCCTCTGAAAAGAATTTAGCTCTAGCTAGCCAAATTTGGAAAGACAATGCTTCTACTATTAACTTACTTAGAAGACACCCTAGCGCTTTTGCTTATGAGCGTGACTCTAGACCAGATAATTATGAATCTGAGATAGTCCTCGGAGTTGAGGATAGGGTGAATGATTTTGTAAACAAGTTAAAAATGGCTAAAGCAGCAGGTGTCTTATGAAAGACTACTCTTCAATAAGTAATGCAGAGCCAAGAGAATGGAAAGATACCTTTGGACCTAAGGTATTTTCTATGTTAAAACAAATGTGGTCTACCGAACTTAAATTAATGTCTGATGAACAAGCGTCAGACGAAATTGTAAACAGAATGAATAAATACACGAATACTCCGAGTAATTTGAAAAATTTAATCGAGTCTGACGCTTCAGAAGATGAAGTAGTTAAAGCGGTTACTGAGAAAGGTGGTGGGGGTAGAATTGACCCAATGAACATCACTGATGAAAACGAACTTATTAAAGCAGTTCAGAACTTAGCTAAGAAGTCAAAAACTTTCGCTTCTAAGTTCATGAAAGCAATGGAGCCTTACGGTAAAGCTGCTGGACAAGCTATTAGAAAATAGGAACCTATGAAGCCAGAAGAAATTAAATCTCTAGTAGAGTCTGAGAACTCAGTTTCTACCATAGCCAGTAAGGTAATTAACCCTATCTCTGAATCAGCGATTAGTATTGACGATGAAGTTAAAGTTGTCGGTCCAGTAGAGGGCAAAGGTAAGAAAGGGATTGTTTTAGAAGTTATGGGGAGCTTTATTGTAGTTCAGATTAAAGGCAAGAAACATTCTTATCATGAAACAGATTTAAAAATACTATAATTATGAAGACAACTGAACTAAAATCTTTAATTGAGTCTGAGAGCTCAGTCGAATCAATAACTGAGATGATGTTAGGTATGACGGGTGGAGAATCTAACTTCACTGAAGCCAAGGAAAGCTACCTTAATAAATACGGTGAGAAAGTTAGTGATGTATCCTCGGCTGCCATTCTAGAAAAACCAGAAGCAGAAAAACTTGCTAAGTCCTATAAGGGGAAGACTACTATAGTACCTGAGAAAAACGGTAAAAACTATTTAGTCTTGGTTTCTAGTTAGACTTTAAAACATATAAATATTCTTTTGAAAGGCTGTTAAGTTAAATTAACGGTCTTTCATTATCTTAAAACAATCCTATGGATGAGAATCTAAAGAAATTAGTATCCGATGTTAAACCACCCTTACATCTAGTCGAAGCAAAATCTGAGACGAATAAAGAGGGTGTATATTGCGAGTTTGTTAGCTTGCATGCCTTAACCAGACCTGCTCGTAGAGAGTTTCTACATAATAACTACATAGAAGCTCAAGCTATAATGGAGCTTGAAGGTAAGTCTTACTTGGTAATAAATCAAGAGACTAAAAAAGGTAAGCATAGATCAACCTCTAAATCTTCATATGCAATTGGAGATAAAACAGATCACGGAATAATAACCAGAATAGAGTTCAACCGAGTACCTCAACGTAAAGGCGTTAAGGACGTAATATTTGGTTTCCTCTATTTCATTAAATAAGTCCTATGTTATTAACTATTAAGTATTCTTGGGAGAAAAACGGTATTATGTGCGTAGCTCCCGATCAGTTAGACGCTAGAATATCAGAAGCCCGTTTAGGTAATGCTGATGTCCATCTAGTAGACGATGGTCCAATCCTTGACGGAGAAATGTTCTATCTTGACTCTATTAAGAAAATCATTCCTCCTGGTTCTACTATGTTTGCCAAATTCCATGATCACCCAGAAGCTATGCGAGTAGTTAAAACATCTAGACCTCAATCACTTAAGAGGATGATCGAACCTAATCTTCTTGAGATGTTACAAAATCGAATAGTGTTCGAAAATATGAAAGTTAAATCTTGCTTATTATGGTAGATAAAATCACCCTTATTGTAAACCACTTAAATTTAATACTTCTAGGTAGTACTCCTAAGATAATCAACGATGGTCATGAAATGGAGGTATCAGGTGTAGTTAGACAACCTGACGGTACTTGGAACGCCTTAGTATTCCTTGATCCCTTAGCTGATCCTAAGATGATGCATCAAATTCCTATTACTGAAGAAATTAAGATAGTAGCTAAAAGCCTTGGGAGAACTAAGACTGAGAAGATAATTAATGGATTAACTATAGCTGAAGAGCTGACTCAACCCTTTGATAGGAAGTCTCCTCAGTATAGCGAGATATTTGTTATGTTAGACTACAATCCTTTAGCCCTGCCGTTCTTCATGCTTAAGGTATTAATAGATCATAACTTCGATGTTCTACACCTAGATAAGTATGGATTGCTTGTAGATGAAGAGTAGGGTATGTTAGTAATTTTAAATTAAAATAACCTAACAAGAAAGGAGGGACAAAATCTTCTTGCGAGCTTGGCTTAACTGCTGAGCTCGTACTGATTTAAATCTTACCTATCAAATTGAGCCTTGTGTACTAAACCACTTCTTTTTATTTTAGAAACACTGAAACATGACCGAAGACCACAAAACTATTAGAGACTCTATTCTTAACTTATGTTCACTCTTCAATGAGCACTATAAGATACCTCTAACTGTTACATGTTCTTTTGGAGTTACTAAGTTTTCAATTAGAGTAAAAACGGGTTCCCCCGAAGTTGAGCTAACTCTACTAGCTAAGTTAACTGACCTCCTAGTTACTATTGGAATACCTCACTTTGAACGGGGTATGTCTGTAGTATTCAATTCAGAGGATGTCAAAGTATTAAACAAAATTCTAAACTAATGTCAAACTATTGGACGGACGAAGACCTTATTAGGTTCATCGAATCAAACACACCTGAAGAAGTAAACAAGCTTCTATTCGAAAACATGAAAGTGTGTAAACAAGCTAAAAATGCCGAAGCAATTTGGTCTAAGTTATACGAGAAACTTGGAACTAAGATTTACGACTATACTGATGAATGTCAGGATAAGACTAATAAGTTTATTGCTGAACTACTGGATAAGTTATTTGAAGGTATGTCAGTATTAGATATAGGAGCAAGTTTTGGGCAGTATTATAAAGATAGTACTAAGCTCAAGTCTCTTAACATAACCGATATTGCTAAATTACCTATTAAGTATTTTAACGAAAATATTTCTCCTACTTTACCATTCCCTAATATGGGTCATGTTAAAGGTATTGAAGACCTCCCTATTGCAGAACTAGATTCTCATGATGTAATATTTACCATGAACACACTTGACCTAATCCAACCAGGATTAAGAGTCTCATTCCAAGGTAAGATACAAGAATTGAAATCTACTAAGTATATCTTATGTGGAGGTAATATATTTGAAGGAGAAATAGATTGGGATGAACGAGGAGGGAGAATGATTAAACATAACTTCCCTGAAGTCCTAGTGTATCCCTACTACAAACGTGACTACGGACACGGAGTTGGGATAGGTAATTGGAAATTAGTCGAAAGATTCGAAGTGCCTAATCCGCATGACAATTCGTCTAAAAGCCGTCCTATGTTCTTATCCTTATATGAAAGAAGATAACATTACCATCGTGAATTACCAAGTTGGAGTATCCATACTTGGATTACCATTAACATGCTCTCATGTAATTTCACATAGAGCTAAAACCAATTTTAAGACTAGGACTGTTCAACAGGTCATAGTTAATAATTACAGAGATTTAGAGAAATTATGAAAAAACAGTTAAACCAATTAAAAGACTTTCATGTAGCTTTCAAAGTTACTGAAGGTACCGCAACAGTTCCAGGATTCGTATCTAAGAAAACAAGTGACCTTAGATTTAAGTTAATGGATGAAGAAAATAATGAGTATCTAGAAGCGTGTGAAGAGAATGATCTTCCTGGTATTGCTGATGCCTTAGGAGATCAGCTTTACATCTTACTAGGTACAATGAACTGTCATGGTATGCAAGATAAGATAGAAGAAATCTTTGATGCTATCCATACAGCTAACATGAGTAAGCTTAACTCTGACGGTGAACCTATTGTTAATGGTGTAAATGGGCATGATCCCAATAAACCTGCAGGTAAGGTTCTTAAGCCTGAGGGATGGAAAGCTCCTGACATCGAAAGTATTATTAACCCTAAATAAATTGTTATGAGTATTGATTGGAAGATTATAGTGCCCGTAGTTGCCGTTATTGGATGGCTAGTCTACAAGTTTGTTAAAGGAGAGTTAACCTCAGAAAATATTGGGGACACTATTAAAGAGGTTTTAGAATTTCCTTTAGTAGTAGACTTAATGGCGTACTTAAGTGATGGTAGACTTACCCTTGGTGAGATTATCAAAATAGTTGAAACAGGAATGAGCTATGTAATTAGGCTTGACCTAGAGACAGGTAAAAGAGTTGCTGAACCAATCGGCGATGAAATATTTTCAGCCTCAGATACTATTGAAGAAGATAACTTAGCCTCACTTAAGAGACAGCTTACTGAAGAGGGTATCCCTTTTGAAGCTTCTACTTCTAGGTTAGCCAGATCAGTTAAGATAAATGTAGATGGAGAAGTCTTCGGTTTATACCCAGACAGTGGGTATATTAAGAAGTCTAATGAGTCATCTAAGTTTGTAACTATTAATGCTAAGGCTACTGATAATTTAGCTTCAAGGGATGAGTTTAAGAATAACCCTAGAGCTTTAGTTAACTTTATCAAAAGAGTATAATGAATACAGCTACATTTAAATCCAATGTAGCTTCTAGAGTTAGGTCTCTAAGCGAGACGGCTTATTCTGGAACTACTGAGCAGATCATAGTTCAAGTTACAACTGATCTAGCTACTATTTACGCTGAAGAAATAGAAACTCTTCTTGAGTCTGTTCAAGTTGTTATGCCTATTGGGTCTATCAATGTAACAGGCAGTGCCGCTTCTCAGTCTAATGCAACTCCAGCTATTGGAGAGCTTCAATAATAATTAAGCTAAATTTAGTCTTTTAAGTTTTTAAATTAAGTATTTGCAAATATTAATAAATAATCGATTATGAAAGATAACGAAGTAAAAGCTTTGGTTGAGTCTGAGAAGACTACTGAAGAAATTGCGGCTGAAGTTACTGAGAGTATCCAGCCTAAGAAGCCTATGGCTGAAATGAACCTAGAAGACGTCAAAAAGAAGATGACGGAAGAGGGAGCTCCTGCAGATGAGCCGTACGAATTTAAAGAGGGTGATGCTTCCTTTAAATACGAAAACGATAAGATGCAAGTTAAGACCGAAGAAGGATGGGCAGGATGCACATCTGTTAAGGAAGGACTTGACATGATTAAGGAGAAAAAGAAATAAGCTGTTGAAGCTAATTAGTTACTAAAAGGATTCTGTGTACAATAGAATCCTTTTATTGTCTTAGGTCTTTAACAATTGAAGAGTTTATATAAGGCTCTTAAAACAATTCTAAGTTCTGAACGGGCGGTTTGCCCGACCACCATTTAAACATTGCTTAAAACTTCCCGCAAGGTCTTTAAACCACTTATTACAGGTTGGTTCCAAGGGCGAAAATAATGTTCTATCTGATATTCCGAAACTTAGCTTGTAAATTTGAAGTTCTGATTTTTGTTTAACTAATAATTTAACTCAATGAGTATTTTTGTAAAAACGAAACATATCGATCCTAAATATAATTTTTTGGAGAAGTATGTTTCAATTATGTACCGAGGGATGTGGACTCCCGCTAAGTACGAGAAACACATTAAAGAAATAGATGCCCCTCAATTCTTTAATGAAATGCCTGAGGTGGATAGAGAAACAATAAGACGATGTATCTTAGCTGTTTCTATGGTTGAGGATAAAGTGAAGACGTACTGGTGTACTCTCCCTATTCAGATACCTCAAACTATTGTAGGAGACGTAGGCGGTTTATTTGGTCAGTCCGAAGTAACTCACCGTCGATCTTATCATTCGTTAGCTGAACATCTTAAAGTGGATTGTGATCTTATTGATACTTTCCCAGTTCTTCGAGGTAGAGTTCAGTATTTAAAGAAATATTTAGAACCACACCCGTTGATTAAAGGAAATAAGCTAGTACTTAAAAAGCTTATCCTATTTACCGCTCTAGTTGAAAGAGCAAGTTTATTTACCCAATTTTATATTCTAATGTCTTATGCTCTACATAATAGAGGGCTTAAGACTATCTCAGCTTTACAGGAGTCTACTGCTAAGGAAGAGATGACCCATTATAAATTTGGACTTTCCCTTATTAATATTATTAAGGAAGAGCATCCTGAAATGTGGGATGAGTTGTTAGCTGAGCTTGTAACCAAAAATATTAAAGACGCTTATACTTCTGAGCTTAACTTAATTGATTGGTTCTTCGAGAAAGGAACACCCGCTCATTTAACTAAAGGTGAAGTAGTCAATTTTTTAAATTACAACTTTAATGTTATTTGCGAGGACTTACAAATCAATTTAAACTTCGAAGTGAACGATGATTTGTTTGAAGATAAAAGTGCTTGGTTTAAGAGAAAAGTATTCATAACAGGAGAACCTGATTTCTTTGACAACGCTGCTGGTGGTTATGCTGCAGATGACGAGGAGATTTCAGTTGACTCAATATTCGATAATTAATATGAAATTAGATTTTTTAAAAGACCCTCAGATAGAGTTCTTACGAGAAGGACTTTACATTAGAGAGGATGAATCCCCCGAAGACAGATTTAAGGAAATTCTCGATAGAGTTAGAGAATATGAATCTGACTATGGTGAGGGATTAGCAGACAGGTTAGAATACATGATATCTAAAAATATCTTTAGTCTATCAACTCCTGCTCTTGCCAACTTTGGTAGACCTCTTGACCCAGAGAAGAATACTCATTCGCTCCCTGCTAGTTGTAATATTATTACAGTAGGCAATTCGATAGCGGATATTTATCACTCTTTGTCTCAAGTAGCTATGTTATCCAAGTTAGGAGCGGGAGTTGGTAGTGACTTTCAATCAGTCAATTCCAAAGGTACTAAATTAGGAGAGGGCTTTTACTCTAACTCTAAACTGGATTGGATAGAAGACTCAGTAGCTGCTGGTCAGAAAGTTTCTCAAGGAACTCAACGTAGAGGATATAACACCCCTTTTATTTCAATCCTTGACCCTGAGTTAGATGACTTGTTAGCTAGAGTAGATCGAAACAACCCTAATAGCAATGACCCGTTAGTGGATAATACTATTGGGATTATTATGCCCGAGGGTTTTTGGGAAGAAATAGCAAATAAGAATAAAGACTATCAGTCTAGATGGTTGAAAGTTATTAAGGCTAGGGAGAAAAACGGTCGTATATACTTAGGTGATGTTAGAAATATGAATGTTAACTCATCTCCAGTTTATGCTAAGTTAGGTCTTAAATGCGCTACTACTAATATTTGCACTGAATTTATTCAACCGCATTTCCCTGATATGACTTCAGTGTGTGTTATCTCGGCATTCAACTTAATGCATTGGGATGAAATAAAGGCAAACCCCCAAATGATTAAAGACGGTTTTACTTTCTTAGACATTCTTAATGAGGAGTATATTAAGTTAACTGAGGGAGTTCCATTTTTAGATAGAGCTAGATTAGCTGCTATTAATAAGAGAGACATAGGAATGGGAACTGTTGGGTTCCATGAATTTCTTCAGTCTAAGGGAATGGCTTATGGTGATTTAAGAAGTCGTGCTGTTAATAAGGAGATTTATTCTACTCTTCGTAAATACGGTGAAGAGACTACTAAAGAATTAGGTGCTAAACTTGGCTCTCCTAAATTATGTCAGGAAGCAGGAATGGTAAGAAGAAATTGTTCTCTTATGATGGTTGCCCCTAATAAGTCAACTTCTTTTATCTCAGGTTGTACTTCAGGTGGAATAGAACCTTTTATGAGTAATGTGTTTTTGAAGAACTTAGCTAAGATTCAACATGTATTTAAGAATACTCATCTGGTTAAACTTCTTGAGACGAAGGAAATGAATACTAGAGCTACTTGGGATTCTATTGAAGATAACAATGGATCAGTTGCTCACCTTGATTTCTTAACCCAAGATGAGAAAGACATATTTAAGACTTTTGCAGAGATTTCTCCTAAAGACATAATTGACCTTGCCGCTGATAGACAAGAGTTTATAGATATGGGTCAATCCCTCAATCTTGTATTTAGGAAGAACTACACTCTTAAAGACTTACATGAGATTCATAAGTATGCATTTGATTCAGGTCTTAAGACTTTATATTATGCCTACAATTCTGCTCATGCTTCTTTAGAGCAAGACGGAGAAGCTTGGGATACATGTATTTCATGTGCTGACTAAATTTCTTAACTAATATATTTTCTTTTTAAGGGTACTTGGTAAATTCAGGTACCCTTTATTTTTAAACAAATCTGACCTATGTCTGATTTAAATTCCAAAATTAATTAAACTATATAAACATGAGTAAAGTAGTAGCCGTAACAGGAGGAGCTGGTTTCATTGGTGGTGAGTTTGTCCAACAACTAAATGCAGACCCTGAGGTAAGTGAAATCAAAATCATTGATATTAGCTTTCCTGATTATAAATTAGAACCTAAGATGAAATATTACTACGGTAATGTATCTGACTTAGCCCGACTTATTAACTTATTTAAAGGGGTCGATGAAGTCTATGATAATGTAGGCTTATTAGGAACTCATGATACTGAGGAGTTAGGAGCTTATCCGTTTTCCGCTGCTCAAGTAAATAACATAGGCTTCCTTAATCAAATTCAAGCAGCTGAGATGTGTGGTATTAAGAAATTCTTCCACCAGACTAAAGACTTGTTCTTCAATGAATATGAGAATACTTACACGTTTACTAAAAAGGCTGCAGAGCTATATGCATTCTGGGCTAGGTACACTGGAAGACTTAATGTAACAGTGGCTACTTATTTCAACGCTTCAGGGTATCGCCAACACCTTGGTCCAATAAGGAAGTTGTTTCCATTAGTAACTGTTCAAGCTTTATTGGGTTTAGACTTAACTATCTATGGGACAGGTAACCAAACTTTAGATGCAGTTCACCCTACTGACTTAGTTAGAGCAGCTATCTTATTAACTAAACATGATGACGGTAACAAAGAAGTTAATAAGATTTACGATATAGGTACAGGTCAGCGTATTTCAGTTAATGAGCTTTGTGATAAGATCATTGAGTTCTCAGGCTCGGATAGTAAGAAAGTTTATCTACCGATGCGTCAAGGTGAGAAAGCCGATGCTGTTTTAGAAGCAAATGTAGATGACGTAAGAATGCTTGAAGAGAAGTATGGCTTTAAGTGTGAGAAATCTACGGATGAAATAATTACAGAATATATTGAGTACTACCGAACTCAAGTTGATCCTGTCTATGTATATAACTGTCTTAAGTATTTCCAAGACACTTACGGTAAGTTCAAGAAAGATGGAGTTGAGGTTGATATTGCTGACTACAGCGTCCTTGATATTAAACGTCTTTTACGAGGTTTCTAAGAATGTAAAGGACTGTTTTGGGGCAAAGCTCCCGCTTTTTAAAGAAAACGGCTTAAAACGCTCTTAAACAGTCCTTAACAGTTTATTTAACTCCTTAAACGAAACAATTATGGTGAAATCCACAAAGTACTTAGTAATTGGTATTGTTGTACTCTTAGTCTTGTTAGCAGTTCTAGCAAGTAGATACTTCAATACAGTAAAACAACTTAAAAACTCTGAAACTAATCTAGAGCTAACTGAGCAAAAGATTATTAAAGAGAAAGACAAGTTTGGAAATGAGATAGCTACTATTCAAAGTATGGTAGTTAGAAAGAATTCTGAAATACTTAAATTGAAGGATTCTATTAAAGGGATTAAGTCTAATACAATTGTTAGGGTAGTTACTAAAACTGTTCGAGATACTATTGAAGTGGAAGCTGAGTCTCCACCCGACATAGTAGACAACAGGTTACTTCTCCCTTTCTCATTTGGTTATTCTGGAGACTGGTTAAAGTTCAAAGGTAGTATCAATACAGATGGAATTACTCGATTAGTTGATTATGAAGACACCCATAAACTAAACCTATATGTAGGTTCTACTACCAATAAATGGTATCAGATTTTCAGAAAGAAGAAATCCATTGTTAAACTTACTGATGAGAACCCGTTTAGTACTGTTACTGAGTTTGAATCAATAACAATAGAAGAAGATAGACCTAAGCGGTTTGGTATAGGAGTACATCTAGGTTACGGAGGTCAATCCCTCGATGCTCTAGGTCCGACCATTTCTGCAGGTCTTAACTATAATCTAATAAGATTTTGAAATACTATGTTTACATTCTTTACTTAAATTCTGAACCTATTTATGTAGGTAAGGGTTCTAAAGATAGGGTCTTCCTTTCTCAGAGGAAGCATAAAGCTGATAAATTTTCTATAGTATATAAATCTTATAATGAGCTAATGTGTCTTAGAGAAGAGACTAGATTAATTATAGAGATTAAGAGAATCCAAGAAGGAGGTACTCTTAGAAATATAGCAATCTGGGATACTTCTAATAAATTAACTGATGCCGAGTGTTCCTTAATAGGTAAAGAAAATTGGAAAGACCCTGTTTATAGAGCTTGGATGACTAGCAAGAGGAACTCTCCTAATTTTATCCAGAAGTCAACTGAGACTATAACTCGGCTTAATAATGATCCAGAGTTTAAATCTAAAAGATTGAAATCATTAAAATCTCGAACTAAACTTTCTAAAGATCAAATTGGGGATATTTATTTAAAACACAAGTCAGGGTATCTAGCTAAACAGTTAGCAACCGAATACAGAGTTCACCCTGATACTATAAGTAACGCTATTAATAATTACAATATCTTAGAGTTTTAGTAAACAAATTTTTCCTTTAAATATACAAAGGGTGACTTCTCCGTTACCCTTTTATTTTACCCAATAATAAAGAAATATGAAAGACACTTCTGTTTACTGGTTTACTTGGAATATATCAGATCAAGCCAAACTCTTAATGCAACTATCTTTCAAGTACATTGATGGCTATACAGGTGTTTTCCTCACTGATGATACTAAGCCTAAAATGAGGGGTCTTCGAATGACCTCACCTGAGTATACTCTATTAATAGCTGAATACATAAAATACTCAGAACTCCTCTTCAAAGAATTTACTATTCGCAAAATACATCTTAATAACTTATTCTCAGATTTTTTAAATGAACATAAGTTGTATACCGAGAATGTATATGAGCAAACGAGTCTTAATATAAATAAGAAAATCCCAAAATTAGATGGTAAGTAAAAACGCCCTTGATTTCATTACTAAAGTTGAAGCTGATGTTTCTCTTCCCTCTACTCTCAGGGAAGAAGCTAAACAAATTCTTTTTACCCAAGCCTTGGTTGAGTATCAGGATAAGTCAATTAACTCTAAGATTCCTGGCTACAATATACAGTCTCTGGTTAGCTTAGGTTCTTTATTCTACATACGAATGAAGTATCTTAAAACAAACACTACTTATATTGCGATGTATAAAGATATTAATCCCCTAGTCTTTGTTGATCAAGTGGCGGGTGGGCTAAGACCTTTTGAATCTCAGTACTTTGTAGATGCATTATTAAGTAACCCCGAAAATAATAATATATACCGAGAAAGATTATATGAGGAATTTATTTCTAAACGTTAAGAAGTCTGGTCAGGTTGAGATAGATAGATTTGCAGAAGCTGTAGTTAATTTAGGCTTTGAATTAAGATGTCCTCAAGACCCGTATCAATACGACTATTTGAAAATTGAGAAAGGAATAGTAACTGGAATGAAGATAGGTAACATAGTAATAGAGGTATTACTTCCTACAGATTTCTTTAAAATAATAGATCATTTAAATGGAAACAACTAAAGTAAGTCAAATTAGAATTAGAGATTTTGTAAGAAAATTTACTAACAACCTGTTTTCTGACGCTGAGTTAGATGGGTTGAGGTTAACTAGTAGAGTAACTTTATTTATTAATGTTGATGACGAGAAATTCAGTACTCGAGATAACATCGCTTACATGAATGACTACTTGAAGCCTGTTCGTAATGAGAAGAATGAAATCGAGTGGCATGTCTTCTGTCAACATACTGGGGAGATGTGTGGTATCTGTCAGAATAAAGAGTTGCTTAATTCCTACGTAAAGGATTTAAAGATTTCTCAAGTATACACTAAACTATTTAACGAAGATGAGTTTCACAAGCAATAATGAATTAATTTACGACATAGGTAGATTAGCGTCTGAGATAGACGAGGTAATATCAATAGAAATTCACCCTCAAGGTGAGGAAGAGCGACTTGTAAGAGTTGCATTTGAAAATTCACATAGCTACAATAGAGAGTTTATATCTCATGAAGGTACCGATGTAATTGACGAGATAGAACTACACTTTAATGATATCAGAAGAAAAAACGATATTTAAAGAGTTTCCTGTTGGGGTAATATATCACCATATTACTCTAACTGGGAATACATATTATTCTTGGGAGAAAGTGACTCCTAGGATAGATTCTATTTTGGAGGAGTTTTTGATTAAGGTTAACCTAGGAAAAGGGTTGTACCATAATACAATGATTCGAAGTCTTACTAATCAAACTCACCTCATCTTTACTTTTCTAACTTCAGCTGAACTTATTAAAAAGCGGGAGTTCTTAGAAGCTACTGTTGCTAGACCTCTTAATCCAGACTGGCCAGAGGAAGTAGGCTTAATAGATATTACGGATTACTTAAAAGAGAACAATCCCCTTTAAATTCAACTTTAATTTTTTAAACTACCTAAATGAACAAAGCAATTGAGATTGAAGTTTTCCGTAACTTCGTAGTCTCTCCAGATTACAAGAACAAGAGATTAGCTCAGCGTTATTACTATCGTGCATTAATAGTAGGAGGTGATAATGTTAGAAAAGCTAAGAACAGTATTATTAAGGGGAACCTTACAATGTTCAATACTTACCTTGATATGGCTTTGTATCATGTATGTCCTACTACTCAAGAGGACAATTTAAAATCCATCCTCCAATTCGAACTAAATAACTTCTCAGGTCTAGAAGTTGAGGACGAGACTCTTTCCAAAATAGACCAAACCCTAAATGCCTTAATAGAAAATATTTACGGATGCGACACTCCTATTAAATTAGAAGTGGAAAACGTTTCTAAATCTTCAGCTAAATTTAGAGTGAAAATAATTAATTTCTAAATTCTTATTCCCTAACTACGCACCTTTTAAGTTAAAATCACAAGTGCGTAGAAATCGTAAATTCAAAATATCTTCCGAGAAGTTTAGAATACCTGAAAAGGCTTCTTCTGATGATGACTTCAATCCTAACGTTCAAAGAGAGTATGTTTTCTTTGATAGTGTTACCGGAGAGTCTAAAGTCATTAATCATCCTGATAATATCATTTTTACTTATGATGAAGCTACTGGAGAGTTATCCGTAGAAGACCCATCAGGTACAGATAATGAAAGGTATTCCCTTGTTGATGATTCACTTTATAAAGATTTTAGCTAATGGCATTAACAAATTTAGGTAAAACAGGTTTAAATAATAGAGAGCAGACTGTTATTAGTAAATTGTTTACTGGGGGTTCTAATCCTAACGGGGTTCTTACTTCAGCTGCAGGGTCTATTTACATGGAAACTACAACCCCTGAAATCTATGTTAACGTAGATAGTGGTAACACTTGGGTCAAATTATTAAATCTCCCAGAACTGCAAGTAGATGATCCTGCTTATGATACCTTACAGAAGATTACCACAATACTTAAAGCACTTCAAACTCAAGTCAATACCCTAGAAGTTGAGGATATTCAAAATTTAGAAGATTACATCGCTAACTTAGATATAACTTCGATTGACGGACTTACTGATGCTTTAGATACAAAAGTAGATAAGGTTACTGGGTATGCTCTATCTGAGAATGATTTTAATGATACTTACAAGGCTAACGTGGATGGTAACACTGCCCATAAGACTGCAACTAATAATCCTCACGGAGTTACTAAAGCTCAAGTTGGGCTAAGTGATGTTGATAATACTTCAGATGCAGATAAACCTCTGAGTGATGCCGCAGTTGCAGCTTTAGATAATAAAGTGGATAAAGGAGGTGTCGTAGAAACAGTTCAGGGTATCTCTCCTGATGTAGCAGGGGCGGTTGTTCTACCTTTCTCAGATTTACTAACTGATAATGATTCAACCCTTTTCGCTTCAGCTAGAAGCGTATATAGGTTGAAACAGATGATGGATACAATATATGCCATGGATACTTGGATATCTGCCCTTAAAGTAGTAGGGGTTAGCTACAAAGTAGACGTAGCTAATAATGAAACTGATTTAACAGGTGAGATTTGGGATACCGACATTATCCTACGCCAAATAGATAGTGAGATTAGAATATTAGTAAAAACGGTTGGTTCAGGGATACCTGCTTTGATTTTAGACCAACTTACTAATACCGGTAGTTATTACCAAATATCTCTAATTTCATCTGAAGCAGACCCTGTAGAACCTGAAGGTATTAATTTGGATGCTACGGTAGCCTTTAAATCTAATCCGATTAGTACTACTGGTCTAGATACAGACTACCTACAGTTCAAAGTAGATGAAACAGTTTCAGCTTTCTTCACTCTGTTGACTACCGAGACAGATGCAGAAGATATAGTTCTATTTAATATGATAGGAAAAGATAATAGTGAAGGGTCATTTGTTTCGGTAGCATCTGATTTCTCAATTATCCCTAATGATCATAATAGATACACGGAAGTTACTCACGCCAACCCTACGATAACAGTAACAGGAGCTAGTCTTACTGCTGAGGGAGATCAAACTGTTATTGACTTTACAGGAACAGGAACTCTAACTATCGCAGCTTCCGGAGCAACCCTCCGATACAATGCGTTAAGAGAGCTAACTGCAGAACAATACAGTGTTGTCACAATAAAGAAAATAGGTCCAAGTGAATACCGAGTTTACGGTGAATTAAATTTAGCTTAATATGATTGGAGTAATCGGAGCGTCAGGTGTATATAGTTTAGGAGCTGCCCCAGTAGGTGGATTAACTCCTGCAGGGTCTTTCAATATAGACTCAGATTACACTCCTATAACTAGAGTGCATATAAAAGATAACGGATTGACTTTAGTACTTCTCTCTGTTAACTCTACTGAGTATCCTTATACTATGAGTAGGTTCTCAATGAGCTCTGCCTTAGATATCTCTACTCTTACTGATGATATAAACCAATTTGTTTTTCCATCAGGTATCCAAGCCTTTCATATGTCAGCAGACGGAACCAGAGCTTATGCAGGTACTTTTCAAAGAACTGTATATTCCTATATTCTATCAACTGCTTATGATTTGACTACAGCAACTTTAGATGAGACTGAGGATTATGATGGGGAGGGAACAGGTATGAGAGACGTACTCCTATCTCCTGATGGAACAACCTTATATCACCTAAGCGCAGATAGAACTATCTATGTCTACTCTCTTACAGTGGCTTATGAAACAGGGTCTTATACTTATACTCCTCTCAAGAACTTTACTCTACCTGACGTTAGTGCTTCGTACTACCAGTTCCAGTTTAGCCCTGATGGATTAATAATGTGTGCAGTAACTTCATCTGGGGGAGTCAGTACATTCCATAAATTTACACTGACTGTAGCTTTCGATTTAACAACTGCTACTTTCGATTCCAATTATGTAGTCGGAGGAAGCAGAAGCTTTAATGGATTCTGGATGAGTAATGATGGGAAGACCTTTATTGGGATATCAGCTAATGATTCTCAACTTTACAAATATACTACTAATATAGCTTTTGATATATAATGGCGTTAACAAATTTAGGTAAAACAGGTTTAAATTTAAGGGAGCAAGACTTACTAGATAGAATACTAGTAGGTTCGACCGACCCTAGTGGAGTTGTTTCTTCTAATATAGGAGACTTATACTTAGTACCTTCTATTCCTGACCTATTTATTAATATGGATGGAATAACAACTTGGAAGAATATTTCTTCTTTAGTTGAGTTAGAGGTTGATGATTCTACCTACAATACATTACAGAAAATAGTAGATAAGTTAAAAGCTTCTGAATTAGCAATATCTGATATACAAGTTTCAGACATAGCTGACTTACAAGACTACTTAGATAATCTAAGTGTAGCCGACATACAGAATTTACAACCTGCACTAGACAATAAGGTAGATAAGGTAGCGGGGAAAGGTCTAAGTACTAATGACTTCACTGTAGCTTATCGTAATGAAGTAGACTCCAATACAAGTCATCGAAGTAGAACAGATAACCCTCACGGTGTTTCTAAGTCCCAAGTAGGGCTAGGTAATGTTAATAACACTTCTGATCTTAGTAAACCTATCAGTACCTTACAACAAGCTGCTTTTACCGCTAAGGTAGATAAAGTGACAGGTAAGGAATTATCTGATAATAATTACACTGACGAGGATAAGTCTACTGTTATTAATGCGTCTTCTCATATGGATGCTGAGAATAATCCTCACGGGGTCACTGATACTCAATTAGGATTAGGTACAGGTCACTTTAGACCGCCTGTTTCTGACTTGACTGAACTAGCTGCTTTGTTAGAGGAGGAACTACTTAATAATGAAAGGCGTTATGTAACATCTGAAAATATTGATTACTTCTTCTCAACAACCGCGACCTCAGGTGACGTATCTCCTGACGATCAGACCTTAGGGACAGGATTCTGGACTAAAGCGACTGCTGGAGTTGAAGATGTATATACTAAAGCTGAGTCCGACGCTAAGTATGCAGAGATAGGAGATTCTTTTACTAAATCTGAGTCTGATGCTAAGTACTCTCTTACTTCACATACTCACCTCATTGCTGATATAACTGACTTCACTGATAACTCTACTGACTGGGACACTGCTTTCGGTTGGGGTAATCATAATTCTCAAGGTTATGTAGTTGTAGGAGTGGCTTCAACTGAAAATAATTTAGTACTATGGGATGCCTCAGGTAAAATAACCGATGCAGTAGGTCTTAGTTGGTCTGCAAGTTCACTTTCTGTTACAGGAGCTATCTCAGCTACTGGTGCAGGTGTATTTGGGAATGTTCAAGTTTTAGACGTTCCGTATGACGAGTCATCTTGGAATGGAGCTTTAACTGTTCCTACTATGAATGCTATTCGAGATTGGATAGTAGGTTTTTCTGTTTCCGATATTAATGCAACAGGAACTGCCTCAGCTTCTACTTACTTAAGAGGAGATGGGGTATGGGCTACTGTAACCGCTTCTGCTGCTTGGGGAGCTATCTCAGGTACTTTAACTGATCAAACGGACTTAGTCGCTAAATTCGGGGAGTACTTACCATTATCAGGTGGTACAGTAACAGGTAATCTATTCGCACCCTCTTTTAGGGTACAAGGCACAGGCACTGGTATATCAAATACAGGAGTCCTAGCTGTCTATGAATCAGATGGTACAACTAGACAAGGTTATATAGGGTTTGGTAGTGGTTCAAGTTCAGATTTTATCTGGTACAATGACGTAGGAACAAACTATTTAAGACTGTTAGATGACGGTGGTGCAAATGGTTTATTCTATAACTATTCTGGAGGTAGTGGTGCTGTATACCATACAGGTAATAGTAGTGGTTTAGTAAATACAGGTTCAGCAACTCAAACTAAAACTGGGGGATTAGCAGCACAGACATTAACAACTACAAACTCAGGGGATGGAGCAACCTTACTCACATTCTCTACCGAACGTCCTTGGAGGTTCGTCCAAATTGGTACTGGTTCAGGAGCAGTGCTAGGGTTGCAGGATTTAAATGGTTCTAAGAGCTTTAATATAACAGACCCATCTGGAAATAGAAATCACTCTTTTGCATCATCAGGTAATTATGACCTAACTGGTGATATAAAAATGAGTAAAGAGAAGCCGATTTTGACTCTACATAGTACTAAGAATGGAAACTGGGTAGAGGGAGAGACATTGTCGGAAATTATTTTCTACGGAGCTGACGGTAGTAGTAATGGTGCAAATGACAGAGGAGCTATAAAATTAAGCTCGTATGACGTATTTGGAATAAGGTTTAATATGGATTTTTATACATCCAGTAATGCAGACCCTGAGTTGGCTATGCGTATTGGTTATGATAAAAACGTGACAATAGTAGGCGATCTCACAGTAAGTGGTGATAATATTATCATGGATGATGTCAATAATAGAGTAAAATATGCTGTATGGAATACCTCTGGTACGTTCGGTATTGGGATGGGTGCGTCATATACCTACGGAGGTTTAAATGATTTTGCTATGACCTTCCAAATGAACAGTTCATCGACTCGTGGATGGTGGTGGGGAACTGATTCCCACTCTAACGCACAAGGGTCGATGTCATTAACTACAACTGGAGTGTTAACAGTTGCTAGTTCGGTAACGGCTACTAACTTTATCTTGTCCTCTGATAAGAGACTAAAAAAGAATATTAAAACCCTTAGAGGAGATGACTTAGATTTAAGATGGGTACAGTTTAATAGAATAGATGATGGGTCGTTTCAATTAGGTCTTATAGCGCAAGAGGTTGAAAAAACTAATCCTGAATTTGTCCTAACAGATAAAACAGGATTTAAATCAGTTAAGTATATAGATGTTCTTATTGCTAAAATGGCAGAGAAGGATAGAAAAGATAGGGATAAGGACGCTAAGATAAAGTCTTTAGAAACTAGAGTATCTAAATTAGAGAAATTCTTAAATCTTAATTAATGGCAGTTCCAAATACTACTACCTTTACCTTAGCTAATGTATGTGACGAAATAGGACTAACAGGTTCTAATAGAACTTTACAGTCATGCTTCAATTCAGCTGAATCTAGAGGTTATAATTCTAGTTACTCAGGCTCTAAAAACTCACTACTGAATTTTCGAGACTACGAGACTCCTTCGACCGCAGATATCTTATCAGTTAACCCTACTACCCATTCTAATACCTCAGGATTTACTGACTCATTTGTAGTTTCTGTTACCTCTAATACCTCATGGACAGTCTCAGATAATCAGACTTGGATTACCTTATCCTCTTCGTCAGGCTCAGGTAATGGAAGCATCACTGTGAACCTATCTTCAAATGGGACAGGTAGTACTAGGTATGGTGTCGTAGTCTTCACTACAGGAGATATTACTAGAACAGTTACTGTAACCCAAACAAGTAATTTCTCTTAATCTTTTCATTAAAATTCATCTAACTATTATTGAGATTAGTTTTAAACCAAATTTTTAACAATTAAAATTGGTTATTATGGAAGAGAGATTTAAAACTATTACTGACCTATTACTACTAGCAGGTGTCCAGTCCACTCCTATGGTGTTGGAGTTAATAGAGAACGTAACAAAAGAATTTGATGATAAGGGGGATAAAGTCACTCTTAAAGATATCAGAGACTTAAAGACAATGGTGGAAGACAAGTACACTAAGAAAGAGGAAGCTGCAAAATAATTAGCACTTTCTACAATTGCTTAATATGGTTGAAATATTATATGCTTATTTTTCGTTACCTTTAGAAATAAGAGTTGAAGACTCTTTAGTGAATGGGGGTATCATAGGAGCGGTTGTAACTCTAATCCTAGCTATTATTAAACTTGGGGATAAATACTTATCTAAGTATGTTGACTCTAAGAGAGATGTTGATATCAAAAGATTAGAGTTACAAGCTGACTCTGCCGAAGTGGCGGTTCTTCAGAACAACTACCAAGAAGCATTAAATATTATAGCTGAGCTCAAATCAGAAAAAGTTGATCTAGAAAGTAGATTATTGGTAGTAGCAGATAAAGAGAGAAAAACATTCACTAAGTTAAATTCTATTATTATCTCTTTTGATATAGTGTACGATCAGTTAGAAAGAATTTTCGAACCTGGAGACCCTAACATGGCTTTACTTAAGAAATACAAATACTACATAGACAAATGATACTACAAGAACATAATATGGATTCCTTTGAATCCGCTGCTCAGATGAATATGGACGGCATGGTCTGTTGGCTAATGGATGCCGAAATAGCCCGAGACATGTTCATCGCAAATATCGTAATAGGAGTTTCGTACTTCGTTATATCGGGATTGTTAGTTTTATTAGCTAGAACTACTTGGGACTTATTATCTAGGTCATTTAAATTGAATTTAGGATTGTTCTCATTCTTTATACTATTTTGTGGGATAGGTCATATTATCAAAGTCCTTAACATCTGGGAAGGTATGTTTAGGTTGGAATTAGCAATAGATATTGCAACTGCAGTAATCTCTGTAATTGAGGCTGTTTTCCTAACCTACGGTATGAGAAGATTCACTAGTAAGGTAAAATTAAATAAATCTATCTTTGACTCTAATTTCAAAGACGTCTTAGTTCTTACAGGAGTTTTAGCGCTTAAGAACAAAAAGCCAACTACTGCTTTGAAGAGGAATACCTTAGATAATAAAACAGTACTTGATATTCTTTTTGGCAAGTCTGACTTATCTAAATTATTCTTTTACGATTTAGAAAATATAATATTTAATTACGAATTTGTTATAGGAGGTTTAAAAGTAATTAGAAAGACTCAACCATCTGAAGGAACTTATTTAGTTATTAAAACAACTGAAGCTCAAGAACTTAGCGGGTTTACTATTGTAGACTCTAATACTTGGATTTATTGTGATAAAGGAAGTTTTGTTAATTTACCCTTAGATAAAGTAGTAGGGGTTAATTCTTACTCTCATCACTCTAAGAATAAAGTTATTAAAATTAGTATAGCTGCTAATTCTCAATTACGTATGTATTTTAGTAAATCAAAAATTTAAGTTATGATATATAAACCTATGTTTGATAATGGTCACGGAAGTGTGATCAATGGTATCTACCAGACTCCAGGTAAGAGGAGTCCTAATTGGGAATGTGGTACTGTATATGAGGGTCAATTAAACCGAGTTATTGTAAACGGGGTAATACGACTATGTATGTTGAATAATATTCCGTACTACCATGTTTCACCAGAGCTAACTGATGTTGGTTTAGATGCTAGAGTAAATAGAGCTAATAAGATTTATGCTGTAGATAGAAGTGCTTACCTTTTATCTATTCACTTTAACGCTGGAGGTGGAACTGGGATTGAGGGCTTTACTTCTAAAGGAGAAACTAAATCCGATCCTATCTGTAATCTATTTCTAAGTAACTACGAGGAAGTTGGTGAGAAGATGAGGTATGACTACTCCGATGGAGATAAGGATAAAGAAGCTGGGTATTATGTTCTAACCCGTACAAACTGTCCTGCTGCTTTGATGGAACTAGGCTTTATGGATAATAAAGCTGATTACCTAAAGATGTGGGACACTGATCATTTAGACAAACTTATTAACTCTACGTTCAAGACGGTTGAGCAGTTATATAGAGGAAGTCTTTAAACCTTTTTAAGAGTTTTGACCCCTCGTTTGGGGCAAAGCTCTTTTATTTTCCTAAAACACTGCCTTAGAGCCTGAAAACACCCTTAAACAAGGTATTTCGCTCGTTTGGCGATTTTTAAATTCAAAAACCTTATGGAAGCCGAGGAAGACAATTTAGATTTAAACAAGATAGTTAAATATCTTAGTGGGAGTAACTCGATACAAGATATCCAAGAGTCCGATAAACTTGCTCTCTTATTAAGAAACTATTCTAAAGCAGGTAATGCTTATCTTGCAATGATGGTATATAAAACCATGGAGCGTGTTAGTAGAATGATGACTGCCCTAGATTTCCTAGAAGCCAAACTCTACTCTCAAGCTGAATTAGATAAGATGTGGGACCCTGAACAAATGTCTGAGTTAATCGTTCAGATAAATAATACAATGAATAATGGCATAAACTTCATTATGCAAATGTCATCTAAACGTATTGAAAACAAGTATAAAGCTACTAACTTCAATTTCAATATTAATACCTTCACTAATGTAGAGACAACTGATAACGCCAAGTTATTGGATTCTACCCAACGTCAGAATATGAGAGACTTAGTTGAAAAAGTTAAAGCATCGATAATGGATGGATCTAAGTAGCCTACATCTCAACCCAGATCAGAAAGCTGGTATTGAGAAAATCCTAATACAGGATAAACACCTAGATAGAGTATTCTATGACACTCTTAGTCAACACGAGAAAGATGAGTTCTTAGGAATAATGCTTCAGTTGATAGACAAAGGGGAGTCTACGAAACTCAATACTTTATGGGAATTGGATTATGAAGTTAAACCCGTAGGTATTGAAGAATTCATTCAAGATGAGTATTTCCTTGGAAGAATATTAGGGAAAGGTATGTATCCTGGATGGAAGGAACACGTATATAATATAGCCAACCCCGCTAATAATATTACTTTCGCCTGTTTTACCGGAGCGATTGGATTAGGAAAATCTTATATTGCTACTTCTCTTATGCAGTATGATTTATACAAGTTACTATGTTTGAGAGACCCTCAGAAGTTTTACTCTCTACCTAACACTAAGATTCGATTTGCTATTTTTAATATTACATTAGACTTGGCGGGTGATGTAGGTTTGGAACTTTGGACTAATGCTATTAGAAGCAGTCCTTACTTTCAAGAGATAGCTTCAATCGATCCTACTTATGGAGGAATAACTCTCCCTAAGAATGTTGATATAGCAGTAGGGTCTAACTTCACCCACGCCTTAGGTCAAGCTATCTTCTCTAGTTTCTTAGATGAGGTTAACTTCTCGAACAACGCTGAGAAGATGCTTAATAACTTTAATGCTCTACTTAGAAGGATGGAATCTAGATTTAGGTCTCCTGATGGTAGGATACCAGGAACTTTCTACTTAGTATCATCTAAGAAATCTGGTAGTGACTTCTTGGAGGGGTACATACGTAAGAATAAAAACCGTGAAGGTACCTACGTAGTAGATCAACCTATCTGGAAGATTAAGACTCATAGATATGATAGCGAGGTAGATCGTCAAATTAACTTGTACCCTAGTGGGAAAGAGTTTAGAGTTCTTGTAGGTGACGAATCGACTGACCCTAGAATTTTAAGACCTGACGAGTTACTAGGTAGTACTCAACGTATCCTAGATGTTCCTATTGAGCACCAAGATGCATTTGAGCGTGATATAACAAACTCCCTTAGAGATATTGCAGGGGTATCTGTTTATGATGAACAAACGTATATTGTTAATAGGGATGCAGTTAGAGCTTCATTTAAAGAAGAATGCTATAATCCATTCCCTGCATTACTTAAATTACCTTTCGATCCTGAAGGAGACCAGATAATATCATTAGTAGACAACGTTTATTTAAAAAGGTTGTATAGCGAAACCTCTACTATTAAAAGATCGATCCACGTCGATGTTGCGGTATCTGGGGATAAGTTAGGTATTAGTATGGGGCATATTAGTGCACTTAGAGAAATTAAGAGAACTAATATTAATCTTGAGGAGACTGAAACAATAGAGCCTTTAATTAAATATGACTTCATTGCTAGGATAGGTTATCTAGATGGGGAGCAAATTCCTCTATTTAAAATAACTAGATTTATAAATGATTTAATAAAAGGAATTGGATTTGATATATCTGTTATTACTTTTGATGGATACCAGAGTACTTACATGGTTCAGTTACTTAATGCTAATGGACATAACGCTAAGGTGTTATCTGTAGATAGAACTTCAGATGCTTATGACACTCTTAAGAATGCTATCTACGAAGATAGAGTCTCAATGCCACCATCGGAGAAAGCCCTTATTGAACTTCTTTCGTTAGTTAAAGATAACAAGACTAATAAGGTAGATCACCGAGATGAGAATATAGATCAATCTGAGGGGTCTAAGGATGTTGCGGATTCACTTGCAGGCGTTGCCTTTAACTTACATAGAGAAGATGAGTTCATTAACTCATATAGAGAAATATCCCCAGCTGACTATATTGCTAGCTTAGAGGAAATGATGCAAGACCAATTAGCTGCTAGGTATAATAGACCTAAGTCAGTTCACGAATTAATGAGCGATCCTGAAGAGGATATAGATGAGGACGGTGAGTGGTAGATTCTTCCTCGTCCCGAATTTCTTTTAAACCAAATTTGAATTAAAACTTAGTAATTATGGAAAACACCACACAAGAAACTCTTCCAACAACTTCGGTTAAGTCAACCCTTTTGAAAGCGTTAGAACTACACGCAATCGCGGAAGACATGTCTGAACAAATTGTTGCCAAGGTCGGTGAAACTAAAAACCTTGAAGAATTAGTAAAATCGTCAACAACCGTTTTAAATGAAACGTGGAACGACGAAGTCTTCACTAGCTCTATTGTCTCTACAGTAATTGCTCTTGAGGAAAACGCTGAGGCGTATGAAAGAATTTATCCTAACTTCAGTACCCCACCTCCTGCGACTAAAAAGAAAGCAGCTAGCGGTGGTTCAAAGTCTTCAACACCTAAGAAGCCTGTTGTTGATCTGGAGTTCCCTATTAAAGTTGACTTGGAAGCTAAGTCTTTCGCAACTGGAAAAGAATTATTAGAAGCTTGTCAGAAGATTGTTGCCGACGGTAAATCTCCTAACTTCCAAACTTTGTCTGAGCACTTCGGTGTTTCTGAAGGACGAATTGGAACCTTAGTTGACAAGACTACTAACCTAACAATGTCCCAATTTGTAAGGAACGAAGTGTGGTTGGATGGTAGATATGAGTAATTTATCTTAAATTCATTAAAGGTGACTCTAACGGGTCACCTTTTATTATTTTCAATTTGTAGTTTATTTTATTACTTTTAATCCAAAGTTTATTTTATGGCAAAAGGCGCAGGATTCGGTCTTCCTGGAATTTTCCAAAATCTTAAACCAAAGAGGGTTGATCCTCTTGTTGATGATTCTGAAAATGACGGACTAGGCGGAGGTAATTTGGAACAAGAGCTATTAGGCTCCATTGTACCTACCCACAAGCGTTCAATAATTTATATGGACGCTGACTTTGTAGATGCTTCAGATGAAGACGTTAGTAGCTTCCTGAGTGACATCTCTATTGATGCTACCCAGTACTCAGCTACAACTAACTCTTGTATATGGCCAACCTCGAATGATAAAGACCTAGAAATAATTATAAGTGACTTACTTAAGAATCTTAGAATTGAATATAGAGCTCAATCTATTGTTAGGGATATTGCTAAATACGGAGATAAGTTCGGCAGACTTATTATTGATCCTAGCAAAGGGGTTATAGGTATTAAATTAAATATCCATCCTAAGGATATGGTTCGCTTAGAATACGGTGGACAATTAATTGGATTCTTCAAAGTTGGTGATGAAGCAGCTCTTGAGAAATATGAAGTAGTTCATTGGATGAACCCTTCTGAATTTGTCGAGGATGATATTCTTAAAACCAACCCAATTATTAAAGATAAATATCTTGTTGATAGAGACCCGTCTTATGGGTTCTCCTCTATCTTCAGAGTTATCAGTATTTCAAAGAGACTAAAATATACTCTTGATGCATTAACTATGGGTAGGATGGCTAAGTCCAAATCTTTCCGTACTCACTATGTAGAGGTAGGTAAAGCCACTGCTGGAGAGAGAGTTAAGCTAATGAGAACTTATCGTAAGGTATGGAATAGGACTTCAGGGGGTTCTTACGGTGGAGGGGCTAAGGATGCCTTTTCTCGTGAGGGTGACTTCTCCTATGAAGTAGACAAGATGTTTCCCGTATCTGACGGTAAGGGAACTTCTTCTATCTCTAATGTTGGAGGTGACTTAGATATTACAGGAATAGCTGATATAGAATACTACGATAAAAAGAAACAACAACTTTTAAGTCAGCCTGAGGGGTTCAATACTGCAACCCGACTTAAGGAGGATACTAAGTATGCTAGAATAGTATCTTCATATCAACGTTCATTCTTAGAGGGTGTTTATCAGTTAATAGATGTTCACTTGGATATCTTAGGAATATATGAGGAAAAGCGAAAGTACGTACTTAACATTGTAGAAGTAGATACTTTTACTCAAGTTGAGAGAAACGATGTGTTATCTTCTTCTATCGAGTTTATTGAGAGAGTTATGCAACTATCTAATATAGAAGGAGTTAATCTTAATGCTAATTACTTGTTTAAATATCTTATTACTAATTATGTTAAATTCCCTGGATTGAACTTTGATGCTTTAATAACTGAAGCACCTGAAGGAGAACCTTTAGATAAGAATGAGGAGGAAGCGTTAGATGAAGCTATCAATACAGTAGAAGCTCTTATAGAATCTAGTCCAACAATACGAGAACGGTTAAGTAAATTAAATGAAACAACATCTGCCAAGCTTTCAACTCTAAGTGATTTTAATCCTAAGAGTCATGTTAAGTCCTCAGATAAAAAATTAACAGACCATGAGAAGTGAGTTAATGGATAGATTCTCTGAGATTATCCCCATTGGGACTAATAAGAAATTAGAGTATAGTTTCAAAGAGTCTATCAATATTTATAGTATACTAGAGAGCAACAAGGGGCTTGATCCTATTATGGAAAGTCTTGCTAAGATTTATAATGAGACTTTTACCCATGCTCAACATTCTGATATCGCTATCATCAATGAGAGTATTACAGTTTTCTTAGAATCCAACTACGAACAGTTAACTGAGGTTACCTTCAAGAAGAAGAAACGTAAGAAGAGACCTAACTCAGCTTTATCTAGAGTTGCTAAACAAAGGTGGCGAAAGAATAAGACTAGTTACAAGAAAGGTCTGAAGAAGTTTCACAAATCATCTAAGGGTAAGACCTATCATAAAGCTCTTAGTCGATTCAACAAAAGAAATAGTAATAAAAAGGAGGGGGTTAATGATATAACTTTCAATGATATTACTGAGCTGATAATTGCTATATCCTCAGCGTTCACTAATGTATTATTATATATTAATGAGCAAACAGAAGCTAGCGAGGATTTTGACGCTATTGAATTAATAGACGTATTACGTGAAATTCAAAACATGTCAATTGAAGAATTGTTAACCGAGTACAATTCTGAATCCAAAGAATACCTTGACTCGGTGGTTAGTGAGGTAACTGATTTATTTTTAGATATAGTTACCGAGTATGAATTTTACCCTTATGAAGATAACGATGAAGAATAACATGTTAAAAGATTCCTTAGGTGTTAGTATGAAAGTACTATCTGAAGGAACTAGTACAGATGTGCTTCAACCTGTTTATCTCCAGTGCATTGCGATTACCCCAGATATACCTAATAACAACGGGCGGATTTACGAGGAGGAACTAGTAGATAAGATTTTAGCTACAAGAATGTCTCCTGATCAACTTAAGTCCAACCCTTTGTTTATGGAAATAGTTCATCCTGCTGAAGATCAGACAGGAGAAATTAATTCTGAAAGGATCGCTGCTCAGATTATTAAAGCATGGAAAGCTCCTAGTAATGAGCTTGTTGTTTTAATTGAGTTACTGCCTGAGATAGGTAATGTTGGAGCGAAAGTTTTGTATAACCTAGTAGTTAAAAGGAACGCTGTTCCTGGAATTAGCATTAGAGGATTTGGAAAATACCGTAGAGGGAATACTGTAGACACTGCGAGCTACAAATTCGTTACTATTGATATTACGTTCAATCCGTCTAATATAGCTAGCTTTGCCCAGAAGCTTAATAGTACTGAGGCATTGGACATCTCTGAATACATAGGAGAAAGCACTGAGGAAGAGTTAATGTCCTTGAGTGAATCATTTAAAGCGGGAGACAAATCCCTAGTAAAACTAATTGAAAATAAAAACGCAAACGTTAAAAACAGTAACAAGATGGAAGACCCTAATAAAGAATTACTAGAAAAGGTTGCTGACCTTTCTGGTAAGTTAGCTAAGTCGGAAAGTGAGAACGAGCAATTGAAGAAAGAATCTTCAGATGTTAAGGAAGAACTTGCCGCTAAAACAGAATCATTAAAAACCGTTGAAGGTCATTACGCTAAGTGTTTAGCTATTACCGAATCAGTTATTGATGAATTAAAGATTTCAGACCAATCTCGTGTTGACCTAGAAGTGCAGGTAGAGAGTTTGAATGATACCAATAAAGTTTTGACTGAAAGTCTTAAAACAACTGAAGCGCATTACAATAAGTCAGTGGCGGTTATCTCTACCATTAACGAAAGTGTGCAGCATAATAAAGTTGTTGAGATGGTTGAATCTAAACTTGGTGAGGGTGCTTATGAAAAGTACTCTAACCTTTTTGAAAACACTTCATATCAAAAAGCTGAGACCCTAGTGACTGCTCTTTCTGAGAACAGTAAGCCTACAGTAACAAAGCCTTTCGTTGAGCAATTCCGTAATGGAGCTGCTGCTGAAGGAGCTGATGCTGCTGAGGGTTTAGAGAACTTGACTGAGAGCGAGAAAGTTGATTATGAAAGACGTAAATTCCTTTACGCTCAAGACTAATCAGTTAATTGTTTAATTAATTTGAAATCTTAATAAAAAGATGAAATACGAAAATAGAATGACGGAAGTTCTTACCGAAGCTCAAAAGCACACTGCTGGGCTTAGAGGTAAGTACGCCAAGTACATGAATCCATTGACTGAGTCTTTGGCTTCTAAGAAACGTAGGCTTGATCCTATGTTAGAGGCAACTATGTTGCAATTGTTAAATAAGCTTGATGATGATTTAGCGATCATGGAAGCTACTAATTCCGGTATGGTTGGTTCTTTTATCCAGCATGGTTATGATTTGATCATGGCTACTTACCCGAATTTAGTTACAGCTCAGATTGCTTCTATCCAGCCTTTGTTTTATAAGACTGGTGAAATCTGGTTCTTATCTGCAGTTTCAGATAAAGCTAAAGGTACTGAAGTAGCGGGAACTAAGTTCTTCGATGCTAAGCAAGGTACTAGAATCAATAAGCTTTACTCTTCTGAGTATATCGATGCTGTTGATGATGGTGATGCAACAGTTACGACTTTTAACTTTGCTTATGGTGCTGAGCTTCGCACAAATGTTGGTGATGACTTCGTTGTTGTTACTGATGGTGTTGAAACTTTTACAGTTGACCCTTCTGATAACACTAAGCTTATTGGTTCTGAGGGTGGTGCTGGTACTATCAATGCTGCTACTGGTGCAGTTGCTGTTACTTTCGATACTGCTCCTGCAGTTGGGACTGGTAATGTTGTTGCAACAGCGAAAGTTTATTTTGAAAAAGAGCCTGATCAAATCGGTCAAGTTCGTATTGACTTGGTTTCTGAGCCTATTTCTGCTCAAGAGCATAAGTTAATTACTCAATATACATTGAATGCTGAATTCGACCTAAACCGTCAATTCAAAATGTCATTGTCTGATGAGTTGATCAAAATGACTTCTGCTCAAATTAGAGCTGAGATCGATCAATTATGTTTAGATCAAATTAAGGCAGCTGCTAAAGGTAATGGTACTACTTCTTGGAGTGCTACTGTTCCTTCAGGAGTATCTGAAACTGAACACTTCAGAAGTATCTTGACTGCTTTCCAAAGACAGTCTAACCAAATTTATAAGAACACTCACATGGCTGAGGGTACTTTTATCATAACTGGTTTAGATGCTGCTACTATTATAGAGACGTTGCCATCTTACCGAAGAATTGCTAAGTCAAGTGATTCAGGTAAGTCTGGACCTTACGTTGCTGGTGAAGTTGGGGATTACTTACATGTTAAGAATCCTTACTACCTTGATACTGAATGGGTAATGGGAAGTAAAGGGAACTCTGTTTTCTCTACTGGTTTTATCTTAGCTCCATATTCTGGACTTATGGTAACTCCTCCTGCTACTGATGCTAATGACCCGTTCACTATTTCTAGAGGACTTTGGTTACAAGCTGGTAGAAAGGTTGTTAATAAGTTCTTCTACGCTTACGGTGTAGTTACGAACTTTAACTAATCATTAATTAATCAAAGGGTGCCTGTTTAATACACGCACCCTTTTTAAATTCTAAATAATGGCAAATTATAAATTAACATCAAAAGTGAATCACCCGCTATCTATTAGTGCGGCTCACGCTAGCCTTAGGCTAAGCTTAGATCCATTAGGGACTAAGACAAAAGAATTAACCAGTGAAGCGGTTTCCTACCTTAAGAAGTACTTTCCAGGTATTGAGGTTACTAAAGTAGCTGACACTCCTGTTAAGACAAAAACTCCAGCTAAAGTAGTTCCTATTTCTAATACTGTTAAAGTAACTAAAGAGGGTGGTGATGTCGATCCTAATGCAGGTGATGTCGATCCTAATGCAGGTGATGTCGATCCTAATGCAGGTGATGTCGATCCTAATGCAGGTGATGTCGATCCTAATGCAGGTGATGTCGATCCTAATGCAGGTGATGTCGATCCTAATGCAGGTGATGTCGATCCTAATGCTGAGGAAGAGGAAGCTCCTATTGAATTCTCATTAGAGCAAGTAGGCGGTAAGTCAACTGAGTTACTAGCTCCTGATGCTATTAAAGCCTTAGATACAATTGCAGAGAATGATATTACATTAATTGATGTATTTGTTGAAGGAGATAAAAGAGTTACAATTACTGAAAAAGTTCAATCTTTGAAAGCTACTGAATAATGGCTTCTAGTAAAAGTAGAAAAAGAGGTAGAACCCTAGCTCAGATTGTGGAGGTAATCCGCAAAGAGTTAGGGTCTTCTATTGTACATATTGAGGTTAATAATGATGACATAGAAGAATTTGTTCTTGACTCTCTGCTTACTGTTAGTCAGTATAAGCCTAGAGTTCACACCACCACTGTTTATCTAAATGGTGAAGCGGGAGAAATAGTAGCTGAGGAAGTAGATTTCGATCCGTCATGGAAAGTAGGAGACAAGCCTTTAGAATTTAAATCTAGAGAAGACGTAATATGCTTTCTTAATATTGAACCTCTTCAGGGAAGTGTCGGAGAAATAATAAACCCGTTTACTCATAATACAGGTCTTTATTTCTTTCCTACTTCTGCTCAAGCTAATAACAACCTAAATGCAGTCTCTAGTATTATGGGAGACTTTATTAACTTTAAGATATTAGAAGCTGGGGTTGACTTAGCTCAAGCACAAGCGGATAGTGAGTTTGATTGGTGGGAAAACACTAATGACTCATCTAGAGCTTTCTTTGCTAATGCTAAGACAACTAATAAAGCTAATATTACTTTAGGGTTAGAATGGTATCTAGGAGATTTTGATTATGAACTACCTGATGTTACATCTGAGGTAGGGACGCCTTTGATAAAAAAGGAACAAACTATTAAAGGTAATGTCTTCAATCATACTAAGAATCTTGCTAAGGCTAAAACCATGCAGGCTATTGGTAGGATTAGAGGTAAATTAGAGGGAGGGTCAAATAGTACTCAATTAGACGGAGCATCTATTTTATCTGATGGTAATGAGTTAGAAGAAAAGGTAATGGAGTCATTAACAACTAATGTTGATTATTCTGCTGCCTACCAAGGTTGATTTTAAACTAAATTTTGAATTATGGCAATGGAAGGAGCCAAATACGGCAAAAAGAGAGAGGGTGAGGTTAAGCCCCAATTAGCAAAGATTTTTGAAAAGGAGGGATTCGTATTTCACGAACTACCTGATACTTTCAGAGCAAGGGGCGTAAGGATGCCCGCACAACCAAGTGACTTCATTGTTTTCTTTGAAGCTATGAGTGGATTCTATTTAGAGTTCAAAGTTGCATCTGACGAAAACCGTTGGACTAACAATGGCTTACAGAAGAAACAATGGGAAACTATTTGTGATTGTAAAAGAACAGGAGCTATGTACTTCGTTTTAATCGAATGTACTCAGAATAAATGTTGGTACCTAACTCCAGGAAACTTTCTTCATGACTTTGAGGAAGAGAATAAAACTAAGTCTATTAACTGGAAACACTTTAAAGAGTTCCAAATTGACAGTTTAACTCAGATTCCAGACAAAGTGTTTGAAACGGTTTCCGCAAACGAAGCTAATACATCTTCTAAAGGTGTTTAAAAGCGTTTTAAGCAATGTTAAATCCTCTTTGGGCGAAAGGTGCCCCAAGACCTAATAAATTCGTAAATGAAACTTCAAAACATGATAGAATCCGTAATGACGGAAGCTGATATTATTGCCTCAGTAAAGCGAGGAAATCTTGGGGATCAACTCCGAGGACATCTTAAGAAGATGTACGATATAGATAGCTCTGATCTTACAGCAGGTGACCGTAATGGTAAAAAGGTACTTATCTATAGTGCAGTTAATCCTAAACAATCTACCCAAGATTTTTTAGCAGATGATTTTCTGTCTAACTATTTAATTATAGAACCTGGAATTCCAACTACATTTTTAGCTGAGTAATGTTACATCCATCAGACAAAGAAATAAATTATTTAATAAGCCGAGAAGAGGAGAGGTTTAATTTAATCAATCCTCCTATCTCTTATCAAGCATGGGAGAATTCAACTGTCCTAGCAGATGAAGATGATTTCTTTGGTGATGATAAAAATCGTAAGTTTGCTAAATCTTTCGAGGTACCTGCTGATTACGATTTTAACGAAAAGATAAAGAAATGGGAAAACGGGGTTTCTCAGATAACTAACTTGATGAGAGTCAAGATTCCTATTTCCTTACTTGCTAAAAATAATGTTGCCCCTAAGAAAGGTGATCAGATGATATTTGACGGTGAGGTATATGATGTTCTTTCAGTTAAGAAAACTGACATCATTCAAGGAACCTCAAATAGATTTCTGTTTTATACAATAACAATAGATACTGAACAAACATCCCAAGACTAATGACCCAACTTAAAAAATTAATAGAGTCATCTAAGACTACTCAGGAAATTCTAGATGTTCTAACTGAATCTAATACTAACTTAAATAGTTTAGTTAAGCAACTTAAAGCATCACCTAAAGTATCCGACGTCAAAGTGGGAGGTAAACCAACCTATAGAGAAATCTGGTTTACAATAGGTAAGGAAGACTGGACTCTTGCTATAGACACTCAGTTAAGTAATGACGCTGAACTTCAACTCTACTCGGAAGACGGATTTGGAGCTGACGACGCTTTGAAACATCTTAATAAATTAGGAGTAAAAATAAAATAAAATAATGTTAGCTGTACGTCTCCCTAAAAATCTTACTAAGAAAGTTCGAGCTCTCAAGAAGCTAGCTAATCTTAATGAGGAATTTGTAGAGGAAAATATTAAAGCGTTTGCTGAGATGTTTTATAATAGACTAATGCTTCATATTGAAAACCAAGATTTAGGGTGGAGACCTTTATCTACTGATTACTTAGAATGGAAACGTTCTGAAGGTAAAAGCACTAAGATTTGGGTTAAGGATGGAGTGCTTCAGAAAGAAATAAAACTAATGCGAATTACGGATGAGAATCTATGGTTCGTTGGTATTGATGGAACTGCAACTTACCCCGATTCGGATATACCCGTTTCTATGATAGCTGCGGTTATGGAATATGGCTCTCCTAGCAAAGGTATTCCAGCTAGACCTTTATTTAGACCTAGTCGACAAGAAGTTATTAAGGAGATTAAAGTGATTATCGAAAGAAACAATCAACGTTTCCTTGCGAAACTGAAAAAAGAAATTGGATAATGAAAGTAATAGAAGGTAATAATAATTATAGCTTATACTACACTAACGAGATGGGTTCTGTTATTAAGGTGAAAGAGCTTTATACTAACAGAATTATAATCGACTTAGATGGTAGGGAGAAAATAATTAACCATAATGTATTTAATCGTATTCTTGAGGAATATGGTTATACGGCAGTTAGTTCTAAGAACAATAAGAAAAACTTGGGAGTTCTAGTTGAATCCAAGTTGAACCCTAAAGATATCGTTGAGTGTCTAAGAGAGCAATAAAATTTAAATTTCGTTTAGACGAGGGAGACTTCTTGATTGAAGCATCTAACATAGCATTATTCCTAGAAATAGGAGAATTCTATTCAATTGATGCTGAGTCAGGAATCATTGTATTTTCTATTCTTAAGTTTAGAGATATTGATACTTTAGAAATAAAGGTAGATACTGATAATACTAAAGGGTCAATTAATACTAATGAAATCTTCACTGAACTACACCGAGGGTTTGACCTTAGTGCTTCTACAGTAGGTAACTATGATACTCACTTCCACCGAAATGGTTATATGGGTATCTCTAATTCAGTTAAACAACTTTTCTTAAATAAAATAGATAACTGGGGTTGGAATAATCTTGGGTTATTTAGAACTTGGGAGCAGAGAAAAGTAAATGATGCTAAATGGGTACCTCTTGAATTCTTCAATAAGAGACCTGTATTTAGAAAAGAGTTAGTTGAACTAGAAAAAGATAAGGCTAAGATAACTTATCCGTATATGACCTTTACCCCTCTCGGTCATACTAACTTAACAGAAGAGTGGCCATTGATTGAAGACTGGACTTCATCTATGGATAACCTGTTGGTAGATCAAGAAGACGACGATGGCGTTGCTATCTTCCGTGATATAGAGGAATTTAAAGCTCCAGTAGTAAAAGAATTTGGATATCAGATTACTGCCATAACGGTAGGGTTTCCTGACTTAGAGTTAATACGAACACATCTTGAGAATCAAATCTTTCCTCTAGATCACCTAGAGAGGTTTGCAACTTTCCCATCAGGATTTAATTATCGTGTTCGTCAGGAACCAACAGTAATCAATCCTTTAACTGATTCAGGGATTTTTGAATGCTCAATAGATTATTACTTTTTAATACCTATCGTGGAACACTATCCTGAATACACTTTTAAAGCTATTAACGGAGAAATCGTTATTAGTGATTAATTAACAAACATAGTTTTAATCTAAAATTTAACAAAATGAACATAGGAAGTAATATTAGAGAAGAAAGCGATAACAGGGTAGCAACTGTTAATCCTGCTCCTCTATACAATATCGCTATTGTTGGTAAAGCTGATGCTGGACCACTAAACAAAGCCGTACTATTAGCTGACGATGACTTCTTTTACAGAATTTTTGGTAGAAACAATGTTGATTACGCTGCTCACATTATAAGAGGTATCTTTCAAAATGTTGAAGACGTAGTTCCTAATGTATATTTTGTTAGAGACTATGACCCAACTGAAGCGGGAGATGCTGCAAGTGTAGCGCTTACTACTGTTGGAACTGGAAGCATAACTGTTTCCTCTGCATACTTTGGAGATACGTCTCCTGGTGCTGACGGTAATAAGTTGAGAGTAGTAGTCAACGATGGTTTTACTTCAGGTTCTTATTACATAGAAGTTTACAAAGCTGATTCAGACGGGAATTTATCTAGAGTAGAAACTACTCCTGAATTTACTATTAGTAACATTAAGGAAATTCTTGATGCTAACTCTCAGTACATAACTGCAACATCCGTTACACCTGAAACGGTAACTGCAATAACTGCCGGTACTACTTTATCTCTAACTTCAGGGGCTGATCCTGACGATGCTGCTGAAGCTGACTCAATCGCTAACCTAGCAGTTCTTGAGAATAAGAAGCTTCAGTATATTATTCATACTGACCATTTCACTCAGAGTTACTTCCTACTTCAGGAAGCTTGGGCTAGAAAACAAAAGGTTTTACCTATAATTTCTGCTAGTTCAAGTATGAACCCTGCAAGTACCTTTACTGAATACTCTAGCCTTTTGGTTAAAGAGAGTTTCAATGCTGGTTACTTCAACTGGGGCTACGTTTCCAAGTTCGATGAAGATGAGGGAGAAGTACTAGTTCCATTAATTGGACATATCTTCGGTGCTTACTACGTTAACAACCGAGTTAAGGAGGGTTCTAAGGCACATGAAGCTCCAGGTGGAATGCGTGTTACTGTTAGAGGAATTAATAGTCTTCAGCATAATGATCTTTTAACTCCTACTATCCGAACTAGTATAACTAGGTCTTATGGTTGGAACGTTATTAACTTCGAAGAGGGGTTTGGTATTGTAGTACAGAGTTCTCGAACTATGTCGACTGCTAACCACCTTTATTCAATTCACATCCGAACTGCTAAGAATTACTTAATTCAGAGCTTTGCTGATACTTTGAAATTCTACCAACAGAAAGGTAACAATCCTAAGAATAGATTGTCATTAACTGTTGCGTTACGTTCTTTCTTACGAGGAGAGTACGATAAAGGGATGTTCGAAGTTGAGAATGGATTTGAAGGGTCTGTTGGGGTTATTTGCGATGAGACTAACAATGGTAAGCTAGTTAGACAACAACGTCAAATGCAATCCAGAGTTAAATTAGTGTTTACTGAAATCGCAGAAGAAGTTACTTTAGCTTTATCTCAGTCAGTTGACGCTTTAAATATTGTTGAACAATAAAATCCGAAATATGAGACCTCAAGTTATAGAGACTACTACTAATTTAATGACTGCTAACTTATTCACTTTTGAATTTGTTGGAGTTGCGTTAAATAGCCCTAACTTCAATAGAGTTGAAGGAGCTAACTTAATGGCTGAGACTGTGGAACACCCTGACGGTGGTACTGGTATCATCCGAAAGTTCCATGGTGGAACAGTTAGAGCCGAAGATATTTCTATTGTAAGAGTTAGAGATAATACGCAAAACGATCTTGACCTTTACAACATGGTAAGGAATTACCTAGTAACAGGTCAGAAGAGAGATGGGTTGATGGTTAAACGTCAATTCGGAAAGATCATCCGAAGAATAGAATTCGAAGGATTGAATACTTCTGCTGAGCAACTTCCGTCTTACGACAACGGGGCTGCTGCTGGTGAGGAGATAACTTATGCTTGTCAAGTTGACTGGTATGAAGAACTATTTACAGGACTTTCTTAATGAAACTGACTTTTGTTAAATCAATCGTTGAAGGGAAGTTCCTAATTGTAGTTAGTACAACGGAATTTGCCCAATCTGATCTTGACCTAATGGCTCTTCACGGAGAGCCTATAGTGTCTATCGGTGGGGAGTTAAATGATACTGATGATGCTTTCTTGATGAACTTTCCTAAAGTAGATAGATTAATTAAATCTGATTTACCTTACACAATAGAAGTTTCTGATAGTACAGTACCGAACAATGCACTCTCACTACTTGATGTTGCCCTTTCTATTACAGCTAAAGTCCAACTAGTTATAGATCAAGCAATGACAGATTTGAGAGCTAAGACTGACACTTTCAGTGGGACTACTGAAGTGACTATTTGAGACTCGCTTCCAGAGCCGATCGATAAGCCCTACCCCTAACCAAGGTAGGGTTTATTATTAACTGTGAATCGAATACCGCTAAAATCCACTTTTAAATTTGTAAATTAAATACTTTATTATGGAAGCTAATGAGAATCAAAAAGTTTACAACAAACTACATGTCCCATTTGAGTTTGACGGTAAATTGATCGAGTATTTCTCCGCAAGAGAAGTTACTCCAAAAGAAATTAATGACTATCTAAATAGTGATAAGAAGCAGAATATAGACTACATAAAGTGGGTACTAGATTCAGCTTGTGTTTGTCTTGACTCTTTAGGTGACTATTCAGTTAACTCTCAATGGGTTGCTAATAAGAGAAACACTTATCCTAGAGTTCTTCTTGCAATGCCTATTGTTAACTTTACTAGTATCTTAATTGGCTCTCACATTGAGACCTTTGAGAACTTAATAGAAGAAGCCCCGTCTTTCGATAAGATAAGTGGGAAACCCTTCTTAGGTAAAGTTGATCTACTGGAGAATGCTGATGGTAGACAGGCACAGACTGCTAGTGAGTTATCTGTTGACATCGAACTTAAGTCAGGTTATTTCATGTCAGATAAGCTAGCCCAGAGAGTTGGAACTACTACTGATAATAAAATTGAGCTAATAGGAATTAGGATTCCGACTTTAGAAGATGCCTATAAAGTACGTGAGCACTACGGAGTTGATGAAAACAACTATTCATTTCAAACTAACTTACTAGGTAGGTGTTTGTATAAAGCGGTTTGTGTTGATGGTACTGAACTCCCTGATAATATTGTTCAGACACGAGGTATTGATATAATAAGCGGATTATCAGCTAAGGACATCAGAGAAGTTATTAAAGGACACAATAAAATCAAGCCTGTTAATAATACCTATACAGTTCAGTCTGATGACGATAAGGTAGGAACAATAGAGATAGACTCGGGTTTTCTATTCTCTCTCGCTTAGATTCAAGTCCATTAGCGAGGGAGTTATTCAACATAGGATTAACTCCTTTATATCATAACATATTTTATATGGCTACTATTGTATTCGGACATAAGTATATTGATAAGATTTATGGAATAGCAACAGTACTCTCAGTTGAGACTAGTAATAGTTTTAACGATGTTTTAAATTGGACTTACAAAGAGATAATGCATAGGGATAGATTATACCGTCATTATTTCGAACAAAGAAACTCTAAACAATAATGAATGCAAACTAGATTAGATTTTGGTATAGGATTCGAACATCAGTCAGTAGATAAACAGACTAGATCACTTAAGCGTCAAGCTAAGGTAATGCTAGGAGCTGTATCTGCTCTGGTTACTATGAAGAAAGCTGGAGGTGCTGCAAGTAAATCCATTGGGTCTGGTTTCAGTTCCATGGGTAAACGAGCAGGTAGCCTGACTAAGATGATTGGAAATAAATTACCTGGAGCTTATGGAGTCCTACTTAAGGGAGCAACTAAGTTCGCATCTTTCGCTTCTGATAGCTTTGACCAGCTTAGTAAGGATGCTATGATATTGGAAGGGAGGTATACTAGACTAGCTAATGTTCTAGGGTCTAACTCCTATGCTACTAAGGTCAATAAATGGCAACGAGAGCAGTTAGCTAATATGCCAATTATCCAAGACGACCTACAAGACTTCACTCTTGCTATGAATAAGTTTGGTATTCCACCTGACTTAATGAATCTTAAAGGTGTTATTGAAGCGGGTGTAGGTCCAGCTAATGACTTTAACAATGCCTTGTCCTCAATGATGGACTTAGCTAACGGAGGTGATATCCAAGCTTTCCAAGAGTCAATGAATTTCAAGGTGTCTGCTCAGGAAATAGGGAATGCTCTACAAGGGGCTTCTACTGTTCAAGAAAGGATGATTGCTATTTCAAACTTTTATGATAAATCATTTGCAGGAGGGGTAGAAAGAAGTAATAGGACTATAGCCCAATCAATGAGTTTTGCAGGGAATATATTCCAAGACTTTAGGGAAGCCATCATAGGTGAACCAGTCAAGGGAGGGTTCTTATATGAGGTTCAGCAGATGTTCAAAGATGGTGTTGACTATCTTCGAGATAATAGAAAAGGAATAATTCTACTAGGTAAATCTATAAGTGGAGTATTAACCGCTGCATTCAAAGGAGCTATGAGAGCTGCAGGTCCACTAGTTGACATGGTCAAGGACTTAATAGGTTCATTTGAGACTTCAGCAGATACTATGCAAAAGAAATCAGCCATGATAGGTTTAGCTTTCACCTTTCTAGGGGAGAGACTTAGATGGGCATTTAATAATCCTCTTACTGCTTTAGATATATTGTGGGATAAGATCGTAGGTCTACCTGCTAAGTTAATGGATTTAGACTTTGAAGGAGGTTTCTCTGACAAACTGTTTGAAGTAGGGAAGAATGCAGGTAAGTGGTTATGGAAAGGTATTAAAGCAGGATTCTTTGCTCTAATGGAACTTGGAGGTGAATTCCAACAACTAGGAGCTAAAATAGGAGCTGAAATAATAAAAGGGGTTGGTTTAGATGATACTAAGGCTGGCAGGTTCCTACTTAAGACAATGGGTTTTGCCTCAGCTACAGGAAGTATGATGAGTACCTCAGCTAAAGCTCAACGTAAGGAAGTTTTCGCAGTAGAGCGAGGTCAAGAGAAACAGAAGAATAATAAAAGTACTGCTTTAGCTGCAATAAACTCTGCAATGGATAAAGCTGGTATTACTGACCCATCACATCGAGCTTATGTATTAGCTACCGCTGAACATGAGAGTAATGGATTTAACGCTAAATCCGAATCCTCTAGATGGTCATACAAAACTTTCCAAGATTTATTTGGTAAGCGTAATGGGAATGATAAAATAAGTGCAGGAGCCTACAAGAAAATGTCATCTCAACAAAGGTTTGGGGCTGCTTATACTGGGATACTAGGAAATAAGAATGCTGACGACGCAAACCGATTTAAAGGTAGAGGGTATGTTCAGTTAACAGGTAGAAGCAATTATAGTAAAGCTACGATAGCACTTAAGAAAGCAGGTTACAATGTTGATTTAGTTAAGAATCCTGAATTAGCCGAACGACCTGATATAGCTGCATTCCTACTTAGTCAAGGTATGAAGAGTGGGTCATTTACAGGTAAGTCTTTATCTGATTATGGATCAGGAGCTTCTTTTGATGCTATTAATGCTCGTAAGACTGTTAATGGAATGTTCCACGCAGATAAAGTAAGTGCCTTATATGACCAGAATACAGGAGGTTCTTCAGTGAATATGAACGTGACTATTATTAATCCAGTTAACGGCAAACAAGTTGTTAATGAAATGAAAAACGAATTGGAACGTAAAGGATTCCAAAAAGATCAAACTTAATATGGCGATACCTAGAGCAAGATTCCGTGGTTTTATTAGCAATCCTGATGCAGGGTTGTTTCTACCTTTTATGCTTAATCCTCAACCTCTTACTATTAATAAAACAGTAAATTGGGAAACTGAAGCAGTACCTGGATTAGCAGCGCCTGTTCATTATTTCCAATCAGGAGGAGAGAAGATTATATCATTCAACACTTTCTTTGATAATTCAGCGGCAGGTGTTTCATCTAATCTATATCCATTCGTTAACCCTGTTGGGGTAAGAGGGATTGAAAGTATATTAGAAGCTTTCTTAAATCCTCAAGCAACTTCAATAACTAATGGTGAATTCAACTTAGCTGGAGCTATTAAGTTTAAAGCACCTCCTCTTTGTACCTTAGTACTAGGTCTTAGATTCTGGAATGGTTACTTAGTATCTGCCCCATTAGAGGAAACTAAATTTAATACTAATCTTACTCCAACTCAATTTTCTTCAACTCTTGAATTCTCAGTAGTTGAAGATGGGGTTATTAATGAAGCTAATGTACTAACAAGAAATGGTTTGGCTTTAGCTGAGAGTGGAGTGAATTTGTTTAACTTCTCAATAGATATATAATGTCAGTACAATATCCCGAAGTAGAGATTACTAAAGATAATAAAGATTATAGGATTCCTTGGACTAAGGCTCGTAAGACTTCTTCTGAAAGTACTATTCATGTGGTTACTGAAGAAGACATCCTAGCAAATCCTCCTCATATCTACCACACCTTGTCCACTAAGTATTTTGGGGATAATAGTTATTGGGAATTAATATATGATGCCAATGCTCTGTTTTCTCCTAATATTGTTGTTCCAGGAATTAAAATCAAAATACCCGTACTTATAAATGGCTAATAAATTACATGGATACGAATGTTTTAGGCAAGTAAGTCTCACTATCCCAAAGACTGTTACAGGCAGACAGAGTGACGAGGAAAGGATAATACCTACTAAGTACCTACCTGATGCTCTAGTCTTTAGGACTGACCTTAATATGATTAACGAAGTCAGCTTCAGTATGTATGTTGACTTCTATTCAATATCTATTGAGGATTTAGAAGGAACTCTTAAACCTGAGATACCCACTTCAGAACCATTCTATCCTCTTATTGATCCTAGTCTTGCTGGAGTACTTAGGTGCACTATATCATGTGGCTATGTAGAAAACCCAAATTTAGGTAAGTACTTCCGAGGATATCTAAAATCCTTAACTCCAAGTTTTGCTCCTGATGGTAGACTTATGGTTAGCTATACATTCCAAGATAATGGATTTGATATGGTTAAGAGAGTAGTAACTGATTTTACTTATCCTGCAATAAGGGAGAATATTTCAGATTTAGATGACCATGCTCAAAGACAGATAACTGAATTCACTCCTGAGTTTAAAGGAACTGAAGATGATTTCAAGAATGCTAAGTCCTCAGCTACTAAGACTTCCAATGTTCTTGATCAGACTTATAGAAGACCTTGGGCGGTTAGTAAGAAAGCTGATTTCACAATAACCTTATATGATATATTTTACAATATTATAGACTCTTACGGATTCACTCCTGACTTAGACGTCCAGTTGAAAGACATAGTAGCTAGTCATAAGAATCCAATTAAACAGCAAGGAGTTACTGATTGGTTATTTATTAGTTCCCAATCTGAGAAATACGGATTTTATGTAACTAGGCAAATTACATCAACTGGTATGACTATTAAAGTAGAGTCACTTGCTGATTCGGAGAAATCTAACTTTGATAACTCAATCAAGTTCAGAGTCTTACGTCCAGGTCAGAACCTTGTTGATTACAATCCTCTAGTGAATAAGAAGTTTATTATCAAAGACCTTAATATAGATGTCTCAACTAGTGGTTTCTATTCTCCATTAATCAAAACCTTTCTTAATGAAGAGGGTGAGACTATTGTTGCAGTAAGAGGTAAGGATAAGAAAACTGAGTATACAAATTATAAAATAAATCAAGAAGCTGTAGCTGCTGCTGTTAATTATGATCCTGAACGATCTTATATTCTTGAGATCATTAAAGGTAAGATGACTATTGACGATGCTATTGCTGAAGGATTCATTTCGAGAGAGGTTGAGTCTGATAGTAACGAAGATGATACAGATAAAGCTTATAGCTCTTATGTTCCATTAGGTTGGACGGCTAACTTTGCTAGTGAGGGTAATCCTTACTCAGTAATAGGAAATTGGTATATAATAGAAGGACTAGGAGCAAACTTCCTTAGACCCATTCAATTAATAAGTGTTGAAGACACGTTTTCACATAGGTGGGTGACTACTTATGAGCTTAAAAACTAACAATTTCCGAAAATAAAATAATACCCGACGGAAAAGGGCTCAAATAAAGTGTTTAAGACGGTTTTCCGACGTTTTAAAGACTGTTAATTAAATTTTGGGGCAAAGCTGAGGGGCGAACTAATTAAATCCTAAGACACTGTGAAAAAAGGTGGTACATTTTATGCTAGAATTGCTTTAGATGATCTTGACTTCGAAGATGTGGAGATGACTGGTGATATTCCAGTAATAGTTGGCAGTGAGGTTGTATTGGCAAGAAGTCTAAATGATGCTTTTACATTTAAAGTTCCAACCAAAGAATTTTTTCTTAAATACAAAAGTGATCTTCGAGTTGTTGTTGAGAGAGCTCATGATACAGATAATAGGCTTTGGTGGAAAGGATTTAAATTGAATCATAAACATTCAATAGAAGAAATTAAATCTGATTACCCATATGTTGATCTAATTTATTTCAATGAAGAGTTCACTAATAGTTGTAATTCTAAAGTAGGAAGTAGATATTATCAGATAAAACATACTGACGGAACTTTTATTAGGATTTCACCTGACGAAGAATTGATTCACCTTTTTAATAAAGAAACCAATCAGTCAGTTAAGATTCACACTAAAACAAGTGTAGGTGATGAGGATGCAACTAAGCAACCTGCCGTTTTAGGAGATGAAGCTGTTTCTCTAATGAATTCGTTCTTAGATGAAATGTCTGAGTTTGCTGAAAAGATTAATGAGTTCTGTACTCTGCAAGAATCTGTTTCTACAGGGTACTTATCTCCTTACCGAGCGGGTTTTGCTACTTTGAGAACTCAATCAGATGCAATTAAGACTGCAGTTGATAATATAAAGTCAACTAAAGTAAATCCAATTTTAAGTAATTCTGTAATACTAGACTAATGGCAAAACGAGTAACTGCATATCCTTTAGAAATAAGAAATGGAAGAACCTTGATCTCTGATGATCCAGGATCGGAACTTGATCTTCTTCTTGACTATCCTGTTAAGAGAAGAACTTTAGATGTTAATTACGGTGTGAGTATGGCTCAGTACCAGCAATTGTCATTTAACGAAATAGAAAGACGAGCTCCTCTAATCTTAGTTGAGCTTAGGAATAAATTCCTTAGGTATATTAAGAATACTAGCCTTACTAAAGTGAATATATTCAAAGAGAAGAAATCTAGGTACTTCAGTGTAGAAGCCTACTATAAAATTAATCAGTCTGTCGCTAGTACAGTTAAAAACATAGGAAATGAGTAAGAACACTTTAGTTGGAGTTATTAATATCGACAGAGACACTATGTTTCAACGTGCGGTTGATATTAAGAACTTATACCCGAATTTAATAGATTGGGATATTGAAAATGATAACGATGCTCTTCGAGTTATCCTTGATGCTTATTATTTAGGTATTGAAGATTTAGGAAAGTTTGCTAATAACTTAGCTCAAGAGTTTTCAATGGCATCTGCTATTACGAGAACTTCCGTTGAGGAGAAAGCTTTCTTAGCTGGATATAATGTTACTAGACGAGCTTGTGCAGTAGGAGTCCTTACTATAAACTTTGATACAGGGATATCTACAGTAATACCAGCTTATGGTTTGGTTCTATCAGGAGACGGAGTTGACGGTAGTAAAATATTTGTTGAGAATGTTAATCCTATTACTTTAGCTCCAGCGGACACTAGCTTAGAAATAGAAGTTGCTGAAGGTAGATCAAAAACAATAACATATAAAGCTAAGGGGCTTGTTAGAGAAAGCTTCCTAATTCAGGATAAAGTAATTGATTCTACCATTGTTTTAACAGTTAACTCTACTGAGTGGAGTCAAGTCTATAAAATAACAGGTGAGTCTTTATCTACGGATACTCACTACCAGCTTAGGGAAGTTGGAGATAATAATTACACTATAGTAGTAGGTGATGGAGTGAACGGGGCTTTGTTAGAAGAGTCTGCTATTGTTGAAATATCTTACAGAGTTGGTCAAGGGACTAATGGTAATATACCGGTAACTAACATAGACAGAATAGAATTAACACCTAGCGCTAGAATAATTGGAATCCAAGATACTGAAGACGAATTAGTAGGAGGAACTGATTTAGAGTCAATTGAGAAGATTAAAGCTTACGCTCCTAGAAGAGCTAGAATCCAAAACACTATAGGTAACAAGTTTGATATGGATATATTCTTACAAACGTATCCTGGAATTGGACGAGCTAGAAGTTTTCCTCTAGGGGTTAATACTATTAAATCGTACATACTTCTTACCTCTGGTTCAGTTACTGAAACCTTTTTAAATAATTTAAACGCAGTTATTAATTCAGGGATTCTTATATTCAACTTAACTTCGGTAGTTGAGGAGGTAGAGAAAGTAACAGTAGACATAGGTCTAGATATTATATATCGAAATAATTATAATGAGAAAGATTTGGAGGAGACTATTAAACAAACTGTTCTTGAAATACTTAATCCTTTTTACGTTGATGGAGATGACGAGTATAGTCGAGAGTTTGGTTCTGACTTGTTATCCTCTGATATTATTGCAGCTGTTGAGGGTATTGCAGGAGTTGTTTCAGTAGCAATTACTTCGCCTACCCCAGTTTCAGCTCAAGTGTTAATAGAAGTAGATGAGAATCAAGTTATTGTAGATGATGGAAGTACTGTCTCAGTAACTATGAACTCAATTGAGAATACGAGCCTTAAGACAAGTAGAAATGATAAGTACTTATTTAATAACCCAACTTCAAATAGCTAATGCATTTACCGTCTAGAGAAATACCGAGAGTAGTAAGGGAATCAAATTCTGTATTTATAGATATAACTGATTTCTTTGATAAACTACATGTTGAGTTTCCATATAAAGATATTCAAAATCTATATGATCTTCTTAGTTACAAGTCTTGTGATAATAAGTACCTAGATTTCTTCTTATATGATTTAGGGTTATCTACGTCTCAAGCCCTCACTCCAGCGATGAAAAGGTGTATAATAGGGAAATGGGATGTTATTCAAGCTCAGCGATTCAGCACCCTAGGATTAGAAGCTTATCTTGGCTGTATGCTAGCGGGGCTTTCTATTGACTTCATTGGGTCTGCTCCTAAGAACTTTATCCAACCAAATCTAACTACTAACTCGTTTGGTAATTCTGAAATGGTTGCAACTGCAGGTCTAGCTTATGACCAAACAACTTACATATACTCACCTGCATATAGGGAAGAATCCTTTCTTAGTATTAAATACGACGACTCAGCTGAAATAACTTTTGATCTTCTAAATTATATAAACAGTCTATTGGAATTGGAATTACCTTTAAGGGGAGTTCAGCAAATTTGGACTTGGACGTTTCTTAGATCACTAGCAGATACTTATACGGTAGATGATAACAAACTTACTTTTGATACTACTGATGTTGATTCTTACTATAATAGGACTGATGCGGATATAGAATCAATTGATGGTAATAAACTTACTATTTCAGGAAATCTGATAGATATTAGCAAAATTCTGTTAAATCATCATATAAAGGTAAATGGTAACTCTGGGTCAGATAGTATAGTGCGAGTAGACCAAATTGTTTATATAGCAAATAGGGATGAAACCGAGATCATATTAGATGTAGGTGGATTTGACCCAACTGCCCTAACTATTACTTATATCTCACGTCCGTATCTATTCCTAGACGAGACTAGGTATTTAATTATAGATATAGAAAATACCGATACCTTAGTTCTGAGCGAGGATATAGTTGAACCTTTCGATGATATTTATTTAACTGATAACATTTATTATAACAATTAATTATGGCAACACCTTATGAACCAGTAAGATATAAGATAGGAGATTCAGTTCTGTTCCTAGAATTCTTACCAGTACCCAATTTATTTTTTGACGGTGACTACAACACTAATAGTTGGTTAGTCTGGAACTTCGTCGGTGACTTCTTCGCTAGAACTTTTGGAGCTGTTCGTGGTAATGGATTCGCAGTTTCAGTTAGCGGGTCTAATATTACTATACAGAACGGAAGATTCTGGTATAAGTACTTTGTTCTAAAACAGTCTACTAATGTGACTCTAACTGGAGAACGAACTCCAAATGCGCTAGAGTATCTGTATGTTAAACTAGAATTAAAGAGAAATACAATAGCAGATGATCCAGCTGAGCAAGACCCTGTTTTTATTAGACAAAATGTAAATGGAGAAGAAGTATCTCGACCTAATCAATACTTATATTCGTCTGAGTATGTAGTATCTTCAAATGGAGGTTTAGATAATACTTCAGATACAATAACTACTAATGTGGTTGACGGAGAAGCTGTAGTTGAAACTTACTATATTAGGTTAGCAACTATCTCTACTTCTAATACTGTAACAATGGATTTACCTGTATTTGGGAAAGTAGTAAATGACGTATCGGCACTGGAGAATTCAATCTCTAGTTTACAGTCAGAATACGATGCTTATGTGGCTTCTAATAATATAGATATTACAGCTTTAGAAGGAGACGTTAGTACTCTGCAAGGAACTGTCGCCCAACTTGGTACCGATTTAACTACTTTAGAAAGCACGGTAAATTCCCATATTGGAAATACCTCTAATCCTCATAATGTAACTGCAGCTCAATTAGGTATAACACCTGGATTGTTAACTTCTGAATCTGAGACAACTTTTACCTCGTGGTCTAGGTATAGTAACTTAACTATCAACCACGGGTTTGCAGGTAGACCTAAGTTTGTCCAAGTGTTAATGGTAGCTAAGGGAACTTCAGATGGATATGCAGTAGGCGACGAAGTTATAATTGATGGAGTTAACATAGTAAGACCTGATTCACCTCAGTGGGTAGGTATCCGAGTCAGACTTACTTCTACTCAAATTCTTTTGCGAGTTGGTAATTATGTGACTATGCCAACAGGAAGTGATGCTTTACGTGAACTACTTGATGATTCTAATTCAGCGGCAGGTTATTCAATTAGGGTTAGAGCTTACTACTAGTATTTCTCTTTCCTTAAAAATCTTAAAAAACCTTTCTTAAATAAGTTATTATTATTTATTTTATACTAAAATAAAGTAATAAGTAATTGGTTTATTTAATAAAAACTTTTCTTATTTTTTTATTTTTAACTGTAAAGTATTAAAAACTATTTTAATTTAAAGTATTAAACTTAAACTATTTTAACTTAAAGTAATTTAAACTCTCTTTCTTAAATGTTTTCTCTCTTTAGTATCTTAACTAGAGGGGGAAAATATTATTTAGAATCTCTTTGGTGAAGGGAGTCTTTTAATAAAAATAATTCTCGCTTATGAGTAAACAAAGTTCGGTATTGGTTAAAGATTATATGCGTGATTACGCTGAGTATGTTGCGAAGACTCGAGCTCTTCCTAATATACTAGATGGTCTTAAAACTAGCCAACGAAGAATAGTGTACTCTGGTATCTCATCTGGACTTAGTGATACTTCTGGTTATAAAAAATCGGCAAGTTTAATTAGTTCAACGATGGTTCTTCATCCACATGGTGATGCTAGTATCTATTCTGCAATAGTTCGAATGGTTAATGAGAAATATCCTCTTCTCGACGGTAGAGGTAACTTCGGTAGTGAATTAGGGTTCTCTGCTGCYSCRAGTAGATACACGGAAGCTAGGTTAGGTAAGTGTACTCGCTTATTACATGCAAACCCAATTATAGATAAGTTCGTTCCTAACTACGATAACTCCAAGGATGAGCCACTGGTGTTTGTTCCTGATATACCTATGTCATTCCTACAACACTCTAAGGGGATAGGAGTAGGAATTGCTGCACATACGTTTTCCTACAACATAGGTGACGTCATAAACTATTCCAGAGATATTATTAATAATGTTACTCCTACTGCAATGGTACCTGATTTCAAAGGTGGTATTATTACTGAGCATTCAAACGGAACTGTTAATATCGCATGTAAGTATCATTGGGAGGGTTCAAATTTAGTACTGACTGAATTTAGACCTTACTTCGATTATGAGAAGTTCACCAAGAGCAAGAGACTGAAAGACTTCATTGAGAAGAACTTAATCTATATCTCTAATGAAACAACCCGAAATAAAATACGTATCGTTATTGAGAGTAAGAGTACTAAGATAATTCAGGACATAATAATTCCTATGTTGTCAATGACTTTCTCTGAGTCTCGTAACTACACCTCATCGGGGCTTCCTGACACTGGAGGATACGAACCGATATTCTCTGAAGTATTTAAAGAAGTATTCCATGTTGATAACTTATCTTCATTTAGGCGACGCTTCAATACTCCAGTAATTAGAAATGTTAACCACGAGGAGGTAGTTAAAGTTTGGGGTTATTATTATATAAACCGAATTATAAAGGAACATATCCTAGAGTTCAGAGGTGATTTGAATTTTATGATTAAGGAATATATATTAGAGAATGCCCGTCTGTTAATTAAAGCAGCTGACTTCGATGACCTAAGTGGCTACTTCACTAAAGAGTTCACTCGGATAAGTCTAGATAAGAATATCTCCAGAATCATTGAATCCTTCAAAGACTACAGCAAAGCTATCCTACCCGATACTAGTCCTATTTACTGGACAGGTGATTTAATAGAACATAGTGTAAAATTAGTTCTTAGTAGGCAGATAAGTTCATTGAATCGAGACTGTCTTAAAATAGATGAGGCTAAGCTGTACGATACTTTTCATTCTAAGTTAGTTGATGTTGGTGGTTATCGAGATAGAGTACTAGAGTCATTGGATAAAGCTGAGAAGACTTTTGATTTATCTAGGTCAAGTGAAATTCATCTAGGCTATGCTCCTCTACCTAAGGATACCAAGTCAAGTGTGTACTTAGCTAATACTCACACCCGTTTCTTTATTACTGAGGACTTAAGCGATGCTCACAACTTTAATAATTTCGAAGAGCTTCATGCAATAAGTAACTACCCAAGTAAGCTCACCTTGATTAAATCAAACTCTGATAACTATGATGCAGATTTAGATATCCTAGGAAGAGATACTAAGATACCTGACGTGATTGGATTTACAACTGAGTACCATGACAGAGTTCTTCTTATTTCGAAAGAGGGTCAGATAGGTTCATTCCGAACTACTTACAGGGGCTTGTCAATTACTAATAACGATTACTTAGTATCTGCGATCTCTTATAATTCCAAAACAACTGATAGTGTTATCCTAAACTACATTGATGTTAATGGTAACTCTCGAAGTAAGGTACTGAATCAAAAGTCCTTACCGGTATTCACTAGGTATCCTGTAGCTCTTAGAACAGTAGTGAAAGACTTAGGTCACTTCCGAGATATTATCTTCTTTGATTCTGAGAACAATGAACTCAAGAATGTAGAAACAGGTAGAACAGTTCAAAATCATAATAACATCTACGCTCACTTCTTGTGCCCTAGTAATACAAACCTTTTAATTATAAAAACAAGGGGTTCCGAGGTTGTAACTGAATGGGCTGGTAATATAAGGAACGCCAGAAAAATAATTAATCTTAACTTGGATAATTAAAAACCGCTTACTTCGAATCTTCCTCGGGGCGAAATTCTTTTGGTTTTGAGTTTAATAATTTTTAACCCCTTTAAGATGAGAAGAGCAGTAAAGACAACAACCCTTGAGGACTTAATCCCAAGAGAAGCTTTAGTAAAGCTGAGACAAGATTCAATTAAGGCGAACGAAGATTCGTATGAGCGTTGGATACGAGAGAAAGGAACTGAAATAAATGTCCTAAAAGAACAATACGATAACCTGTTAAAAAAGTTTGTTGACTCGGGTAAAAGTTGGGGTTTAGTCCCAATGTTACTAACGAGTAACACCTACTTCGATTTAAAGAACCCCGATCTAAACGTATATAAACACCACCTCGATTGGTACTTTAACACTAATGTCTGGCGATTTAATTGTCTGGTTCACAATCCTAAGAGAAGTGTGACTGACAAGAAACTTCAAGACGCCAAACTAATCCGACCTGAAAACTTAAAAATATTTCAATCTTGGAATAAGGAATACGAGCAAGTCTATAAGACGCATAACCTCTTCTCCTATGTTCCCTACTTTGATCCAGAAGACTTTATCGTAATCGGAAACAGTATGTCGTTCTTCAAATCTTCCCTAGATATCGGAAGACTTCCCAGTAATGAATCCTTTAAAATAACACGTAGGTTCGGAAGCCAGATAGTTGCCTTCCCTATGGTGGATAACGATTTCCTCCGAGAAAATTCGCTAACCACTGTTGATGACTGGAACCTTTTAAGATAAGCCCACATGAGCGAATATAATGCAGACTCCATAAAAGCCTTAACCCCTCTAGATGCAATTAGGTTAAGACCCTCAATGTACATCGGAGACGTTGACCACCAAGGCTTCCATCACCTCGCAATCGAGATACTGAATAACAGTGTAGATGAATACCTAGGTGGGCATTGCTCTAAGATAATAGTAAAAGTTGACCCTACCGAAATAACCATAGTAGATAACGGTAGGGGTATTCCTTGGAAGATGAATAAAGAGGAAGGGAAATCTTCACTTGAAGTAGTAACTACAATGGTTCATGCTGGAGGTAAGTTCGATAGAGATTCTTATGAAGTATCGGGCGGTCTTAATGGTGTTGGTTTAACAATATGTAATGCCCTCGGTGAAAAATACGAGGTGTATTCAAAACGAGATAAAGCAACTTATTCAATAAAATTATCAAAAGGTACAATAACACAAAATGTTAAAAAAGAGTCAGGTGAAGTAGAATTATTAAACTCACTCTCTACAGGGACACTTTCCATCTTAAAGCCTGACTCTAACATTTTTGAATATAAACTAGGATTCGATTCTGAGTTCATTAGAACCATAATTAAAGACTTATCCTATATCTGCCCAGGACTTGAGTTTCAGTTCTACAAATCTTACTCTACTCCTGAGCCTGAGGTATTCCTAACAGAAAACGGGTTACAAGATTTAATTCAAGAGTACTATGATAAAGTAGGTATCTCTGAAGATGACTTGTTAGCTAAACCTCTTCAAATAAATGAGAACAACGTAGAAATCTTCCTTCAGTTCAATACTAATAACCATAATAGCTTTAGTTTCGTTAACGGTATCTCTACCTACGAGGGTGGGTCTCACGTTCAATCTATTGAAGCTTGTTGGTATTCAACTCTAAAGGAAATACTACGGAAGAGTGACATACGGAAAGATCAAACAACTTTCGGTTTAGTATTTGCTATTCATCTTAAGATAGCTGAACCTAAATTCCGTGGTCAGTCTAAATCTAGGTTATCTCAATCTGAAGCCTATACCCAAGTATACGAAGTTATTGATGCCCATCTTAAGAAATACATCTTACAGAATAGGGGTATTGAAGCTGCCGTTCTTAAATACTATCAGGAGACTAAGAAACTTACTGAGGATATTAAAGCTCAGAAAGACGAGATTAAAGAGATTTACAAGAAGACTGTTGAACAGAATCAACTCCCTATGTCTCTTGTTAGGTCTAATAGAAATATTAAAGCACCTGAACGTGAAATCTATATTGTTGAGGGTCAATCAGCAGCAGGTACTGTAATTGAAGCACGAGACCCTTACTACCAAGAAGTTTTGCCGTTGAAAGGTAAATTTACTAACTCAATAAGAGCTGATAAGTTATCTACTCTTAAGTCTGAGGAAGTTCATAACATAGCTATGTCAATAGGATGCGGTATTCTAGATTCTTTTGATATAACTAAAGTACGTGCGGATAAAATAATTATTGCAAGTGATAGTGATCAAGATGGTCAGCATATTACTTCTCTACTTCTAACTTTCCTAATTAACTTTATGCCTGAAGTTGTTAAGACAGGCAAAGTATATGTAGCGTATATCCCTCTATTTACCTTAGCCCAGAAAGAGAAATTTGCTTATGGTAATAGTGAGAAAGAATGTATAGCTAATTTTATTCAACGACACGGAGTCCAACCTAAGGGCTATAATATTTATCGAGCCAAGGGTCTAGGTGAATTTAATTCTGAGGAATTAGAGGAGTTACTAATGAACCCCGAATCACGTACAATTGAGCAACTAACACTCTCAAATACTTGTATTGAAAAGATAAACGACATTATGTCAGGAGACACTACTGCTGACTTACTAACAAACATCGAATGAAGAAAATAGGAATAGTAGGACTTGGATATGTAGGCTTAACTTTAGCTGCTCAGATTTCCAAGAATAAAGATTTACAAGTATTTGGGGCTGACCTCAATTCTGATGTAACTGATTCACTTAATATCGATAAGGCTGCTCATTTCTACGAGAAAGGGCTTGATCATATTATTGAAGATGCAATGAATACTAATTTATCTGTAGGTTTTGAATTACCTGTGGGTATGGATATTATTATTGTGACTGTTGGAACTCCAGCTAATTCTTCAGGTCTAAATTCAGATTACCTAAAGGCTGCAATAAAATCAAATGTAACTAAATTAAACAAAGGTGGTTTATTCATCCTAAGGTCAACTGTTGATGTAGGTAGAACAAGAGACCTTAAGCACATGGCTGGTTCTTATGTAGGTTCCGAGGTTAATTTCTCGTTCTGCCCTGAAAGAACTATTGAAGGTAAAGCCGTTGCTGAACTAGAGTCTAATCCGCAAATAGTTTCTGGGGATAGTCAATTGTCTTTAGATATGGCGACTGACTTCTTCAATAGTATTTCTCCAGCTGAAATAGTTCAAGCTAATAGTTTAGAGTCTGCTGAGTTATCTAAATTGTTCTGTAATATTTATAGAGATATGTCTTTTGCAATAGGAAACGCCTTTTCTGATATAGCTCAAGACTACGGAGTAGATGCTTCTGAGGCTATTAATAACTGTAATAAGAATTATAGTAGGAGCAATATTCCTCAACCTGGATTTGTAGGTGGACCATGTTTAACTAAAGATACTCATATTCTTCTTGCAAACTCTACCCCTAGCCCTAGTACCAAATTATTAGAATACGGTAGAATAGTTAATTCAAATATACCTCAAGATGTTTCTAACTGGATTTATTCTAAAATTCAAGGAGAGACTGACTTGATCTTAATATCAGGCTTGGCATTTAAAGGGATTCCTGAGACTTCAGATGTTAGGGACTCTCAGTCACTGGAAATCCTAAATTCTCTATTTACTAGAAACAAGCAAATAAGGTTACATGATTTCACTTCTGCCTTACATGATCCAGTCTTTGAGTCTTACTCTAAAGCACCTGATAATTTCTTAGATGCAACTAAACATACTAGTATAATAGTTATATTGAATAACCACGAAGCTTATTCTGACTTTACTATTGGTGAGGTACAAGCCAACTCACCCAAGGATTCTTTAATTCTTGACTGCTGGTCCACTCTTAGGACTGACGGAATTTGGGATAACAAAAGATACTTCACCCTTACAAACTTTAAATAGATGATAAAAGAAAGAATACTAATAACAGGAGGAGCTGGTTTTATTGGCTCTCACCTATATGATAAATTAACTTCTGAAGGATTTGAAGTATATGTATTGGATAATTTCTTCCGAGGTATGCGACTTAACTTACCTGAGAACGCTAAGGTTTACGATGTAGATTTACTGAAAGACCCTATCTCTAAGATAGCTGATGTTATTGAGGAAGTTAGACCTGAGTCTATTTTCCACTTAGCTGCAATTAATGGAACTCAACACTTCTATGATTCTAAGCACCTTGTATTAGAAACTAATTCGTTTATTACGGATAGGTTATTTAAAGCTATATCTGCTCAGACATGGCACGTGAACCGTTTTATTTATACCTCTACTTCGGAGGTCTACGGTGATGCTACAGAGATTCCTACTACTGAAACTTACCCTGTAGGATTTAGACCAGAACAAGATAGAGACTCCTACGTTGCAGGTAAAGTCCTAGGTGAAATCCAAACTAGGTTACATGCAGATAAATTAGGTATTGATTATACTATCTACCGAGTCTTTAATACTATAGGTCCAAGAATGATTGGTAATAGGTATGGTCAAGTTGCTCAAGAATTTATTCATAGATGTCGTCAAGGTCAATACCCATTAGAAATAATTGGGGATGGTACTGAAACTAGAGCTTTCTGTAATGTATCTGACTTAGTGACTCTTATGTTTCTTGGATATCAAAGAGAAATACGAGGTACTTACAATATAGGTAACCCTGATGAGGTTACGATAAAAGCCCTTGCTAATTTAGTTATGGATATCTCTATCTCAGAGACTCCAAAAATAATTACTACCAAGGGGCGTGAGGGTGACCATAAAAGAAGATGTCCTGACATCGATAAATTACGTTACCACCTAGATCAACCATTTGAGTTTAATTCTTTAGCTGATACTATTATTGAAATGGTTGACTGGTATGACGCTAATCCTAACATAACTAAATTTTGGTAATATGCGTATTGCACTAACAAGGTTTGGAGGAGCCGTTTCCTTCCTTAGATCAGATTTGTTTCATTCAAATACAAACCTGTCTGATTACTATCTTATTAAATCAATCTGTACGTGTGGTATTCAAATTGATATCATTACTAGACCCTCTAGGAGTCTCCTTCAATTATTCGACCAGTGGACTGAACACCCTGAGTACGAACCTTGGATGGAGAACCTGAATTGTGTATATGAAGAAGACCCTGATGTAAACTCATATGATATGTTGTTTATTACCCAAGGGGCTGAGAATCTTAGATTAACTTCTCAGTACAATGTAAGTTCTCAATATTGGGTATACAGAGCATTAAGAAACTTTGAGGGTCCAGTATGGTATATTAACTTTGATACTTATATTCCTCTATGGATTGTTCCTGAGACTAGAGTAGGAGAAGAGGGAATGTACTACACTGCTAATACAAGGGATACTTTTCATAATAAGTCTATTAATGTATTCTGCGCTGGTAATAATCCTGAAATGTATTCTAGAGTATATGACACTTGGGGTGTTAGTAAATATATTAACTTCCTGACTCTAGCTTTTGACGGTCATGATTTACTTCATCGTATGTTAGATGAGTGGGATGACAAGTTTGAATTCGATGGTTGGAATATAGATCGTTTGGCTTTCGTAGGTAAAGATAGAAACGGAGGTAGTCGATATAACTACTTCATGGAAAGTGTTCAGAAGAATCCTAATCTTCAACTTGACCTATATGGTAATTGGAAGAAAGCTGACTTTAAGGAATATACTGATAACCAGATAACATGGCATGGGCAGCTACCTCGAGGGTCTAGTCCTGTGATGGATGTGTATAATTCACATATTGCTGCCCCTGTTATTGCTAATGACAGATATATCAAAGCTAATCAATTCACCGCAAGGGTTTATGAGGTAATCTCATCTAAGACTCTTCCTTTAATTGAAATTGGTTGGGCTAAGAAGTTTAGAGAATACTTACCTGAGGATTTAATAAGAGAGATCATATTCTCAACTGAGACATTAGGTAATAAGTATGATAAGTTGAAAGCTAATCCAGATTACCGTAATAGATTAGTTAAAGAGGTTTATACTGAGTTTAGAAAGTCAGTTAAATCTCACCTACCCGAGAAAGGTATCCTAGACTTGATTACCCAATCCCAATCTTTTAGTAAAAACAATGGGGAGATAGTTCAGAAAGAAATAGGTGAATTTAGGTTCGAAGCTGACAAGGAATCTAAGTATACTAGAACTAGGAACAACGCTGAGTCTAAGAGAGCTGAATGGATTAATTACTACTCTAAAGAAGTTACTCAACCTAAGTCTCTTCCTCGGGATATTTTTGGCTTCAATGAAGCAACCATCGATAATGAACAACTAATTAAAATGTTTGGACGAAATGAATAATAAACACTGGCAGATAGATGCAGCTAACTTAGATGATGCACTAATGAAATCCTTGTTATGTCTTAAAGACCAAGGTAGCGTAATCAAGAATGAAAGAACTAACTCTGAGACAATGGAGCTTCTTGATTACTCGGTTGTTATTGACAACCCTACTGATAGGAATTTATCTTTAGACAAAAGGGGTAATAATATTATAGCTCAAATAGCTGAGACTCTTTGGGTATTATCTGGGTCTGACTCTCTTGACTACTTGAGCCCGTTTTTACCTAGAGCTGTAAACTACTCAGATGACGGTAAGACATGGAGAGCTGCCTATGGTAAAATCATGAGACACTCAGCTCGTAACCTAGGTAGAAGTACAGTTTCTCTTGGATTTGACCAATTGGAAAATGTTATTAATATTCTTAAGGAAGACCCCTCCTCTAGACAGGCGTTTATTACCATCAATCTTCCAATGGATAATGATACGTTCTTACAGACTAAAGATACTCCTTGTACCTTAGATATTATCTTTAATATTAGAGACAGAAAGTTGAATGCCAAAGTTATAATGCGTTCTAATGATGCCATCTTTGGGTTCTCAGGAATAAATGTATATGAGTGGACTGTTATCCAAGAACTAATGGCTGCAATCTTAGGGGTGGGTATTGGTTACTATTCACATAATGTAATGAGCTATCATATTTATGAGAGACACTACGATAAGATGAATAGAATAATTGAGGCTAACGTAGAAAGAGACCACGAAGCTGAAAGTAAGTCTAAAGTGATTCTTAATTTAGGTGAGGATATTTCTCGTATTGAAGATGTAGATTATATAGTAGCTGACTATATTAGAATGTTAAGTAGGTATCATAGTCTTATTATTCAACGTATGTCCTTAGATTGTTTGAAACCTGATGTAGAAAGCTTCTTAGAGAGTCATCATAATTCTAACTTTGCAATCTTTACGTGCATTCCAATCTTAAAATTAATAAACGACTTGGGTTTTGCCAAGAAAGTTCTTATGCCTATTGAGGCAACTGATTTATATAAACAAGTATTTAATTCTAATTTCTTTATAAAACAATAATTATGAGTGAAAACACGATTCCTGGACTAAAGCTACATGCGCATAATACCGCATACGAGCAAAAGGTTCAACAACAATTTGAGTCTGGTGGCTCGGATAGACTTAAGTTTATCTCGCAGTCTGCTCCAGGAGAACTTGAAATAATAGTTCTTCCTCCATTCTCTAAAGAGGGAGTGATAGGTATTATCGACTCTCGTATCTATGATCTTCCTATTGATGATCAAGGCAACACTGATTGGTTTAATGACTATCACGTTACTCACCCTAACGACGAAAGACCTAATCCTATTAAACAAGTTATTAAAAAATGGAGAAAGGCTGGAGTTAATGTAGATGACTTTGATTCTTACGATAGAAGTTACATTAATATCTTTGTTGTTAAATCAACTGAGTATCCAAATGGATATAAAGATGATAAAGGTTATTACTTGCCTTGTATTCTTAAGCACACTCCAATGACTTTAAATTGGATACTTGAGAAAAACAATTCAGGTAGATATGATCATCCTGTAGATCACCCATTCTTCGGTAGACGTATTCTTATTACAAGAAAGCAGAAATCTGGTAGAACTTCTTACGATAGGGAGATTTTGGATGCTAAACCGTGGTACCCTAATATGGATCAGTCTGAGGGCTGGATTAACTATATTAACGGTATCTTGGATAACTTACCAAATCTTTATACAGAAGTAGCTCCGCCACCTACAGCTGAGACTTATAATAAAATGGTTAAGGTAGCTGGATTACTTGATACTAATATAGCGGAAGCTTTTGGGAAAGTGACTGGTTCTTCAACTCCAAGTTCATCTCAGAATGAAATGAAGAAACAAGCTCCTCAGGTAAGTGCTCCTCCTACTGGAGCGACACCTCCTGCACCAACTAGTGCACCGCCTGTATCGGCTCCTCCTGTTTCAGCCCCACCTGTAGCACCTGCACCGTCAGCTGCTCCTCCTGTAGCTGAGACTCCTGCACCGCCTGTAGCTGAGACTCCTGCACCGCCTGTAGCTGCTAGTTCTGCTCCACCTGCACCTAATTGGGATAAGACTGATTCAGTGACCGAGACGATACCTACGGATAAGGAAACTGCTCCTCCACCTGTATCGTCTCCCCCACCGTCAGCACCAATGCCACCTGCGGGAACTGCACCTGCACCGTCAGCTGCTCCTCCTGTTGCACCTGCACCACCAGCAGCTCCTCCTGTTGCACCAGCACCTCCAGCTGCGCCACCTGTAGCTCCAACACCTCCAACTAAGTAATATGAAGTACGATCTAAAAAAGATTGACTTAGGTGATAAAGCCATTCTTGCATCTGACGGCACTAATTTTGACATGCTAGATAGATACAAGACTGGTTTGGATTTACTTGACGTAATAAGCGGTGGAGGGTTCTTTAATGGACGAGCTTATGAATTGTCAGGTCCAAAATCATCTGGAAAGACTTCTGGTCTAATTGCGGCTCAAGCAGCTATGCAAAGAGATCATGAGGGAATTGTAGTTCACGCTGAGTCTGAGTCATCTATTGACTTGGACAGGGCTGAGCTAATGGGGTTTGAGCGTAATAACGCAATTATTCCAGATTTCTCAATAGCAGTATTAGAGGAGGGTTTTGAGTGGCTTAAAAATAATCTACTTAAAATTAAAGCAACATACCCTGATGCACCTGTAGGTCTATCTTGGGATACTATTGCAGCTACTATAACTAGAGATCAATTCAACTCTGGTGGTGGTGATAAGCATAATAAGGAAGTAGATATGTTTGCAGGTGGTAGGCAACAGAATGCTAGGGTAATTAAGTTTAAGTTAAACGAATTTATTCCTATCTTATCTAAGTACACTTCTTACTGTTTATTTCTTAATCAAGTTTTTGACTCAGGTAACATGTATGGTGATCCTTACGAAACTCCTGGTGGTAATGCTTTACATCATCATATGACAATGCGTCTAAGGTATGTAAGAGCTGGAAAGATACTTGATGGAAACGGGTGGCCAATAGGAATTAAGACTAGAATCAAGACTATTAAGAATAAACAAGCACCTGAGGGTCTTGAATTGACTTCTTATTTATTCTTTGATTCAGGGTTTTCTAATGAGCTTACTCTGTTCTACTGGTGCCAAGAACATAAGATAATTCAAGTATCAGCTAATGGTTGGTGTTCAGGTAATAAGCCTTACGGAATTGAGTCTTCATTTAGGACTTCTCAATTAGGACTTAAAGGTGAGCTTATCAAAGAAACTCCGTTCTACTACTGGATGCTCGAGAATGCTTACAAGTTTATGGCACATAAGTATAAATCTCTTGAGAAGAGGTACCAAGGCTATATTGAGGATACTCATAAGTTAGGTATGGCTTCAATAGAAGCATTGGGGGGTAAAGCACATCATCCTGCTGGTTCAATTAAGGAAGTTGAATTTAAAATAGAGGAGGGTTAAGAGCAATCTTTAACCTTTCGGGGCACCTTTCGCCCAAAAGGAACTAAACATTCCTTAAACGCTCTCAAAAGAGGTCTAAACGGTGGAACAGGGGCTTTCCGTTTAACCAAAGACTTTGAGGGCGTTATCTATTTAAAAGTCCTTTATTTAAAAATTTGAAATATGCTAAAATTCAAGACCACTGTTTTAATTGTTGATGGTGATTATTTACTTCACCGCTCTCTTAATACTGATGCTCTCCGTAACCTTCATAACTCTAAGACTTTTCCTACAGGAGTTCTCTTAGGTACTATACGTTCACTTAAAACTGTTATTAGGGAATTTGAACCTGATATGGTTTTCTTTGCTAGTTCAGGAGGTAAATGTCAATGGAGAGTTGACCTACTAGAATCGTATAAGGAGAAAGAGGAAGACCCTGAGAAGAAGTTTTCTACTGTTCAGCCTGACGAATTATTCTCATCTGAGGATTTACTATATAAGTCTAGGAAAGTACTTAAAGAGTTCCTACCTAGTTTAGGGGTTCGTAATTTAAGTCTGACTGGATTTGAGGCTGATGATCTTGGTATGAGACTAGCCCAGAGATATTCTCTCAGACCTGATGACTTCGATGTTATTATGTCTACTGACGATAAGGATTGGCTTCAAAATATCTTATATGGGGAAATGTCTTGCTACCGTCCAATTAAAGGGGAATTAATAAATAGAGATAACTTCTTAGATACCCAAGATATAGAACTTGAGTATTACCATTTATTAAAAGCGATTGAGGGTGACTCTTCAGATAATATACCTTCAGTAGCAAAAGGGTTGGGATTCGTTACCTTCAAGAAAATGGTCTATGCTATCCGAGATTCAGGTGACCCTGTTAACGTACATACTATTAAAGAGTTTGCGAAGACTAATTCATCAAAAGCTGCTTTTAAGAATCTTCTTAATGATTGGGATCAATTTATTCTTAATATTAGAGTATCTGATCCGTCTGAAGAAAACTTACCAATTGCTCAGATAGACCCTTATTTAAATGAGGCTTGTGTATCCTACGCCAAATTTAATAGAGATACAGTTGAAGAGTTCTTGAAAGAATACGAATTGACTAGTCTTTACTCTTTATTAACTGAACCTTATTTTAGAACCTTACGATAAATGAAAATATTTGTATATGCTGATGTTCAAATGGGACCTAGGAGTTTGTTTAATGAACCAACTGCTAGTGGCTTTGGACTTAGATTAGATGACGGAGTTGAAGCTTGTCAATGGATAGCTGACCGAATCTTGGAAGAGAAACCTGATGTAGTAGTTAACCTAGGAGATACTGTTGACCCAATAGGCGGGTTAGGAACTGAAACTATTGGAGCTGTTACTATTGGTATGGGTTATATTAGTACCGCATGTGAAACTGTAAATGCGGATCATTATGTTATGATAGGTAATCACGATTTAGCCTACACTAATATGCGAACCTCTTCAGTCGAGTTTCTAGATAAATTCCCCAATACTAAAATAGTTAGACATCCTCTGTATCTCGAACATACTGTTATGGTTCCATTTACAGAAGACTATAATTATGCTAGGGAGATTCTGAAGAAAGCTGAAGAAGAGGGTAAGACAATAGGATTTACTCACTTAGATTTCAAAGAACTTAATTATAACTCCTCATATAAGTCTACTGATGGGTTAGATGCTACTGACTTTAAGCTCAAAATATTTAATGGTCACGTACATATACCTCAGAAACACGGGGCGGTTGAGTGTATTGGTTCTGTTATTCAACATAGAACTACTGAATGGGCTAAGGAGAGATACGTAATTGTTATTGAAGGAGATGATGTGCGAAGAATAAATAATGATTTCTCCCCTCACTTATTCAAGACTGATAAGGCTGAACTCCTCAATGATCTTCCAGATAATACCTACTTGTGGTTTGAGTATGACCCTGAAAAGATTCATGAGGAAGAAGTCGCTGAGTCCTTAGCTAGATTCACTCGAACTATAGTAACTAAGAAAGTTAGTATTATTGACCTCAAGGAAGATATAGTAATTTTAGAGGGTGAGAGCTCTACTGAAATATTTAATAACTATCTAGATAATGTATATACTAGAGATAATAGTCTTGACTTAGATAAACTAAGAGAGAAAGGCAATAAAATAATAGCAGAGTCAGAAGTATGAGAAAACTAGTATTTGAAAGTATTGAGCTGACAAACTTTATGTCATATAGGTCAGCAACCTTTCCATTTGAGAGAGGTATTCATTCCGTTAGAGGATATAACTTAGATGATCCTAAGTCTACTTCCAACGGTGCAGGTAAGTCTACTTTGTTTGATGATGCCATTAATTTCCTATTCTACGGGTCAGTATCAAAACCTGGAGTGTCAGCTAACTCAGTAGTAAATGACCGAGCTAAGGAAGATTGCTCAGTTAAGGCAATAGTCAAAATACATTATTCAGATAAGGAAGAGAAAGTTCTTGATATAACTAGATATAGAGCTCATACTAAACATGGTAATGAATTACATCTTATTATTGACGGGGTTGATTATCAGAAACATGGTATACGTAAATCTGAGAAAGTTTTACTAGATACTATAGGGATATCTCAGAAACTAATGAGTTCAGTATTTATCTTATCTCAAGGTATGGGGTCTAGGTTTTCAATGATGTCTAATATAGATAGAAAATACTTCATTGAGAACCTAAGAGATAACTCTGTCTGGGATAATAGCTATGCAGCAACTACAAGAGTGTTATCTTCTATTAACGTAGAAATATCTAACTTGTCTCTTGAGATAAATAAGCTAGATGAGAGAATAAGAGTTAAGACTGAAGATAGAGCTAACTATGAAGCTAATATATTAACAGTTAGAGCTAATATTAAGAATCTTAACCTAGAGGAAGAACGGGCTGCACTACTAGCAACTAAAACCGAGTTAGAAACTCAACTAGCCACTGCCAATACTACCCTGACTTCATATCAAGAATATTTACAGAATTACGAAGCTTTCTTAATAAAATTTAATCAGGATACTGCTAAACCTCTGGCTGAGTTAACTGAGTTCACAGCTAAGAAAGCTGCTCTTGAACTTAACCTTACTAATTTAGTCTGTAATTCATGTAAGCGTCCATTTAAAGATGCTGAACAAGCTAAGATAGATATTAATAAGGAACTTGACTCAATTAAGGAATATTTAGCTAGAGCTGAGCCTTACAAATTGGAAGTAGATACAAGTCTGAGAGAACATAACTCTAAGATAAATGACGCTAGAACTAAGGTTAATACTTTAAATAGGCAGATACCTCAGTTGTCCTCTTCTATTACTAATAAGTTAAGTGAATTATCGGCAAGTGACACTAAGCTGAATAAGGAGAACCAGAAGATTGAGACTTACACGGAAGAAATAGTTAAGATAGATGATACCCTTGTTGAATCTAACAAGCTACTGGAAGTTAATCGAGGTGAATATAATACTAAATCAGTAGATGCTAAGTACCAAGAAGCTCTCAAACAAATTTTTTCATTTAAAGGGATTCGAAGTTTTCTTATATCAACTGACATTGTCTATCTGAATACTAGATTAAGAGATTATAGTGTTAGGTTGTTTACTGACCTAATAATTCAATTCGAACCTATTAAGGCTAGCGATGGGTCAATAGGGATGCTCGAAATTAATGCAATAAAACAAAGTGGGTTACATAGACCTTTCTCTAACTTATCTACTGGTCAGAGGAGACGGGCGGATATTTGTATTCAGTTTGCTATTAAAGATTTAGCTCAAAAGGTCTCTTCTGTTTATACCAATCTTTTAGTTGCGGATGAGCCGTTTGAAGGACTTGATTCTACCGGAGTTGAGAACGTGCTTAACTTATTATTTGAAACTACTAACCCAGACGTCTGTTTGTATATTATCTCACACCGAGATTTAGCTATTACATTCAGAAAGTTTGTTCACATAACTCTTCAGAATGAGGAGTCTACAATAGATATTAAATAACTAAATCTGAAAAAATGACATGCTATTAACAGGAAGAAATCCAAAAATACTAATTGTAGCTGATAAGTCTAGGTTTTTCACTGACGGTGAAGTTCCTGACATATCAACTATTCCACACTTAATAAGGGAATCCCTAAAGTCAGCTGATATAGCATTAGACTTTGTGGCGGTTCAGCTCATTAATAGGGACAACGAAGAACACCCTGAAGTCCATATGGCTCTAATGAATCTAAAAAGCACACTAGAAATAGTAGTCCCACTAGGAAGTGATGCGGTTAGATACTTACTCCCAGACTCAGGAAGCGTTACTAAGATAGCGGGTCAGAACTTTAATAAAGACTACGGTACAGGTGATCTACGAGTTGTCCCTAATTTTGACTTAGGTTATGTTCAGCGAGATGCTGGGCGACTAGGAGTCTTCGAAAACATCTTTAAGAAGATAAATAGTGAGACCTCTCTTACTAAGTCTAAGCTACCTACTAAAATACTTGAACCATATCAGTTCTTGGAATATATCTATCGACTTAAGAGTTATCTTGATAGTGGTCAGATGATAGGAGCAATATTTGATATAGAAACTTCGAATGCTTATCTTAACACTTCCCCTAAGTTATTAATGGAAGACCCTAAAGAATACATAACAGGTTTCTCAGTAGCTGATCCTGTTGAGAGGGTTGGGTACTATATGACTATATATCATCCTGATATAGAGAAGACTTACGGTAGGCAATACGCATTAGAACGGGCGGCATTTGCTACTGCTCAGTTAAGAACTTTCCTTAAATTTATTCCATTCATCTGTCACAACTCTGACTTTGATCTTACAGTTACTTGTTATAAGTTAGGACTTGATCCTCAGAAAGACGTTAGGATGGTTGGAGATACTTTAGTAATGGCTTACTTATTAATAGGGCTGGACGTTAAGATTTCATTTAAGCTGAAAGACTTAACTCGATACTACTTTGATATAGATGAGGATTGGGATCACGAGATAACTAATGAATTTGCTAAGTTACCTAGAAAGAATTATTTAAAACGGCTTGTTAATATTCCTAAGAAGACTGTTGAGAAGTACGGTGCCTTAGATTCAGTTGCAACACTAATGCTTTGGGAAATGTTCTTACCTGAGTTAGAGAAACAGGGTATGATGCATATTTATAAAACCTTGCTTACTGCAACTACTATGTTCTCTAATATCTATATAAGAGGATTGAATATAGATACTGACTTAATGGAATGGTTAGCTTCAACTCTTGAGACTCAAGAAGCATGGTACCAACGAACATTGCATAAATCAGCGTCAGTCCATAAATGGAGGGTAATGAATGCTAAGCCTAAGAGGGTTGCCCCTAATCCAGCTGAAACTAGTTTATCTGAGTTAGATACACCTTATCAGGGAGCAGTTAATCATCTAATTCAAAGTGGGTATACTACTTTTGCTCATATTATGGATACTGACCCTGAGGTTATTAAACAAACTGGAGTTGCTCCTGCTGAGTTAGACGAAATACTATTCGATGCTCAAATGCAAATAAGCACTCATACGTTTCCTACTGTTGGGGTTAGAACAGCCTCAATTAAGGATATAGTATATAACCCTGAGTACTTAGGTGAGAAAGCTGAATTTTTAACTGAGAAGGGAGCTCCTTCATTTAATAAGGAAGCTAAACTTCATCTTCAGCGACACGGGTCAACTACTGAGGCACGGTCTGTAGGTCAAATATGTAACTTACTTACTGAGATAGCAGATTTGCAATCTAAATACTTAAATGGTATTAGAAAGCACTCTGAATTATACGGGGTATTTAAACCGTCATTTACTTTAGTTGGAACCACTACTGGTAGACTTGCAGGTGATATACATTCATTCCCGTCATTCTCAGCTGATATAAAAGGCTTGTTTAACTCCAAATGGGCTAATCAGGGAGGTCTAGTATTTGCACCCGATTTTAGTCAGATAGAAGTAAGGGTCATGGCGGCATTCGCTAATGAGAACGAATTACGTAAAGCTTACGAAGAGGGGATAGATATTCACAAGTTCGTTGCATCTAAAGCCTTTAATAAAGCGGTTGAGGAAATATCTAAAGTAGAAAGGGGCTCAGCTAAAGCGATTGTGTTTGGTATCTTGTACGGTAAATCAATGCAAGGTCTAGCATCCGATCTTGGAATAACAGTTGAGGAAGCTCAGAAGATTCAAGATTCTATCTTTATTGCATTCCCTGGAATGAAAACTTGGATAGATAAAACTATTGCAATTCTTAGAGACCAAGGTTATGTTCAGAATGGATTCAATAGAAGAAGATATCTTCCTGGGATTAAATTAGACCCTAATGCAGATAGAAGAAATAAGTGGATTGTTGCTGAAGCTGAACGTGCTGGAGTAAACTCTCCTATTCAAGGAACCGCTTCCGATCTTACTCTTGAGTGTTTAATATTTATTGATAAGATGGTAATACAAAGCGGTTGGCAATCTGATATTATGGCTACGGTACATGATTCCATGGAAATTGATTGTCACCCATCTGAGGTTATCGACTTATATAGATTATGTAAATACGCTGGAGAAGTAAGACCACCTATTGTTTACGACTGGCTGAATCAAATGCCTATTAAGCTTGACTGTGGATTTGGACCTGACTGGTTTGGTGAATTTGAAGATGCTGTAATAGAGGAGTCAGAGAACCATATCTTATTCCACCTTGAGGGTCGTGAGTATCCTTACAATAAGTTAATGCCACTACTCCAGCTCAATGAATACTTTACCACTGAAGTGACTGATGTTGAATTCGAAGAGATGCAGACTAGTGACTTTGATGCAGATAGGATTTACCAAGGAGCTATCGATTTAGGTAGAAAAGTTTCCTTTCACCTTAAGATGACTAAGAATCTTGATAAATTCCAACCTTTATATGATAGAGGTTATGTACCATTCCCAACTGAGCCAAACTTCTCAGCTGAGACACTCGCGATACATAACTCTTATCTGAACTAATAACTCTTTTAAAATAAACAAATTTATATTATGCAAAAGAAAATATCATTCCCTGTTGAAATGCTATCTAAGCCTGAGGGGTATACTACTGAGAAAGTGGCTGAGTTTATGACTACGGTGGCTCCTAAGATGATAAAACTATTCGTTGAAAAAGATACTGACTACAATGGAAGTTTCGCTAATAGAGGTATGATCTCCGCTACTCTTAATCTTGAGCGTAAGATGGATAGAGTAAACTCGTTATTCTACTCAGGTAGGATAGCTGACGATAGTCCCTCTGAGAATATTGTAGATACTTATATTGATCTTGCTAATTATGCCTTGATGAATCTTTGGGCGTTAGGTGAGTTATCTCCAGCAGTTAAGTCTCAGATAGAGGAGTTTATTAACCCTGATGAACTTAAGGACGTTGAGTAAACCTAAAGTTGAAATACTACTAAGACCCGTTGACTCAATAGTTAAATTTATTGACGACACGGGCTTTGGTGCTCATCATCGTAAACTTCAGAAAGAATTTACTTTCAAGTACGAAGAAGATGAAGAGGTACCTAGTACAAAAGACCCAAAAGTTAAAATAACAAAAACGGTAAATAAGAAATATTTCTGCGTAGTTCCTGTTGAGGGAACTTTACGAGAGTTTAAATTCAAAACAGGGTTATATAAATACATATATAACTTCTTAATAGCTGAAGGACTTGAGGTGGTAATTACCTCTGAGCTGGATAGGTTCTATCATAGGAATCTTGACTTTACAGTGCCTTCAGATATTGTAGGTGGAGGAATACAACTCAGGGAAGATTACCAATTACCTGCTCTTAACTATAACCTAATCTATGCAAGAGGAATAAATAACATTCCAACTAGAGGAGGTAAGACTGAAATTATTATAGGAATAATAAAAAGTTATTTCGAATATTATAATAAAGATGCTAAGGTTACTATCTTAGCTAAGAAAACAGGGTTAGTTGATAACCTTATTGAACGACTACAGAAACGGGGCTTAGGTGAACAAACTACTATTCTTAATATGGATACTGTCCAACCTGAGAAACAAATACAAGTATGTGTTATTAATACGGTATATAATAATGTAGTTAAGAATACTAAAGAAACTCCAATAGGTAAAAGACTTCTGGAAACTGAGTTACTCATAATAGATGAGGTTCAGGATTTAGGAGCTGATATGTTTTATGGGTCAACCCTAGCTATATTATCTACACCACACTGTAAGCAATTCTCCTGTTTCTCAGGAACTCCTTATTTCGATTCTATTACCCCCGAAAGCAATCTAAGAGATATTAGAGTTCTTGAGCTTACTGGAGGTGTTATTGTTACAGTAGAGGATGAGTATCTTATCCAGAAAGGGTATAAGGCTCGAGGTAATGTAGTTTGGATTGAACCTACAATGAGAGGTAGGCAGCCTCAGATGTATAACTTCCAACAAGTTCAGAAGAAATATATAATTAATAATGAAGCTAGAAACAAGGCTGCTATAGGATTAGCTAGTAAAATCGTTGCTAGTGGATTTAAAGTTCTCATATTAGTTAATAGAATAGATCACGGTAAAATATTATTGAATTATTGCAAGGATATAAATACAACTTGTAGGTTCGCTAGTGGTACCGAGGGTCTTTTTGAAATGGTTGGAGGTACCGTCACCAAGAACAAAGATACTTCATATAATGTGATAGAAGACTTCCGAACTAATCAAGGTTTTAATTTATTAATAGGAACTTCAATCTTTGAGGTTGGAATCGACTTCCCAGGAGTTAATTGGTTAATACTTCTTTCTGCTGGAGGTAAGGATAATGACGTTCTTAATAAACAACGAACTTCAAGAGTTTTATGTCCAAATCCTATTGATAATAATGGGTACATAATTGACTTCTCAGATCAGTATAATCGAATGCTTAAATACCAAGCTTTAGGGAGAAATCAATCTTATTTAAATTCTAGGTATAATATATTCTACGGTGAAGGAGACTTCACTAAATTATTAAATAATTCCGTTAAATTACATAATGAGCGAACCAACTAAGTTTCAATTCGACGCTGACTATCAGCTGGAGATATTAGCGATGATAGTAAGAGACCCTGTTTTCTTGGCTATGAACCAAGACCTAGTTAAGCCGAACTACTTTACTAATATTTATTTTTCTACAATATACGAATTTATTAAAGTCTTCTATACTAAGTACGCTAACTCCCCTAACCTCCAGCAAATGAAAGTACTTGTTACTGAGGAGTGTAGGGAACGTAAATTGTCTGAAGATGTAAAATTGGAAATCTTTAACTATGTCAATATAATTTTCAATAGAGAGATAATTGACCATAACTTTATTAAAGATTCTGTAATTACTTTCTGTAGACAACAAGAATTTAGAAAGGCTACTGAACAGGCTTATAATATATTAAATCAACCTAAAGAAGATAGACAGGCTCTTGATAAAATATCTTCCTTATGGCTAGATACAATAAACAAAGGCTTTGGTGATGATATAGGAATAAATCTTACTACGATGCCTAATAACTATCGTAAACTACTTGAGGCGGAATACTCTGAAGCAAGAAGAATACGAAGTGCAATACCTGCCGTCAATAAATGGATGGACGGGGGTTGGAGTAGAGGAGGTTTATATGCATTCCTAGCTCCACCTGAACGTGGTAAATCTACTGTCCTTGCTGCTGAAGCTGCAGGTCAAGTTAGGATGGGTAAAATAGTTAACGTATATACTATGGAATTGTCTGAATTTGCTTTTATGATGAAAGTAGTTCAGAACTTAGTTAACTTGACTAGTAAGGAGATTTTAAGTAGTTCAGATGGAGTTGTTAAAGAGCGACTTGAATACTGGGCTAAGTTTAGATCCAACATAAATATAAAATACTACAACCGTGATTCAATTAGTGTAAATACCATTCGTGCTCATCACTCTAAGGTAGATCACTTACAGGCGGATAAAACCGATATAACCTTAATAGATTATGCGGATCACTTGATGCCAACTAAGTTTACTAATAACATGTACCAAGACAAGGGTCAGATATATACCGACCTAAGATCATATGCGTATGATTATGACATACCTGTTATTACTGCATCCCAACCTAAGATAGATGGACATGACGGGGATGAAGTTGATATTATTAAAATGCACCACCTTGAGGGTTCTTCTCAGAAACAACATATTCTTGATGGTTTGATTTCAATAAATCAGACTACTGCTGAGAGAAACATGGACCCTCCGAGAATTAGGTTATATAACGCTAAAATCAGATCAGGTGAGGCTAAGAAATATGCAGCTCCTTACATTCTAGATTACGCTAAAGCACAATTAATAGAAGTTAAATATGAGAACAACGATGATTAGACTAAAGTTCGCTATTAGTAAACGTATTCCGTTTGTTATTAGAAACTTCTTTTACCGAATAAGATTCTGGTTATCTTATAGGATAAATCCTAGAACTCATGATACCCAACTATTCATAAATAAGTTGAGTAACTCCAATATGGTTATTACTTCTGAGGAGTTAGGTCAACCTTATCATAATAGTAAAATACTTGAGAGTATTGATCACCTTACTCTTCATAATTGTGTTTACAAAATAACTCACGATAAGAAGAGAAGAATGTTTGTCACTACTATATTATACTTCAATAAAAAGATTCTGTCATGAAAATAGCTATCATAGGAAATACATTACCAGCTATCGCTCTTGCTGAGATTTTATCTAGGTCTGACGAAAATGAAATTCATTTCTTTAATACTAGTTACGGATTCAATTTTAAGGCACCTTCAGTGTCTGATATAACCTTAGAGCCTTTAGCCGAAGAGAGATTCAGTAGAATGTACTCTGGTATCTCATATAAGGAATTTAACTTACGAGATACTAATAAGACTGATAGGTTCTCATGGTTCAAACCTGCTACTGTATCGGAGGTTAATTTAGTTACTTTTAACTTCAAAAATATTATAACTTCTATATTCTCTAAATACCGAGACTATGCTAGTATAAACGGGCTTCTTGTTAATAAGGTCGAATCTAAGCATAAGACTGTAATGAATGTAGAGAATATAGCTAACTCTTTAGCAATGAGAGTTAATCCTAACATAACATATAAGACTTATAATTACTTTGAAGACGAAGTTGAGTTTACTTATGTATTTAACTTTTCGATACATAATATGGATTTAGCCGAGTCTGAGGTAGATTATCTGTATGAGGATGAGTTTGAGCATAATAGAATTATTTCAAATGCAGATTTCTATTATAAAGGTCAACTCATGTCAACTCTTACTGACAAGGTCTATTCATCGTCACCTACTCCTACAGGAAAACGAGTAGTACGATTTAAAAATAGAATCTATAGGGCATCCCGACATCTTTCTAATGAAATTTACGTCGGAGTACATACCCTAAAGGCGTTCCCATCTTATATCTACCATATAGCTGATTTTATATACAAAGGGGATATTCCTAAATCAAGACAAAGTATCTCTAATGAACTTTTTAGAAATTTAAATAGTAAACTATGACTTACATACCTAAAGCGATGAATCGAGAGTTTAATACTCTAGTACCGCAATTAATAACCTCAGGGTATTCTACTGAGGGTCAATTCAATGCTGCATGTGTTAGCTTGATTGAGGATAAGTATAATATGGCAACCACTCTAGGTAACTCTTGGGGTAGCTTATTCGATGCTTGTTTAAAATATTATAGTTCTGAAGAGGACAAATATACTCTTATAACTCAGTCTAATACATTCTACGGAGACGTAATGATAGCTAGGCAAAACGGGTTTAATATAGTATATGTTCCTGGCGATCCTACTGATCCCTTTAATATGGATCACGACGAATTACTCAAGGCTATTGAATACTTAGATCAGCCTGAGAATGCTATTCTACTTGTCAGTCATATAAACGGGCATGCTAATAAGAATACTGAGCTTCTTGCAACTACTGCTGAACACTACGGAATAACTATTGTTGAAGACTGTGCCCATTCATGGGGAGTTGTTGCTGATTTCGAAGCTACTACTAAGTTAGCTGGAACATTCGGTGAGACTGCAATCTTCTCATTCTATGCCACTAAGTTCCTTAATGCAGGAGAGGGTGGTGCTCTAATTACTTCTAACGACGAGCTAAGTGAGTATATGACTCAATACGTAAAGTACTCGAGAGAACTACATCATACTAATGAATCTGTTGCTTCTGGGTCATTTGTTCCTGAGGCAGGAAATAACATTAGAATATCTGAGTACCAAGCAATAGCATTAAAGGTTGCTCTTGAGAATGAAGATGAGTACTATACTGCTAGACTAGCTAAAGTTAATAAGTACCTAGCAGCTTTCGATCACTCTGACATCTTCGATCCTCTTAATAAGTTGGCTGACTACGAAGATAGCTTAAGTCAGACTCAAGCTCAATATTACAACTTCTATAAATTCTATGTTAAGGATACGGAAGCTGTTAGAGCTATCATTACTGAGCAAGGCTTTGAAATAGGGAGTTCAGCTTTCAATTATGAATGCCCTATAATCGATGCAGTTGCTGCTAGAGTTTCAATCTCAGTTGCTGACATCAGTGTTTACGAACAACTTGTTTCAACTAAGAAGAATTACATATCACTAAAAACCATATAATGAAAATAGGAATAATAACAGATAGTGTTTCACATTACGGAGATAAATATCCTCACCTACGAGAAGAGATTCCAATCTTCCAAGAACTAGTTGAAGCTGGTCATGAGCTGATATTACTATCTCCAACAGGTTCTCCCAATACTATGAAGATATTTAGAGCAGAGAAAGACTCATCTAGACCTTTAGCGGATTGGTTCACTCTAGGAGGACTTGCCATGATACCTGAGGACGAAGAACCTGAGTGTGACGTGCTTCTGTTATTAGCCCTACCTTGGATGCACGGATTTAACTATACTGTAATAAATGATATAGTTAAATGGGCACCTAAGTTTGATAAGATATTCATGTGGGATGTAGACTATATATTACATAAGAAGAAAGATTCATTCTTTGAAAAGATTCAACGTGACCTACCTGAAGTGTTTAAGAAGATTGAGATGATTACTTGTAATAGTGATTATGTTGATGCTTACAAAGCTGAAGGAGTTCAAGAAGCCTATTACATTCCTCATACATTTGCAGGAAAGGCGTTGCTTAGTACTAAACCTAGTGCTGATACTAGAAGAGATAAGTTTGCTAGTATGGTGGGACCTATGGGATATAGAACTAACCTATTACCTTGGGTGGACGCTGCTTACACTCTATCTAACAATATCCCGTTTTTATATCTTGACTTCTATGGCGAAGAATACGCTGCTAAGTATCGTGACTCTAGGATTGATATGTTCGATAGTTACGAAAATAATAATACTTTTCAAGTTCATAGTGAGAGGATATTTAAACCTTATCATGAGTACCTTAAATTCCTGTCAGGTCATAAGTTTCATTTACATGATTCAATTGCTCCTGGTTGGTTAGGTGAGGATTGCCGAGAGTCTCCGTACTTCTCACATAAAATATATGACGCTATCTACGCTGGGTGTCTTCCAATTACAACCAGATTCAAATATGTCGATTCAATAATACCTAAAGAAATTGGTAACTTATTAATTGTGTCTGAAGACGTAGAAGTTAATATGAAAAATATACATACACTTGACGGGTTACCTAACTCTACCCTGAGATACATGTATGATGAAATATACAAGAACCTTGAAACCTATTATGGAGCAGGGGCTTGGGCTAATTATTTAATCTCAATATTCCAAAGATGAAACCAATAGAAAAATTCGTAAACCACTTATCTAAGATGTCTCACCTGAAACGTATGGCATTGTTCTGTATAGATAACAAACAAGATTTAGCACAACACTCATATAATGTAGCTGTGTATACCCATATAATTGGTCTTGAGATCAAAGAGACTTTACAACGAGTTCTAGGTGAGAGTATAGATGTTAATAAAGCAGTAGTACAAGCTTTATATCATGATTTTGAAGAGCCTATTACAACTGACGTCCCTTATCCTCTTAAGGAAGAGTTTGGGGCTGAGATCATGGATAAGATAGATGCTTATGGGTCTAAATCAATAAAGGAGTTACTATGTGTTATTCCTCCATATCAGATTACTAATATATTCGAGAAGACCTCTGAATACTACATTGTTAAGTTAGCTGACTATATAGATTTATTTGTTTGGGTAGGTAGAAAGCTGAACTCAGTAGACGATACTACTAAGAAAGAATTATTAGAAGTTCAGGATACTTGTGTTACTCTACTTCAGAAAAACCCGTTCTTTAGATATTCTGGCTACTGTCAGGAGATAATAGGTCACGGTCCAAAACCAATTAAATAAATGGGTGAGTTCCACATAGACTCAGCTAGAGAGAATTCAACAGGGCAGATAATACTAAATTGTCCGTTCTGTGTTACTAAGGGATTCGATGAAGATACTAAGGGACACCTGTATGTGAGTAAACATACTGGTAAGTATATCTGTTTCAGATGCAGTACCCGAGGTCAAGACATATATGAAACTATTCCGTCTTTGCCATTCTTCTTCAATCCAGATAAAGACTTCTCTCTAGATTTTACCAAGCTAGACTTAGCTAATAAGAAAGTTATATTTGATCTTGACAAAATATCTAAGCCGTTAGATAAACTGGGTAAAGAGATGTTTTATCTTGTAGGTCGTAATCTAACTCTTGACCAGATTGAGTTCTTTGGATTTAGAGCTGGAATAAATAAGTTCTCAGGATATGTTATATTCCCTATTCATGATCAGTTTGGTAATGTTATTTACTTTGTATCTAGAAGTGTTAAGAAGAATGCTTACGCTAGATACAAGAACCCGTCTCTAGTTGGTAAAGTCAGCATCTTGGCTAATATACTAGTAGCTCGTCAATATGACTGCCAATTCATTGTAGAGGGGGTTTTCACTGGGCTAGCTATGGGATATAACTGGGTAGCTACTCTAGGTAAGTACGTATCTGAGGAACAAGCAATGCAACTAGCTACTTTATCTAGACCTATCTTCTGCCCTGATTCTGAGGTTCCAATCCATGAAATTGTGTCAAATTTAAAAAGGTTGTTGCAATACCGGCAGTCTGTTGAATACATGCCAATAGATAGAACCCGTAAGGTAGACTTAGATGATCTTACTCCAGATGAGAAGAACTTCTACCTATCTAAAATATACTATGTAGACTCCTTCACTATTAACGATCTTCCTAAGTATATTGAAAACTTCGGTAAGCTAGAAGCCGACTACAAGAAAGACTCTTTTATAAATGCAAAGTTTGAAAGAGATAAAAATAAATGGAATATACACTAAACAAAGACGAACTGGAGTTATTTGAGTTTATTGTTAAAGAGGTCTTAACTGACCCTTCAATTACTCAAGCTGAGTTAGCTTTAACAAAAGGTTTCTCCTCCGCTAAATTCAATAAGCTATATGGTAAAATAATTCCAGTATTTAGCTTCGCTAGATTCAAACAAGAGGTAATCTATAATCCAATAGAGAATACTCTAGAGCTGTACAATGACCTAAGGTTATCCGAGGGAAAGGTACAGCAAATATCTATTGAAGCGATAGGGTCTTTACTTGAGGCAAATTCTAATCTTAGTAAAGCTGAGATAGGGTGGGCGTTTGATAAATCTCCTAACTACATATTGAACTTCATTAAAAACCAAACTAAATTAAATTTCCACGAATACAAGAAGTCTCTATTGCCTGACTACGAAGACAAGCTAAGTCCTATTAGGGTGGACTGCATTGAGAACGGGGTTAGGTATAATTCTATATCGGAAGCGGCAAGTAAGTTAAAATTAAATAAAGGTAATCTAGGAAAGGCTATAAATAAGGGAAAATCAATAGGGGGCTACACGTTCAAGGTCGTTTAACGTTTATTTCGGTCGTTTCAACGTTTTAGTTACATAAATGTTTTGTTTTCTCCCCAAAGAGCCCGAAATTTGTTGTGTTGTTTACCACTGGGGTGTTCAACTTTAACTATAAATCTTTAACTATGAATGTTTCTTTAACAATTTTAACCGACTTAGCAAAAAACGAACTTGAATCTTTAATTCCGAACTTAACTTCATTTAAATTGGACGGTGTCTCTTCTTTCGATAAGTCAACCTTTTTTAATTTTAAGTTCGAAACCGAATTCTACCGTGGAACTTTTTCTTACTCTCAGAATAAGGGAACAAGAAATAGTCTTACCATAGCTGAAACGAAAATAAAATCTTAATTTAACTTTAATTTTGTTTTCCCAATAATAAAACCGAAATTTGTTTGTTTCCAATTTTTTAAACCACACATAAATGAATACTTCAAAAGAAAAATCCCTGATAGAAAGAGTACTAGAAAGAACCCTGCCGTTCGCTAAGAAAGTAAGTTACGAATGTTCCTCTTCCGTTTACGGTCCCGAGGACATCTTCCAAGAACTGCAAATCGAACAAATAAAACGGGTTAATAAGATAACTGACTTAGAGGAGAAGACCGAAACTGATTTGGTTTATATCTGCCTAAGTGAGATAAGGTTATATCGCCTATATGCCTTCCGTCACAACAACTCCATTAAAGATCGTGCTGACCGAGCGGAAGACTTTACTTCCACCCATGAGTACTCTAACGTCTCCTTCAAGTCTCCAGAACAAGAGTATCTTGAAAACGACTTATTCGAAAGGGTTGAAACTCGAATCGCTCACCTAGATAAGAAATATGAAGGTATCCAAGCGTTCTTCGACGAAAGCCGTAATCCAAGCTTCGATACCTTAGATAAGTTTGAAGCATATAAAACAACCGTGAGTAATCCACGAAATTGTGCTGCTGGTAATATTCCTCCTAGCGTCCTTGCCAAACTAATGGACATAACCCCAAGGAGGTTACTTACTTATAAAACCGCTATCGGTCATGCTCTGGCTTACGAGGGTGTCCCTGAAAGAACAATAAGAACTTACTTTAACTATTAACCTTTGTTTACGGGGTTTTGCTCCTGTCTTGGCGCAAAGCTCCCAAACAAACTTAAACATTGCTTAAAACGTCTATAAACATGTCTGACACAACTAATAACACTCCTCCCGAAAAGTTCCTAACCGCAAGGGTGCTCTGCTTTAAATTGCAAGAGATAGAAAAGGTGACTGGTTCAATAAAGAGGAAAGAACTCTTCAAAGAGTTAATGCCCTACCACGATACCATAGAGTTGGTTGATTTAATCTTCAACCCATATAAACCATTCGGAGCTACTCCAGGTTTAACTGAAACTGATACTCCTTGGGGTGATGAGATAATTGAAGAATTTGAAGGTGAATCTGACCCTATGGATTTACCGCTTACTCCAGTAATCGAGACTATGAATCAAATGCAACTTGGTACCTTACGTGGGAATGAAGCTAAGTCTAAAATGGACGAGGTAATTAAATCGTACCCTGACCAAGCCCGTAACTATATAAGACGTTTCTTCAATAAGACGTTCTGTAAAGGAATAGGTGAATCTGTAATCCAAACTTTTTATGAGAAGCTATTCTTCGGTCACGATCCAATGTTGGCTGCTGGTTGGAATGAAGCTAACCTTAAGAAGTGGTTACAATCAGATAGCGTCTGGATAGAACCTAAATACGACGGAGCTAGGTCTCTTGCCTTTGCTCCTCAATGGTGTATGTCTCTCCCAAAAGAATTTAAGGATAGATTCTTAGATAGAGAGTTCGTAGCTACCTCTCGTTCAATAAAACAATGGCATCATGAAAATGTAGCCCACATAATTGAGTCACTCGCTCCTATCTTAGAAAAGGGTTGGTGTCTTGACGGTGAGTTCCTTGCTGAGGATTGGAACGAGACTATGTCAATAGTTAGTTCGGAATTCAAACACGAGAAGTGTCTTAGCCTTAAGTTCTACATATTCGATGTGTTCCCTGCTAACTTACTTAACACTAAGTTTACATTCGATAAATCTTACTTGGAGAGAAGGGAGTGGCTTGAAAATTGGTTACAAGCTCAGAAGCTTGACCACATCGTTGTCGCTCCTAAGTTTGTGGTTAGGTCGGTTGAAGAAGCTTTCCGATATAAGGATATGTTTATTGAATCTGGATTTGAGGGCGGGGTTCTGAAGAGAGGTAAGTCTATATATGACTTCTCTAGGAGCTTCATGAAAGCTAAATGTAGTACTCGGGATGACTACGAAATTCTTGAAGTATGTGCTCCTGATCCTGAGAGTAAGTTCAATGTTCCTCCTACTAAGTTACAGAAAATCCAGTTAGTTAAGAAAGGTTATTCTCTTGACGAAGTTAATTCAGTTAAACATACTATAGGTTCCTTGACTGTTTCGGTTAATGGTAGCCCTTCTAATGTAGGAACGGGCTTCGATGATATAGAACGATATGGTCTACAGATTCTTCATGACCGAGGAGAGCTTATTGGAAAATGGGCTGAGATAGAAGCACACTCAGTAACCCGAGATAATGCCTTACGTGAGCCGAGTTATAAAATGTTAAGACTAGATAAATAATGAGCGACCTCCTCGATAAATACAAAACCCGTACTGTTAACTACGAGTACCTAAATGAACTATGGGAAGCATACTCATTAGATAGTGGGTCTGAGGAGTTCAAACTAATGTTGATTCCGTTCTGTAATCTAATTGCAACTAATCTACTTAGAAGATTCCCCCAAACTATCATAACGAAAGATGAGCTGTTCTCTGAAGCCTTTTACCGAGCTGTACGTGCTACTACTCGTAAAGACTCAGCTGACTTTGAGAACGCTTCCGCTTTCTATTCATGGTTACGTATTACCTTGGATAGAGGGACTGCCCCTTTAATTACTTATGGAGATAAAGTATACGATCCTAGCAATAATGAAGATGCTCCAGAAGTAACTAAAGAATTAGACTTAAGAATGTCTAACGAGTTTGAATATAATAAAGAGAAAATAGTTAAGTTCTTCAATAAGTCAGTTCTATTGTATAGTGACAATGAGAAGAAGCTCTTATTATTCTTACTAAAGAAATATTTGGAATGGGAAGACTTAGATGAGATAACTGATGATTTCATTAAGTCCCACTTTCATATTAATGTTAGGGAGATATACATCTACCGAAATCTATTTTTCATAATATTTAAAATATCCTGCTTAATGTTCCTCAAAGAAGACTTCAAGTTAAATACCACTCCCTTTAGAAAGATTGATAACAAGATCATAGTTGATAAATTCTTCTTGATGCTGGTTCATATGGAGAAATATCCCTACCTATCTCAACTATATAATATCCTAGGTGATAACTTCACTGACTTTGTAACTATCTTCGGAGGTTGTACTGTAGCGATACCTAGCTTGGAGGAGATAACTATTGCGAATGAAGACCTAGATATCTATACAGAGTTCCTTAACTCCGATAGGTCTGATGTTCACATTAAAGAGGTTGCAGTTAAATTCAATAAGAAGATGACTGATGTAAGGTACATACTTGATCTCCTAGATACTAAGGTAGAAAGATTCTATAAAGATAGTTATAAAAAATAAATCCATGAGTGATATTAAAGAAGAATTAGTTAAGCACACCGTTGTTATTGATGGATCAATGGTAGAGTTATTATTAGATAAGAACCTTGGACCTGATATGTTCATGTCTCAAATTCTTACTAATAGAATAATCAAGAGGAAGTTTTTATTGTTGATCGGTCTTAATAATAAGATTAACCGTCAGTCTCAGATAGAAGAAGCTCTTGACATATTAATGAAGAGAATAAAGAGAGATCAACACTTAATGTCAATGGCTGAGGTCATAGACTTATTTAAGTTGATGTCTGAAGTTTATTCCTCAGATACTTCTCAACTGAAGAAAATGATGATTGAACTAGTAACTAACTTAGCACCTGATGGCGAGAATAAGTGATATATGTAGACAAGCTAGGATGGATATCTATGAGGAGACTGGAAACTTTATCCCTATTGGTGATCTAACTAAGATTTACAAGATACTACTTAAGCACGTAGCTACCGAAGTTCGTAATGGTGAAGAGGTTACTATGTTCGACCTAGGTAAGATAACTTACAAATTAGTAAAGCCTAGTATCCAACCTGCGGGTCTAGGGGAGAATGATGAGGGTTATGATAATAAGCTGTTCGGTGGCTATATGAACCCTATCTTCCAGTTTAAACCTAATATCCGAGAATCAGTTAACTCAAAGACCAGATTAAGTAGGGATGACTACGAGTCTTTGATTTCTTGACTTTTAATCTAAAGTTTATTAAATGGAATTACAAAAATGGATTGAGAGTCCACTGACTGAAGCTACGATACGAGACTTAGTTAAAGAGTCTATTAGAACTGGCGCTGAGTCTTACCCTGTTAAGTTGAATAAGTTTAGTTTCAAGACTAAGACATTTGACTTCTCGGTAGGTGAGTACACTGTACTGTTAAGACTCCAAGACTATAACATAATTTCAAGATACAAAGGTCAAGATATTGAAAAGCTTGAACTAGCACTGTTGTCTGATGTTAAATTGAACTGTAGTTGCCCTGACTGGAAATTTGGAGGTTGGGCTTATATGGGAACTCAATTAGACTACGCAACTCACAAGGAGAATAGACCTCCTGATATTAACAACCCTGATCTTAAAGGGTCTATTTGTAAACACTCAACCGCTCTCTTAGTTAACATTAAGGAGCGAATCCCTGCTATGCTGAAACTAATAGACAAAGCAAGAGGTAATAAATATAATGTAGTTAAGCCATGAAAACAGATTTAATAAATCTTCTTGAATCAGACTCTGCTGTAGAATCAATAGTATCTAAGCTGAGAGAGTCAGAAGTAACTAAAGCCTACTCCGATATTAAACATATTGTGGGTAGTGATATTACTATTGATGTCAAGCCTAAAGAGATTGTACTTCAAGGCTATGACGATGATAACTTCAACGATGCTGTAGATAAGACTAAGATTTATCTTAATAGTAAAAGCATCAGCACCCATTCCATTAATAAGTTTACTGAAGCCGAAACTTCCTCGGCAAGAGCGTCTTTTGTATTAAAGAAGAACTTTTCATGAGACGACCTGAATTAGTATCAAAGATTAAAACCAGATTATCTTTATTACATCTACTCCCTGAGGACTTACTTCAAAGCCTAGAGATATTGTGGTCAAGTGAATCTAAGAAATTTAAATCCTATATTGAGGCTGATAGTAAAAATCAGAAAGGGCGGTGTGCTGAGATAAGTATTTCACCGTACGATGCTGAATTTACGGCTGATTCTATCGATGACTACCCTACTATAGATTTGTACAGTATTTTAAATATTCTTAATCCTTTCATAATTAATCAAAGACAATTAAGCTATTCGTACTATACTAACTTGGACGGGTCTACCTTTAATGCAATGTACCAGTATCTTAGAAATAGATTAGCAGGTAGAGCAGAGGTATTAGCTGGGACGCATAATATTAAGATATCAACCCGATTTAATAGGGAGATACTTCATGGTATGATCAGAGATTTCAATAAACAACATAAATTACCTAACCACTATAACTTAGAAAGAATATGAGTAAAGTAGATGAACCCTTGTTTGATTTAGTTCCTGTAAACTTAAGAATACTTATTCCTCACTGGGTTGAGATAGCTAGAACTAAAGAATTCTATTCATATACTAATAGGACTACGGGCATGAAGCTAGAGATAACTAAGAACGAGGACGACTTAGATATTTCATTCTCAACTTCACATAGAGATAAAGTATCTAAGACTATGCTTGACCGCTTGATTACTAAGATGTCTACTAAGCCTAATTACGAAGTTGCAACTAAAGGTATTCATACTCACCACAAATTTATTAAGGTAGATAACTTACCTGAGTTCTCCACTATCCTTAAGAAGTTTTCAGCAGTGAATAACTGTTGCATATAGAAACCGTTTTAAGCAATACACTAGCCTGTTTGGGGCAAACCCCCGAAAAACTTCTAAAAAGCTGGTAAAACGCTTCTAAACGTGCTTAAACCGTCTATTTAACCCCTTAAACGAAACACATTATGGGAGATTCCAAGAATATTAAGAAAGATGACGAAGATAAAGTTATCAACAACAAGTCTGAAGGTATGCCATTAATTACCGAGAGACAAGAGTACAATGATCAATCTAAACCCTTAACAGAATGAGTCAAATAGAGAATACAATTACTTGGGAGAAAGCTCAACAGATTGATTCCCTTAAAGAGCTCGGTGAACATTATGAACAACTACTTCACGAAGCTATACGATTCTTTACGAAGAACACTATCTTTCAGCTTACTTACAGTGACGCTCATTTTAGGACTTTTGATTTGTTACCTAGCTACTCAAAGAAAGATTACAGTGAGTTCTTATTCACGGAGACTCAAAAAGTTCTGGATGAAGTTCAACTTGCTAAAGGTGAGGAAGGTAATAAAATTAAAGAAATATTCACCGTGGCTATTAACAGGTTACGCGAAAGAGGAGAGTTATGATTAGATGGAGACAACAAACAAATGGCAATGTACTGATTGGGTTACTCCAACGTAGGAATACTACCCAAGGGGCTGCATTTGAAATACCTCTATTCACTAATAAGGATAGAGGGCGTTTGACTTCAATGTCTCGTACTACCTTTGTAATTAGATCACTCTTCCAATTATCTATCCCAGCTAAGCTAGAGTTGGTTGACTTAGAATATGATGAGTCTGTAATATTTGTCTTCCCTCCATATTCTCGTGCCAAAATTATCATAGGTACCGAGGAATTTCTAAATGTATATAATAGAAATTGCGTAATAGCAATTCGTAACGGTATTAAGTTTACTCTTCAAATAGATAGGATGCCCTCAACTGACCGAACAGTTACTGTCCTAACGCCTGGAACATTCGAGAGATTGTTTTAGACTCCTTACCCCGCCAAACTTCTTCTTATTTAAATTTTCAATTATGGCGGACGAATCCAAAGAAATTAAACCATTTAAGCCTGAAGACCTAATGGACGGTGTTCGAGCTAAGATTAAATCTACGTTTGTTGACTTGATCCCTGAGGAAGCTTGGGATGCAATGGTTAAAGCTGAAGTAAATAGCTTCATGAACCCAAAGTCTTACAACAACTATAATCGTACTGAGCAGGTTAGTAACTTCCAGTTTGTTATAAGAGACGTATTGACTGAGGCTACTAGGGAGAAGTGTAAAGAGCTTCTTAATGACCCTGAGTTCAGTTCAGGGATGTGGCAGAATGGTACTGAGAAACCCTCTCAGTTCATTAAGCAGTTCATGTTAGATAACGCAAACGAACTAATGATGGGTATGTTCGGATCAATGTTCCAACAAGCTTTATCTATAGCTAGAACTCAAAACGGTTACTAATGTATAAGATATCAAATTTAACAATACATCTAACTGAGGCTGAGTATCAGACCCTACGATCTAATGACTTCACTGAGGAGTCTCATATTTCTAATTTCAGGAATACTACTGTTGATATAATAGATAACCTAGCAGCGAAAGGAATACTAAACTGCCCCTCAGTCTGTATATATCATTACTCCTGTCTTGGAACTCAAGTTGCTGAAAGCCTTAAGATACCTACAAGTGAAGCTAAACCTGACTTTATAGATAATAGTGACGTGTTAGACTTAGCTGATGTTAACTCTGACCTTGAGGCACCCCTTGCCCAAATTAGATATGTTAAGAGAAGTTCTGCTATCGGCGAACATACTACTCTACAACAGAAGTGGATAGATAGCAAAGGAGCTGAAGAGTGGCGTAACGTAGAAACAATTACAATACCATAATATTACCAAAGAAGATTAACGTTCTTATCGAAATCGAAACTATTTAATTAATTATTAATCAAGTAGAGGATTTGAATTAAGGTGCAATCAGTCAATTTCACTTTATGAACTACAACTGGAGTCTTGAGTCTTCCTCCAGTTTTTTAAATAATAAACCCATGGATCATAAAGAAGTAGTAGAGAAACGAAATAAGTGTAGGTACGAGTTATCTAAAGTAACTGAAGAGATAAGTTCACCGTTATTTAAGATAGACTCTAAAGACGTTCAAGACCTTAGAGTTCAGTACCATGATATCCTTGAGTTGCTCCATGATAATCTAACCAAACAAGTTAACCTAAATAAGAAGAACTAATGAGTGATTTCAACATGTGGGAAATAGATAAGGAACTAAAAGAACTTGAGGGTAAACTCAATACGATTAGTGCCTACGTTAATCATATAGGTTTTACTAAGTTACCTAGAAAGGAACGTGACCTTATTATGCTTCAACTTGGATACATGGATTCATATAGATTTATGCTGTTAGAACGTAAGAAGCTAACTAATATTAAAGTGGATGATTCTGTCCAACCTGTTGACCCTAATGAACCTACACCTGACTGGGCTGATCCTGACATAAAGTTCGGCTTGGATTTAGCATCTGGAAAAGACCAATCAGTAAGCACCGAAGTAAGAGTAAATAATACATCTAATTCACCCTCAGAGATGTTAGGTGAAAAACGCTTTGGTAATAACCCATTCACCCCCCCACAAACCCTGAAGCCGTGATTTTCTTTACAATACTATTCTACCTCCTCACGTGCCTTTATTCAATAGCAATCATTACAGTCATTAAATTAATACTCATTCATTATGGAAGAGAAGATAAATAAAGTACTAATAGTCATCCTCGCAATAGCAGCCGTACTACTCATCCTGCTTTTAGTTAATACACTTGTTGAGCGTCATCAACTGCAACAAAGAATAGAACAGATAGAGGACTCACTCAACTCCACTCGCGTTAAAACTTCGTAAACCATTAGAAGCTCCAGTGTGTATAGCTTACCCCCTTTTCACATAGAACACTACCTTTCACCTATTATCATTACTCTTTTAAAAGACCTTGCTTAAAGTTAGTGTTTGGTCTTTCTTCCTTAGTACCTTCCCTAAACCCCTTAAGTAAAGAAACTAATAAAGTAATCAATAAGCTCTATTTGGTTGTTTACTCTATATACCTTAAAACCTTGTATTGTACTCTATTAATGCTAAAAACCCACATCCATGACCCACATTCTAAAAAACGTTGATGATCTTCCAACATGTATTAAGTGTACCTCTTGTCACAAACTTGAGTTCAATCACACCTGTACTCTTCACATGATATCTGTTGATGCTGAGAAAAACTTTTGTGATGACTTTGCAATAGTACTTAACCCCATAGATACTGCTAGAGTAACTGAGCTGGAGGAACTATATGAAGAGGTGCCTAATGATGAGTATGTTAGAGGTCTAATAAAAACCAAAATAAATAACATAAAAAAGTGCTATGAATAAACTATTTATATTCGTTTTCCCTAATGGTACACTTGAGTTCAAAGTTCTAGTAAAACTTATGGATGCTATTAGGTATTTCAAAGAGGTTCATCCAAATGAGGAGTTGCCTAATATTGTATCTGTTTGCCCTCATACTAAATGGTGTAATATAAATGATGATAAAGAGTGGATAGTTAAGACGGCAAATGAGGATAGGATACTATTCCATAAACCCTTCACTCCTAAAGTAATGAAGAGCTTGAACCCAACTGAATTTATTAAGAAATTTAAACCGTATCAATATAATGAATAACTTGTATGTATTTGAATTTAAGGGAGGTGGTAGCTATACTGTTCTTAAACCTAAGTTAAGTGATGCTGTACGTAACCTATTGATGTTCTATAATGTTGAGCCTGAGGTATGTGATATTACTTGTGTCTGCCCTGAAACTAAATGGGTTAAGATAAGTAATAGTACTAAGTGGATAATTAAGTCGGTTGACATTGAGGCAGTAGAGTATCATGAAGAGGGTCAGCTAGTAATAAAGAGACAACCTATTGAAAGCTTCTTGGCTAGGTTCACTCCTAACAAATATTAAGATGATACATAGATCAACGTTAGATATACTTACTTTATTAATGGAGGAATTAAAAGAACATCATGAGACTCCTCTTAGTCTAGTTAACCGTATTGATAAAAAGGGGTTGTTGACTAAGTACGAAAGAAAGAAGATACGTGAGTTCATTAGGAACCACCCTATTACCCTACCTCCTAGAAGTTGGTGTTCAGATAATATTAGGTACTACGATATCATCCCTAATGAGTTATGGTATAAGTCCCACATATATGATCTACGTCAACGGTCTAAAGATATTCCAGTCTTTTGATTGAAAGCAATAAACCCTTGAACTAATGGCACATAAACTTAAATACGTATCCTGTTCCTGTTGTGATCATACCCTAATAGGTAAACACGCTGATAACATTGAATCCTATGTATGTCCTGCATGTGTATATACTGGCTGTGGAGCTGAATATAAGTTCGAGGAAATAACCCTAGAGGAGTACTTAAAGAAAACGGGGTTAGATGAACTAGTAACAATTAACTCTTCAGATAATGACTAAAGCTCTTACTTGCAAAGACTGTATACACTTACATGCCCGTACTAACCGAACAACTATATGTACCTTAAATAGTTGGATGGTAGATATGATGACTCACTCTTGTGATAAGTTACAGACTAAGAAAGTAATGACTACTGAGGATTATGATAATAAGCTAGTAAGTCTTGAAGCCAAGTTAACTAAACTGACCTTAGAGTACAAGAGTGCTAAGAAGAAGATAAATTCTGAAATAGATAATACTATCGTTGAAATGAACAAAATAGATAAACCTGAAACACATGAGTAAGTTAATACATTGCAATAAAGAGTTAGATACTACTAAGGAACACGAGTTAACCTTTCCTAAGGGAACTTCAATAAGAGTAGACTTCGTTGATGGGAGACAAGATATCTTCCGTGATATTACTGAAGTACACTGGAACTATGTTAGAACCTTAAGTACTGATACTCCAAGGGTTGCTCTTGAGTCTGACATTAGGAAGTGTGGATTTACTTACAGCATAGATGCAATAGCTACCTTAACTGTATTTCCTACCTTAACTAAGGATGACACAATACGCTTGAATCTATTGCTTTCACTTAAAGAGCGTATACAAGGTAGTCATGTGGAACACTCTCTTAACATAATAGAGGGAGCGATAGAAGACTTAATAAATCCTGGGGTATAATGAATAATCAAGAAATTAAATGGACTATAGGAATGTATCTAAGATATTATTTAGTATTTTGCTTCTTCCACTTTATGGTATATCAACTTCAGATAGTGTTCTACATGTCTGAGAGAGATATATTTTATGAACGCTTCCATAGAGGTGACTCACTTAACTAGATGCTAATGAAAGACCTAGACGAAGTACGATTAGCTTTACTTAGAAAGCTTAAACTGAAGTTCATTAATAATAACACATGCTCTATGTCTCTTAAGATACTCAACCAAGAGATAGACGAAATAACAGATACTAATAGCTGATGAAGAAACTAACAGTAAAACACAATTTAGTAATGGGAGCGGTTCTCCTTATTGATGAAACTAAAAATACAATAGCTAAGATAGCTCTACCTGAGTCTAAGAGTGGTAACTCTAAATGGAGGACTGATAAAGCTCAAGAGATAGGACAAGAACTAGCTGACGCCTTTAATGATAGACTAACTAAACAACAAGTAATAGACTTTATCCTAAGTGATGATTACTTTGAGACTAGCTACCCTTCACCTACTGACTATTCAGAGAACGAGGTATCTACTAGGGTTATTGGTGAAGCCTACGATAAATTCACTGCAGCACTTAAACAAGAAACTAATGGCACTAAGTAAGATAGATAAAACAATAGTAAGAGTAGTAATGGCTATTATGTCCTTAGTCCTAATATACTTCCTAGTCACTGACCTTAAAAGCGTCTTAATGATTCTAGGGTCAGCTATCATGGTTATATGGATGTTATTCCTGATAATGCACATAGCCTTATTAGTACCGCTCTTTGTTGTAGTAACTGGAACTATTGCCTTATTACATAGGTACGCTCACCTTGGAGCACTAGAGGAACGGTCAAAGGTTCTATATGTATTTGCTATCTTGACTGCCTTAGTACCTGTATTGTTCTTTTCGTATATAGGGATACCTGTGTTGGCTTTAGCTCTTAACCAAGGTAGCTTCGATCTAATTGAGATGTATTCTATATTCTCCCAAATGATGACAAACTAAATAAACATGCTTAGACTTCAAACCCATAATCCTTCAAGACGTATTACTGATATCATCCTTAACCAGAAGAGTCTATTAGTATTTTCAAACAACACTGATACTAAGAAGCTTGAGTATATAGGATGGATAGACAACTACGTAAAGACTAATGAAGGGAGACTTCTAGTGTCTATTGATACTAATAACTTTCCTGCAGGTATGGACTTCATGCTTAATCCTACCTTTGAAGAGATAGTAGTTAACAAGACTGTTATTGCAATATATAATAATTATAAACCCGTAGTTCCTCGAAGTAGATTCAAGAGGTTAGTAGCTACATTAAAAGGACGATTGAAATGGTAGACATATCTAAATTAGCAATAGGCTCTAAAGTACATTACCAACCTGAGCATTATAAAGCTGAGGATAAATGGGAGAACGGCATGGTTAAGGAAATACCTGACCATACTAATACTTCAGTTAGAGTAGTATATAATTGTGGAGGAGAGTGGAGTAGGTTTAAAGAGTTCACTTCAGCCCTCACTAATATTAATGATCTTTACCTTGGATGGAAACATAAAGAAGTAACCTATGGCGACGAAGAGAATTAAAATGAATACTGTATACCTTACTAAATTTGGAACTGAGTTCACTCCTGTTAGGCATATTCCAGGTAAGCTCAAATCATTCCGTAATGTAAACCCTTGGGCTAATCCTATACAGAGAGAAGAGTCAAGGTATGCTGATAAGGATGGTAAACACATTAAGAAGTCAAACCTATTAAAACCTAAGGATGATAGAGTTCATTAAACAAGCTGCTGAAGTAGCAATACCTAGAATCATTAAACAAACCCCGTCTCTTAAGGCTAAAGAGGTAAGGGAAGATATTACTGATGTTAGTCCTCGTGACATACCTAAGTTTATGGATGATAACAAGATACCTGATACTGCTGACTGGGATGGTGATGAGAATGGGTATGATGGTTGGTATCCTGGAAAGATATATCTATCGTGGACTGTCCCTACTCCTACTACCTTGGAAGATCACTTGATATACAGGAGAAGAGTCTTTACTACTATTATGTTTCAAACCTTATATCATATACTAATAGCCAACGGATATACTAGGAAAGGCTTCAGCTCATCTAAGCTTAGGAACTTTAAGGGTACTACTACATATGATATGGTGGTAGCTAAAGAGTGGGAGAGGTTAGAAGAATATTATTTAATGTCATTTAAACTGAAAGAAGATGAATCAAGTAGATAGTAATATTAAAGAGGTTGAAGAGTTAGGAGCTAAAATAGGCTACGGCGAATTAATGTCTATTGCTTCAGGACTATGGAGACATAGCTTAAGAGAAAAAGGTTATCCTGTATCTGGGGCATTCATTCCTACCTGCCCACCCTTTGTTAAGGAAGACTGTTTATTCCCTGAGACTATTGAGGGTGGAGATAAAAGAATAACTAACTATTACAATACTAAAAATGGAACTAAGTAACCTACGAATAACTATCTATGTATTTATTACACTATCAACTATCTTTATAATACTATATACTCACTTCAAGCTTATTCAGTTAAAGAGAGATGCTTACCGTAAATGCCTAGATGCTATTGCTATGACAATGACCCAAGCTAGACAGACAGCTAGAGATACAACTACTCAAGGTAAGGCTGATGCTTACATGATGAAGAATACTGACTTACATGCTCTTGCCTATTATACCCAGTTAAGAATAAAGACTAGTAAGAGACTTGAAGCAGAAGCTTGGGATAGGTTCCTTACTTCTAAAAAGGTAGAGTTAAATCTTCATGAAGTTGTTCCAGATGAGAATGAACGTAGAAGACTATTACACTTCCTTTCAGTAGATACACCCTCTAAAGAATACATACTATATAGAACAGAGTGGAATTTTAACCCGTCATATAACAATTGGAGAGAACATGGAAAAGGTAATTAAATATAAGGTTGAGATAGATAACCTACTAAGAGAACTATTCAGGGAAGACTGGATGGATGAAGATGATTGGGTTGAATTTCTAAGGATACTACAGGAAGATCAAGGTGTCACTACAGAGGTACTAAGTAATAACCTAGAAGAAGGACTTAAGAATGGGTATTCTATTGAAGACCAATTAGCTCTAACTAGGGATTACTTCAACAAAGAAAAAGCCCGTTTAAGCAATGATAACTAGTGGGTGGGGCAAAGCTCCCCCTTTCATTGTATTAGCCCTCTTACACCTCCCTAAGTTCTTTAAACAATGTACTGAGGGTCTTGCCCCAAACAAAACGGGCTTAGTAACTAAATACTCCTCTTTTAAACCAAATTAATAAAATGGATACTAACGAAATTAAATCAATGATAGAGTCAACTGATAAGGTTGATAATATAGTAGCAGTCTTAACCGAAGCTAAAATAATAGACTTGAAGTTCAAGAGTGTTAAAGGTAAAGAGGTTAAAGCTAGAGACCTTAAAGTAGGTGATGTCATATCTGATGGTGGGAAACGTCTTACTACTGAAGTTGCTAAGGTAACTGAGATTAATGAAGATAAAACGAAATACACTCTTGAGTTAGTGGATACTAATTGGACAGATAAGCTTAAAGCAGACTTAGGTCAGAAGACTAGACTATCTAAAGGTCAATCTGAAGTAATGTCTATTAGACCTAATGATTCTATCTTTGTAGTAGACAACTATACTAAGTAATTAAACTCTACTCTTTTAAACTAAATTAATAAAATGGATACTACTAAAATTAAATCAATGATAGAGTCAACTGCTGAAGTAGCTGACATAGTTGAAGCTATTACTGAAGCTGAAGAGTTTGGTAATGACTACCGTGAACTAAGCAAAGGTAAGCAGATAATGAAAGTCCAAAGTGTTCTTGATAAAAAAGGTATTAAGACTAATGCTGAATTCAAAGGTAACACTATTGTTCTTGAAGGTAGTTCAGACGAGGATACTAATAAAGGATATAAGTTACTAAAGAAGATGGGCTTAAACAACTTGGAGATGAAATTGTAGTAATAACCTTCCTCACAATATTAGGGCTAACTCTTACAGGTTAGCTCTCATTGTATTCAATCTCTTTTCACCCTTTTAGTCCTTTAAACTTGATGTTAACCCAACACCCTTTAACTAATGAATAAGAAACAACTTGATATGCTAGCTGTGATTTTATTAATAGCTATCATAATAGGACTAATAGCTAATATGGTACTAGACGGACATACCCTTAAGTCAAAGGAATGCTCAGTTGCTGTTACTTACACAAATGGGGATATAGAAATACTTACCTTTGAGACTTACGATGTAAACAAGCTCTCTTTAAATAAAGGTGATCTTGGAGCTCCTGTCAATAAGAATAGCTATGCAGGTAACTATAGAGTCTTTGTTAGTGATGTGCGTAGGTACGAAATAATTAAATGTAATGAATAGAAACGATATAGTAATTAGGAAAGGTAAGCACTACCTAAACGCTTTTGGAGTTAAAGTCAATGGAGAGATAATACTATGCTACCGACCTATGGATATTAAGTCTGGTGATAAGCTAGTTCACATATCTGCAGGCATAGCTTCAGTTCAAGAAGTCAAGGAAGTTAGAGTAGATCATATTCTTACTACTGAAGACAGAGTTGGTTGGTTGCAGAACTGTTATCCTATAATAGCCTCAAACGATCCTAGCTTAAGTAGTAATAAGATAAGTGAGAAGTCAATAGAGAAGTATTATAAAAACGGGCTTCCTCTGAAGGTACTAGTAAAGCTTGAAGAGACTAGGGATGAGTTAGCTACCCTTGACTGGTTTACTAACTTCACTTATGGTCCTACATCAATGGTAGGTGAAGTATTTTATCATAAGGAGAAAGGCTTCTGTACAATAACAGGAATAGATCATCCTGGAGGAGACTCCTACTTACTTACAGATAAAGGTAAGGTAGTATGGGACTACCAACATAATAAGACAGTGTTTGTAGGTCCACCTGCTTTTGGGATACCTAAGCTAGTTAAGTTCATTAGTGAAGAGATAGGTACTAATTATCATGAGAGATATACTCTTACTCGAAAACAGCTTGAAGCCTTTGCTGGTAGAATAGCAACAGTAGCTAGGCAAGACAATAGTAACTACCTTGAGCTCTTACCGAAATTATATAAAGAAATAGATAAACTTAAATAAATAGATATGTTCAATTATACAGTAGTAGATATTCCAATTACCGAGGATAATGACCTTGAGATGCAACAGACCTTAAATGAGATAGGGGCAAATGGTGGAGAGTTAATAACAACTGTTTTACTAAGAGGTAAGCTTCGTTGTATATTTAAGGATGGATCAGATAAAGTTACAATCAATGGCTAATCCACTTAGTTCTTTCTTATTCAGTAAAGATGACATAGATGATATACTAACAGATATAGCTATCACCCATAGGATATCTAGAGAGAACCTAATGTATGATGTAGGCACTGACTGGGTTAGTAGAGTAGCTACAGGTGTAATGACTCTCCCTAATGGTAGGGTAATAGAGACAATGCAAGTAGTAACCCCTAAGTATGTAGATGCTAGAGACTATTTAGGTAAAGACATTCCTAAGCATACAACCCCTCTTGATACTAACTCTCAAATAGCTAACAAGCTTAAAGAGATTACTGAGGCGTGGGATATTCTCCCTTCTAATATAGATCATCGCCCAGGAGTTATTACTGATTGGTTACTTAATAACATGAAGCCTATCATAAACGAATACAAACAATTTATTAAAGAGACTGAAGATGATAATAGCAATAGAGACCTTGACGGGGATAGGAGAGATTAAAGATACCTTAGGCAAGACTGACTTAACTAAAGATGAAACTGTAACCTCAGTAGTTGTCCTACCTATCCTTAAGCCTACTAACACTCACATAAAGATACTAAAGAGACAATTCCCTAAAGCTAATATTAAAGCTGAAGGAGTGCTTATATGGAAAATAATGGACTAACCTTTATATCCTAAAAGCGGTCTTCTTTAAACAACTAATCCCGAGGGGTCATGAAACGAACTAAATACATAATACTAATTATCTTCTCCTTACTTGCATTAACTGCAATGTGGGTAGATGGAACTAAGTACTCTTGGTGGGTCTTAGCTCTCCCAGTTTGTTATTATATATTTAAGATCAAGTTTACTGACCCTGACGATAACGATTTATTCTAATGAAGAAAGTTATAATTCTTACCTCCCGTAATGCGGGCATCCTAACTGATGAAATAAACAATACTATCCAAAGTCAGTGGGAGGGTATTGATAAAGAGAGATACGAACTCTTAACCTGTGTTACTATTCCTGAACGAGGAGGTGCGGGTATTGAGATGATAACTACATTAACCTTTGAACGTACAGTTACATTACCATGATATACTTATTATACTTTTACATCGTATTTTCCTACCTAGTAGTCCTTGGGGTTTACTTAGCAGGTACAACAAATTTAATTAACGTGTTCATTGCACCTATTTCCTTTCCAATCATAATAGGTCAAGTGTTCTCTAAAATATCCGACAATGGTAGCAAAGAGTAGAGCAGACGTACTTAGACATAAGTTATTACTTGCTGAGATAGAAGAACGTAAGGAAGCTCAAGAAGAGATTAAGACTCTTGTTCTTGATAAACTAAACACCTTTACTAATAAGTGCTATGTGAAGCGAGGTCAATCACATTCCCATACCGCTTACCGATTCTTAGGTGTTAAGTCTAAGCTATTTGACCAAGGAGGTAGTACTCTTCTTAAAGTGTACCTTAAATTGGATACTGTTATTAAATTGTATTACCCACCTAAGGGCAAGGGTAAGCATTCAGTAACTTATAATTATTTTCAAGATAGTCCTTATGGTGAGTTGGATGAGCAAACCTTTACCTTAGACTACGATGATCCTGATGGTGTATTCAACTTCAGACGAAGCTTCCATAACTTCACAATGCACTTAACTGAGATATCTGAGGAACACTACAACGACCTTTGTTCAGTAGCTAAGACTAACGAACAATTAACTGAAGCCTTAATAGATAAATACCCACACGACTACCGATGAAAATACATAAGAGACGCCAAGCCCTGAGTAACCTAATAAGTAAACATCTTAAAGGTACTAATCCTCCTGTCCGTGATCTGGTAGCTTACAGGCTATTGATTAATGAGTTAGAGGAGTACATGGATAACTACAGCGAGAAAACTCCTGTTGATCTTATTGATATCAAATTCAAGGTTAGAGTAAAGCCTAATACAATAGGTAAGTTGAAATGGTATTATAAGAAATCAGATGATAGAGTAGGAAAGGAGTATATAGTAACAGTTGATCTTGAACCCTCAATGATGGCTGGACGCTTTAGATACACTGACGCCTTGTTCTTTCATCCTGATGATGTTGAGATACTAGAAGTCAAGCCTTTACCTGAAGCTGTAAATGAGCTACATAGGAAAGCTCAGTTGTTTGATCAACTTCAGTATAACCTAAAAGACTGGACTAAACAGTTAACTAGCTATTTCGGGGAGAATGACAGAAGTGGTTTTGAACATATGTCATTTAAGAACGCCCTTGACTTAGATACAACCCTGAGGCTTACTGAGTCTACTAATCCTTATACTTTGCTTGAGGCTGAGAATGATGAGTTGAAAAGACTCTTATATGCTCAGTACCAACTCACCTTATCTGCCACTACTGCAGTTAAGCAAGATAAATTTGCTGAGATAAGACCCTTGTGGAATAAAGTAAATAGTAAAACCGAAGCTACCCTTAAGATAAATGAGGGTGCTAATAAAATGTAACTATGGGGAATAAGATAAAGGCTTTCAAAGTAATTAATCACATAATAGAAGTAGGTACTGTTGAATTGTGGGATAAGGACTTAGTTGAGATTAAAGATAATGTTCTTCACTGTAAGGATGTAATTCTCAATCCAGATTTTGAGATAAAAGGTGGGATAGTAACTTGCCGTGACCTAAAAACTAATAAAGTACATGGGAAATAAAATAAATGCTGTTGTAGTACATAGTAAGGATAAACCTGCTTGGAATATTAATAATACTAAGCTAGGTAGTAAGTTTAGACTAGCTGTAGTTCCTTATGTTAAGATAGGACTTACTGAGGAGTCTACCAAGCATACTAAGGATGAAGCTCATAAGTTAGCTAAAATTGTTGCCAGTGCTTTCAATAGACCTACAGTAGTGGACATACGTAAAGAGATATATAGAGATATGGACTTATCTAAGTTACCTGCTACAGTAAGGGTGTCTCTTGAATTTAAATTCGAATCATTAATACAATACTTATCAGACAATGACGTTATTCAACCTTAAAATATTCAGGGAATTAAATGGAGGTGGTTTATCTGGTAGCGACTTTGATCTAAGAGAACGATCTGTTACTATTAACCAAGACAATATTATATCTATCTCTGATGTACATGAGTTTAGATTACCCTTCTCACAAATACTTGTAGATACTTATGTACTAGTTGCAATGGTTGATGGTACTAAGTATGCCGTTAAAGGTAAGAGAGCTGAAGAGCTTAAAGAATCCCTAGCTGTTGAGGAGTACATGGTATTTGCTCCCTCTAACGATCCAGAAGACCAAGGAGGATATAAGCAAGTAACTAATCTATTAACTAGAGACAGAGCTGACTCAATGGTTAAGTCTATTAAGAAAGGGCAAATCTTCAGACGTATATCAAATGATAGTTAAAGTAATCTCAGGTGGTCAAACAGGAGTAGATAGAATGGGTCTTGATATTGCTAAAGCTCTTGACATAGAAACAGGAGGTACAGCACCTAAAGGATACCTAACAGAAGATGGTCCAAACTTAGAGTTGAAAGACCTAGGCTTAGTTGAACATACAACCGCTTCTTATTATGACCGTACTTTAATTAACATAAGAGATTCAGACTTCACTGTCTTATTCGGAGACTTGAGTTCATCAGGTTCCGCACTTACTATTAAATTGTGCCGTAAGCTAGGCAAACCCTACTGCACTAATCCAGATCAAACTAACTTAACTAGCCTACTTATGAAAGTACGTGTATTAAACGTAGCAGGTAATAGACTAAGTAAACTAACTACGGCTCAACTATCTAAGTATGCCGAAGTATTATTTTATTCACTAAGAGATGTTAACAATATTATGTAAGAGGGTATCTGTAGTTGTTTGGTACAAGGTCAGAAGCGTAGCTGAACCAAGGTGTCCTGTTCTACGTTAGGGCACCCCTCTTACATATGTTAACAAGCGTTTTAAGCAACGATAATTAGTCTCCCCTCAGCTTTGCCCCACTTATATCTTATTAGTTCCCTTAGCCTGTATAAACATCTTTAAACGGTGTATTAACCCCTTTGAACGAAACGAATGAAAGAATTATCTAAACTACAAGCAGAATTAGCCCACGCTCAATATGAAGACTGGCTATCTAAGACCTACCCTAACTATACTAGGAACCTTGGTCTATTATCTGTCTTAATGTTTATCCTGTTTGTAATCACAATAGTCTTAGCTTTTTGGTTTGACAAGTGGTATGTCCTATCTCTCCTAGTTCTCCTAGCAGCAGCAGCTCTAGTAGTTGGGATAAAGATAGATATTAAACGTAAGGTAGATAAGTATATAGAACACCAAAATAAATAACACCAATGAATAAAACAGATTTTACTCCCGAAGAAAAGAGAGCTATTAAGATACTTGAGAACTCATTCAAGAAATGCGAGGACTTAGGTATTCATTTCGATAAAGGTTACGGAGAGTTAACCTATGGTAGCTCAAGACACACTGAAGCATTTAAGACTGTTAAGAACTCAAAGCTTAAGATATAGATGACTGAAACGTACGACGAATATAAATTAAGACAAAGTTTGATTACTGACCCTGATAAGATGGATGGTACTAACTTACTTAAATTTATAGATGCTAATTGGGAGGAGCTTTTATTCACTGATGTGTCTGATAGTCTTTATTCAATAACTGACAAGAACGAATTAGGTTATACTATTGAGGTTGTTAAGTTAAGTAACAAGGGTAGACCTGTTACAGATGGACCTCATCCTCCTATGCTTAAATCTGAATGGTACGAGTACTGTATTGAACAACCTGACGGTAGTTACAAGTTTAATGTTCAATATATGACCAACATAGTAATGAGAGGTTACATAAAAATAATTCCAAATGAATCGTAGAATAATATTCCTTGATATAGATGGAGTACTTAACCACCAAGAGGGCTTTCGTAATGGGCACTGTAAGTACGTAGAATATAAAGACATTAACTATATGGCTTTTGAACCTAACTCTAAAAAATGGATTAATAAGCTAATCGAAGAAACTAATGCTGAGATAGTTATATCATCTACATGGCGAAAGTCAGGAGCTGAGTTTATGGCTAAGGTCTGGACTAATGAGGAGATGTCAGGTATTATTACAGGTTGTACTGATTGGATACATGTAGCTGGGTATGGTAGTACCCCTAGAGGATTTGAGATTGATCATTACTTGAAGACCTTAGGATACTATGATATATTCTACGATAAAGACGTTCAACGAAAATACATGGAAGAGAGTGGTATATCAAATTACATTATAATAGATGATGATGGAGATATGCTATATGGTCAGAGACATCATTTCGTTCATGTCCTTCCCTCACCTAGAAACACTTCGGGCTTTGGTGAAGAACATTACATTAAAGCTAAAAAGATATTATTAGAATCATCCGCAATAACAAATTATGATAAAGAGAATTAAGAGATATCTCCAAGCTAAGAGACTTGGGATAAAATCAACCGTGTCTAACGTATGGTACAATAGTGAAGCTCACTCTACTACAGAACCCTTCCTACATGTATTCTCAGGTGGACCTAACAACGACCAGTATGTAGATTGTGAAGTAGGGAATGTAATGAGATACTCTAAGCTCCCTAATGGTCAGTATGCGTACTATGAAATAACTAAGGCTTGGAAACATAGACCTAATAGTGACTGGTTATACCAATCAGATTGTATTAATGTTAACTTAAAATTTAGCCATGTCAAGTAACAACCCAAGAGTAATAGTGTATAAGAAATTGCCTGCTGATATAAAAGTATTGCTTAATATCTCTCAAGGGTGGTTAGTAGGATCAGCTTCAACTCAGCTATGTGCAGGTGAAACTCCTAAAGATTATGACATAGTTGTACCTAGTAGAGAGAAGTTTCAATATGCTGTGGATTATTTAGGTAGTAAGACTATTGACTTCCTAAAGATTAATAGTTATGGTGGACTTAAGTTTACTCTACTTAATGATATTACTATTGATATTTGGTGTCAAGAACTAGGAGACTTTCTACAGAATACTAAATCAGTAGACTACATATATAACCTGTCTAAGAATCTAATGCTTGAAAACATAAATTAATATGAAAACACTTGTAGCTGTAATTATCGTAAGTCTTTTGTGCCTAGGTACTAAGCCTGAGAATTGTAATGAAACTATTGAGATACTTAAACAACGTATTAAAGTTCAACAGATTACAAATAACACTCAGAAAGAAATGATTAGAAAACGGGATAGTATAATATACGTCCAAGATTCTTTAATAGTTAAACTTCAATCAAGATGAGCTTATTAGGAAGATTATTTGGAGTCAAGGATAAGAATGGCATTCCTCTATCTGTGATTAAGGAAGTTTTTAAGACCCAAACTCACTCAGGTAGATACTGGAATATAGAGCCAGTATATAATATCCTAACTAATACATTGACCCATACTATGAGAGGTAATGAGTCCTTCGTATACTATCTTACTACAGCGGAAGGAGTTAGGTATGACGAGGATGGTGACGGTTGTTCAGAAGATACTGGATTTAAGTTCACTCTGGGTAAGTCCAAGAAGAAAGGTCGTAAAGGTAAAATAGTAATACTTAAAAAATGTTAGAACCACAATTCCCATACGTAGACGAAAAGATTAAGAAGTACGATTCATTTGAAACACTACAACGTGATTACACCAAACAGTCTAAGTCAGGTCACTCTTGTCCCAGTTGTGATAACCAGCAAATAGAAGACCCTGAAGCTCAGACTCCTGCAAGAGATAGACATGAAGAGGGTTCAGATTGGTACGAAGGATTTACTTGCTCTCAGTGTAAGACTAAGTATACAATACATAATGGAACGTAAGAAGCTGTTTAAGCACTGTTAATTATCTCGGGGCACCTTTCGCCCAAAGAAAGGTTATTGAATGTCTTACAACCCCCTAAGGTCTTTAAACCGTGTATTAACCCCCTTGAAACAAACCCAATGGATAGCAAACAACAATTTGAGAAACACTTCGATACTGAGAACCCTAACTTCTTTCCAAGACTAGGGCTAATAGGAATACTTTTATGTGTCTCTATTTTAATAACAATAGTCTCAGGATTCTGGTGGGAGAATTGGGGATACTTAGTTACAAGCCTGTTAATTGTGTTAGCTATCGTCTTATGGGTAGCTAGATGTGCACATCAAAAAGAATTTAAGAAATGGAAGGAAAGACTACGAGACTTAGAATAGCTATCATAGGTTGTGGTTCACTAGGAACAACCGCCTTGTCTACTGCTAAAGAATTAGCTGCTAAAAATAATGTTGATATAGACTTCAGTCTCGTTGATAAGGTGACTGAGGAAACAACAACTGAAAATGATGCAGTAATCCATTCAAGGGATATACTAGTAAGTGAGCTACCTAAGTCTCTAACTTATAAGGTGCATAATCATATTCTTCCAGAAACAAAATACTTCGAACCTAGAGGTTCTAAATACCATAAATAATATGAACAATACATTACTTACTCCAGAGAAATTTGAAGAGCTAACTAAAAAGGCTGCTAACTGGGATAGTCTAGTTGAAGAGACTAAGTCAATTAAAGAAGAGTATACTATTAAGTTACATGCTCAGAGTTACTTACCTGACCACGGCAAACTGTTAGTAGCTGCTGCAACACTAAGACACTTAAAGCGCAAATAATGATATTCACTTTCACGACTACATGCAAACAGGAGATTAAAATAGAAGCTGACGATTATGAATTTGCGGTAACTAAGTTTGAAACTGAGAACCCTAAACTTAAATGGATATCTTCACGAAACTATTAATATGTCTGATGTATTTAAATTAGCTAAGAGATTAACTGCCGCTGAAATATATGTTCCTAAGATTCTACGTGGGTCTGTTCCTACAGTAAAGACTTCTTCAGGTACTAGGCTTAAAACAAACCGTAATGGATAGAGATAGCTCGTGGTTGATGGTTAATAAGCCCAGAGACCCTAATGATAAAAGTTCTCGTTCTATCCTAACCTCCCCTGAGGTTATTATGTTCGTAGAGCAAATGCAATTCGAATTATTAGATAATAAAAGGAAAGGTGAATGGAGAGACTTCACTGATCCTGAGAAAATCTTATCTGAACTGAGATGGCATGAAGCTAAACTTCAAGTTGCTATGAGAGATGAATCTGATCCAGAGAAACTTAAAGAATTAATAGCTGACTGTGCGAACTGTTTATTGTTCTTACGTAATGCACTAGATTTAAACTTATGAGAATAGATACTAAATTCAGTAATAAGGATATGGTAGTCCCAATAGCCTTAGTAGACAAAACTGTTATGAAGACTTGTGATACTTGCAAAGGTACTGCAAAACTTCATGTAGTTGAGCTTAAGGACTATACTACCAAATGTCCCAAATGTTCTTACGGTAAAGTATTTGACAAGCTTGAGCGCTCTTGGGAAGTACAAACCTTTAATATATCTGAGGTAGGTAGAGTAACAGTTGAATATTATGCTAAACCTAATACTTCTCATGTTGACAGAATAACCTATATGCTTGAAGCTACCGGTATTGGATCAGGTAGAGTTTGGAAAGAAGAGGACTTATTTGAGGATACTGAACAGGCTCATGACGAATGTGATAAACGTAATGCTGAACTGGCTATTAAGGAATAGTGCTTTTAAGTTCAAAAACTTTACATCACATGAAAACTAATCAAATAAAATCCTTAGTAGAAAGCTCTTCTGAAGTAGAAGCTATCGTTGAGGCAGTTAAGAACTGGCCACCTAAGGGAGCCAAAACTAATATGAAAGGAATCAAAGCGGGAGATACTCTTGCAGTAGATTGGGATGGTCCATCTACCGTTCATTTAGTTAGAATATCTAATGATGCTTATTACCTTGAAGACTTTACTAAACCTAGAGGAGAACAAAATCTAGTTGTTAGTAAAAGTGAGTTAAAGGGAATGATGTACGATAATCTTAAATAATATGAAAAAGGAAAACATTAAAGAGTTAATCGAATCAGATAAAGGTTCTGATGAGATAGTAAGTATCCTAGAAGCAGGTGCTAAAGTTGGTGGAGTATTACTAGCTCCAGACGTAATCAAGTCTCTAAGTTCAGCAGGATTTAAAGAGATGAAAGACTTCAGATCATTTGCTGATGCCCCTAAAGGTACCTACATCTTAGAACTTTCAGATGCTACAATATTAGTAAGCCCATATAAGAAAGGTCCATTAGTTGAAGCTTATTGGGATGGTGCTGGACAATCAGGAGTAGCTATGTGGAATGAAGGAAGTGCTGGAATGAGCTTAGTAGGTAGAATTAAATCCTTAATAGGTAAATTGAAGACTGCTAAGACCTACGAAGAATTTACTAAAGTAGTTGAGAGATTTTCACCTTCTCAACTTGGATACTAAATAATACTTATGAGTGACTCTAAGAACAATCGAAGATTTGGATGTCTAATGTTAGACTTGATGATGTTTAACTACTCCTCACATATTTGGACAGATACGTGGGCTGAGTTAATCAATCAAGACGACCTCCATCCCGAAGAGGGGATAGAAAGCGACCCTCATACAACTATATTATATGGCGTACACGAAGAAGTTCATGGAGATGATGTTCTTAGGGTAATGCCTGATACAGTTAAGGGGATGGAGATAATCGTATCTACCTTGTCTTACTTTGACAATCCAAACTTTGATGTTCTTAAATTCGAAATAGATGACGATAAGCTGAAAGAGTTGCATGAGCTAGTTAAGTCATCATTCCCACATACATTATCTTTCCCAGATTACAAACCCCATATCACTGTTGCCTACTTAAAGAAAGGTAGAGCTCAGAAGTACATCGATATGTGGGCTGATGGTTACCCACCTTTAACATTCTATCCTACAGGGTTAACCTATTCAAATTCCGATAAATCCAAGACCACTACTACGTGGTAAACTAGTTGCTTACTCCACCCTTTGTTCTTATTGTTTTGAATTTAAAACTTTAATGACAATGGCAAATGACCTATATACCGTTGAAGCAAGTAAGATGTTTGATTGTAAGCCTGAAGAGGTAACTACTAAACAACGTGCTCAAACTAAAGCCTACTTATATGGCTTAGCTTATTCTGATACTGGTAGACTTAAGAGTGTAGTTGATTCTTTCCAAGCTAATGGGGGTAAACTTAAATGTAATAACCCAAACTGCTCTAATGATTTCAATCGTAAAGAGGTAGCTAGAGTTAATGGAGAATTAAGCTCTCCTGCAAGACTTGGGTATTGCTCATCTAGATGTTACACCTTTTCAATAACTATATAATGAATATGAAAACTATTACAACAGTTGGGGGATTAAAGAAAGCCTTAGAGAATCTACCTGATGACCGAGGTATTTTATCTCAAGTCATAGGTTCCCAAGAGGGTGCATGGAATATGAAAGCTGAGTTCCATTCTTTAACTGACCCATTAGATCACCCGTCAGACTACTCAGTTATTACTTTATCTCATCCTGACTTAAGAACCCTGCCGTGGACTAACATAGGCAATAAAGAAGTTGAGGATGCAATCAATGTATTAATACCTTACTTAGAGAAGACACTAGATACCTCTTTCAAATTAGTTGATCTGGATAAGAACCCTAACCTACTCCAGCTTCTAATTTCTTTAATCCAAGCTAAACCCCATCTATAATGAAATACGTAGAAGTTACTTACACTGATTGCGGTAGCAGGGAAATTATTGAGATAGAGATTTCTGACCAAACCTTTGCTATCTACGGAGATGAACATATGGGTGACTATATTCTGAAGACTCAAGAATGGTCTTATATTGAGAACTATAGGATTTTCAATGAGCCATTTAAAGATAGGTTATATAACACTCTTAATCAAGCTGGTCTCAATGAAGATCAAGTTAAAGACTTTGCCGCTGTAATGATGAGCTTACAGGAATACTTATTTGACTTTGAGTATGATAGACGAATGAAGTTTATTGTTGAAATGTACATACTATTCAACAAAGCACGTAATCAAGGAGCTGACAGTGTATTAGCCCCTATCTCAAAACAACTTGAGTCTATGACCTCAGACGCAGATGCTAGGCTTAGACTACTTAAACAGAGAAGTAATGGAAACTAAAGTAAAATCATTTGGGGAATGTTCCCATGAAGTAGGTAAGAAGATAGAGAGGTACTTTAATGCTAATATAATAGGTAGTGTCTTATTTGTAGATGCTGACTTGTTAAAGTATAGTGAGATACATGATATAGATGTACTTACTAAGTCAGCTTCAGATGCCTATCCTATTAGAGCTTATTTACTTGATGAGGGTTGGACTGAAACTAAGTCTCCAGATAACCAGCCTAACTATGCTAGAGTTGAGGGGTCATTTGTTTTTATCAAAGACTTACATATCCCTATTCATGTTAATTATCAAACTAAACAAAATAATATAGTAGTTCTACCTATTGAACAAATTGTAGCTGAGAAATTTAAACGAGGTTCTAACTCCGATATAGCTCAGCTTCACGGTATAACTGCTAGAATGAAACGAACAGATGAAAAGTAAATTCCTAGTTGCCACTACTCAAACTACTAAGTCCTATTCAGGCAATGATCCAATATACGGTCCTAACACTACTCAGGTCGTAGAGAATGTTATTACTCCCCTTAAAGACTTCGCTAATATAGAAGCAGCTATGAAGTTCTCAGCTACTAAACCCCACTCTATTATTATTCCTTACTTTACGGTACATTAAGATACCCTAAAACAGTCCGTTTAACGTTGAAGTCAAACCGTTCAACGTTTATATTAAGTAATACTTTGTTTTCTCGGTAAAGACCCCGAAATTTGTTGTGTTGTTTCCATGGTGGCTTCAACTTTAACTAAATGTCTTTAATTATGAAAACCGATCTTGAACTACTAACCGAATTTTTTCTTTCCTTAATGAACTCCGAAGAAGAGTCTTCTCTTAAGGACACCTTGTGGGAAATTGAATTTAATGAGGGTGGCTCTATCCGAAGAGAAGGAGACGAACTAATCCTTTCTGGTGATAACGGAATTTGTAACTTAACTGAAACTTTATAATAATGGCACCAATCGTAAGCGAAGTATCGAAAGCAGAATTTGGTGGTTTAATAAGAGCCGATTTTAAAAAGGCTTATCCCCACATCGAAGTATTCCAATTGAGTCTTGATTGGTTTACTGAAACCTACGAGAAGTGGAGCAAGGGTGACCGAACTGATGACCACATCTTTAACTTAATGCAAGACGAGATAATGTCCCAAGGCTTATGTGACTACCAAGAGTAATAATTTTAACCCCTTAAATTTTATATAACATGAAAAAAGTAATCTTAATCCTAGTAGCAATTCTCCTTCTGTTCTCATCCTGCAGTCCTGATGAAATTCAAGAAGACGTAATTACCCAAGAAATAAAACAACGTATAGCTGGTCTGTATGAGATACAAGAAACCTCCGTTGTTCGAGATACTACCGTAACCTCAGATACAGGAACAGGTAAAACTTCCTTAACTAGTAAAGTAGGTGAAACCGATTTTTCTTTTAATACTGTCTTCGGTTATTACGAAACAACGATAGACTCAATTGTCCGTGACACAATAGCCACCTACACAATTGTAGGAACGGATACTACGCGAACAACTGAGATAGAGGAAGAAGTCTTTACCTCGATTAAAATTAAGCCTATCCCTGTTACCATAGACGAAAGGTATAGTGGACCTCAAGGGTTCATAATTGATTCAACCCTAATGGACACTGAAGTGTTCTCCTTCCGTATCGAGTCTAGTACTAGTCCTATAAGGTTCCATACTTACTTGAAGTCGGCTGAGGGAATACCTGAGGGCTTATCCAACCCAATCGTATATGGTGATGACTACATAATTGACGAGGTTATGGAGGATATAATAAACCCTTGGTACCTTGACGAGAGTAAAGAAGTCAAGTACTTCACTCTTATCTTCATTCCTTCCGAACTGGGAATCCAAGAGTTCACTATAGTAGGGACAACCTCAGATGGCTCTGAAGTCGAACTAACTGCAGTAATTGAAGTAATGCCTGCAATTGAATAACAGGAACTAAACAAGCGTTAAGGGCACTCTTATATAGGGTGCCTTTAGCTTTGCCCGAGCCTTTAATAAACAACGCTTAAAACGTCGGAAAACATGTCTAACACTTCTATTACATCCTCCCCCGAAAGCCCGTCCACTTGGAAATGGCTTGAATACTTAAACCTACCTACATCTGAAGTAGAGGGGTGGTATGATATAGCCTTAGTTAAATCCAAGGACTGGAATGCTGACCCAGTAAGTGAGTTTGAGTTACCTAGATATAAGTCAGGTGCACCTCTAGACATTTTTCTTTATAAATTCGCAATAGTGTTTCACCAAGCCCTTTTGAAGAAAGACTTTGTTGAGTGTATTCGAATAATTGAGAAAGACATTATCCCTCAAGTAGAGTATCTCAAAACCCGTAAGACTAAATGACAGTATTTGACTTAGATGGTTTATTGGATTCAAGTGAAGAGTTAAGACAACTAATACTAACTCCTCCTAAAGCTCGTATATTCAAAAGCAAGTTACTCTATTACATTGAGGAATACTTGAAGACAATAGGTTACGAGACCCCGACTAAGAGACGTAAGTTAAAGTACTTAATCCTAGCTGACCTAGAAAAGTTAGTTATTAAACCAATGCATGGAGAAGGTAATTAAATATAAAGATCAATCTATTTCTGTTATCGCTAGATACAATAAGCTAATCAAGTCACGTCCAGTTATTATCATTAAAGACCTTAATACAGGAGAGACGTGGAAGAAAGAATTCAGATCACACGGGTCTACTAGATACATCTTTAATAAGATTGAAGACTTAATAAAGAAACTGGATAGAGCTGACTGGGAATTAATGAGGGAACGTGAACAGATATTTACTCTACAAGTCAGAATGTATTCTAGACAACAAGTCAGAGTAGGTAATGCTAAAGAACCTGAACGTGGGGTGTATCGTAAAAGAAGTTACTACCACTCCGACGTACATAAACGAATTGAAACATTCCGAGATTATGAAGATATATTATAGTAAGTACATTAAGGGTAATGGAGTGAACCTATTTGGAATAGTAATTCTAAACTCTATTCTCCAAGCTACCCCTATTAAACGACGGGCGGTCATTAATCATGAAGGTATCCATACTATACAGATGAGAGGTTTACTCTATATAGGATTTTACCTTATCTACGCCTTAGAGTTCTTAGTCTACCTAGTTATTCATAGAGACTTATATAAAGCATATAGAGCTATCTCATTTGAACGAGAAGCTTTCGATAATCAGTACCATGATAATATAGAGGACTACGTTAGTACTTATTCGTGGTTTAGAATATTTTTAAATTAATTAAGAAATGTGATAATGCCATATCACATGTGTGTTTATGATAAGACAGTTCCTAACGGGGCTGTCTTTTATCATGTAGTTTGCTCTTGGTAAGAATATTCTTTTAATTGTATAAAATTGGAAATTATGGAATACCTAAACCACCTTATGTTAATAGCTAGTATCGCTATTGTTCTTGGAGTACTAAAAACTAAGTATGAAAACAAGGGTATTAAGTTCACTAGTGATGAGATGCTGCAAGCAATAGGACTCTCATTCCTTATTGGATTATGGGCTGCGGGTCTTCTAATGTTTCTTGGACTAAAAATAAATATATAATGACATACTTGCATAAAGACGAGTCTGAAGTAAAAGAGGGTGACTTGTGTTTCTACACTGAGTCCCCAGATGGTAAAGAATTAAGATACGCTGACTCTGTTCAGGAGATAGTTAAAGTAGGTGATACCTTAAGAGCTAAGACACTGTACTTTATATCAGCGGGAGCTATTACTAAAAACCCTTGGGCTAGATATACTGACTTAAACCCAATTGAACTTAAGCATTGTACAGGAGATACTGAACGTACCTTAATTGATTTCACTAAGTTGGATATAGACCCCGAGTCTCTTGACCTAAAGTACGTCAAGTCAAACTTCCCTACTACAGCAACAATACCCTCCAAGTATTTAGCTAAATCTTTTAAGGTAAAGAAATAAATTATGTACGCAATACAAAATTCAAAC